GTGCTCGTGACGCGATCACCTACGGTGCTGACGTTTGAGGTGACGGCGCTAATGGCATTCGAAAGCGCGTTCATCCCAAGAGCAGAATTCAGCTGGGCTACCTTCTCGGACAGTTTAAAACCGAGGTTAATGTAAGCCTGACCAGTCCATTGGTTCACCAGGAACTCAACCGTGCTCCAGCCAGCTTTCAGATCAAAGCTAACCGTATTCCAGCTCGCATTACCAAAGGCAACCCTAACACCGTTCACGTACACGGCGCCCGTATCATCAAAAACACGAGAACCTGGTGCCATAGTGATGGTGGTATCAGCATTGACTTTCACGAAGGCTTTGTAATGCGCGATCACGTAACTGCCGGCGCTCGCAAAGTCCCGTTTTGCCGCGTCAGGAACCTCATCGATCGAGATTGGCGCCTTACCGTTGATATCGCTAAAGGTCGGCTCAGTGGTATTGTTCGCCAGTTGTACGTTGTATACGCTACGCACCCACATGTTCTGGCGGCCGTTAACCATCTGGTTTGACAGCGAAGTGATGCTGTTGGAGTTCGACGTAATGTCTTTTCCCTGCTGGGTCACGGTGCTGTTGAGGGTTGATAACGCATTGGACGTCGCATCAATCGCTTTCTCATTGCTCACGTCAACGCAGAAGACGTCATCGAGATACATATAGCCGGAAGCGACACTTGCGCGCAGAGACACAACCACGCTGGCGGTTTTGGCTGGCGTATACTCGCCGCTAATAAGTGCCCAGTTAGTCGACAGCCCGGCGCCGGTGATCGGGATATCCTTTATTGGCGTCAGATCTGCGTTTCGGAGGCTAATTTTGTTGTTGCCGGCATTATTAATCGCGAAGTCAGCGGATTTGCGAACCCATGCGCCGATACGATAAGTCTTGCCAGCCTGCAGCTCGATCGTTTGGTTGCAGCCTGAGTCACCGCCAGAGGCCAGTTTGCCAGCCTGGATAATGTATTTCCCCGATTTGGGGTTCTGGGCCTCCAGCAGAGTCCAGCCGACATACTCCCAACCTTCGAAACCACGTTCAAAAGAGTTGTTTTTGAGCATGTTGCCGATGATCGATTTCGAGGCATCCGCATCAGCATTGGCGTTATCCAGCGAGTTTGACAGGCTGGTGATGCTCTGGGACTGGCTGGAGATCTGATTTTCGGCAGCAGTTACGCGGTTTGTCAGATTAGTCACAGCTGAGGCGTCGGCTTTGTTCTTGATGCTGTTCTGCATCGAAGTGATCTGCTGCCCTTGGCTGGTAATGGTGCCCTCAACAGACGATACCCGAGAGGTCAGAGCATTGGTGGCACTGGCGTTCGCCTCAATCGCCAGAGCATCAGTGACGTCAACAAAACCAACATCATCGAAGTACTGAGAACCGGTTTTGAGAGAAGACATGATCGATACGTCAACTTTACCGGTCAGCGTCGCCTTCCAGGTATCAGAGACCTCCTTCCATGTTTCATCTTTGGGCAGATTCTCCGGACGGATCGGAATCTCTTTGAGCAACGTGGCCGCGCCAATACGCAGTTTGTTGTTGCCAGGGCTGCTGATCACCGCATCAGTGGTGCACCGCACAAAAGAGGACAGCTTGTATGTCCGCCCTTCGACGACGCTTACAGATTGCGTGATTTGCACCGTGCCAGCGGCGCAAACAAGAATTTTGCTACCAGAATGGGGCGCACTCGCTTTGATAACACTGGATACGCTGTTCCCTGCAGACCAACCTGCCAGGTCACGCTCAAAGGAGGCGTTAACCAGCAAATTGCTCGGGTTGCTTTTGGCAGTATCGGTATCGCTCTGGATATCGCTCAGCGAGTTATTCAGGGTGGTGATGCTTTCACTCTGGCTGCTAAGGGTTTTATCCTGCTGGGTTACGGTCGACTGCAGACCCGTGATCGCCTTGCTATTCGCAGATACACCAGACTCAACACTTCCTACGCGATTATCCAGCGTAGACAATGCCGCCCCTTGTGATTTAAGGGTGTTGCCCTGCTCTTCGACCTTCTGGGAAATTGTCTGTACTGCACTGGCATCGGCCTTCTGGCCAAGGCTTGTTTGCAACCCGGTAATCTTGCTTGCCTGGGAGGCTTGTTCAGTGGACAGCGTATGCAGCTCTTCTGCAACAGAGGCTTTGTTTCTGTTGAACTCAGTCTGCAGGGATTCACGCGCACTCGCTTCCGCAGCATCGGCGGTGATACGAGCATTTTTCTCCTGATAGATCAGACCGGAGCGAATGTCGTCCAGATTTCCGCTTTCAGAGGAACCGCGGATTTGTGCAGCCAATGTGCTGCGCGCCTGCGCTTCGGCGGTATCTGCATTCGCACGAGCCTGCTGCTCTTCCTGTAACGCGGCCATGCCTGCGCCCGGCGTCGGTCGACCGACGGCGATCCAGTCGAATAACAGGTAATTGTCCGCATCCTGACCTGAAGTGAAATCGAAGCGGAAACGACGAATCGTTGTCGAATCTCGCCACTCAATGTCGTGCAGGGTCAGAATCGCAATACCCTTGTCATCGTATTCCGGCTCACTGATAACCACTGAGCGACCAGCATTCCAGCCGGTTTCATCAGCGCCAATCCAGAACATTTTGGCGTTCCAGGTTGGGTTGCCAACCTTTTTAATGCGCATCTTAATGAAACGATAAGTATGGGCATCGATCGTCAATCCGTTAGGGGAACGACAGGTTGAGGTCGGATTGTTCGCTTTCAGCCAGCCATCGCTGGTGACGCTCATTGGCGTGTAGCCATTATCATCTTCCGTCCAGCCTTCGGCGTCCTGGTCGAAATACCAGATTTTCAGAGAGTCGAACTGTTCCCCTGTGCCGGCGGCAATCTGCGACATCTGTCGCGCGAGGTTTTCGTCACCGGAGGTCACAACCTCAGACAAGCTTTCGATAGAGGTTTTCAGCTCATTCTTCGCACTCAGCAGTTGGTCGGCCGCTTGCTTGGCTGCATCATTAACATCTGCAATACGGTCATTCGTCTCTTTCTGAATGGCCGCAGTCAGATCTTTGCTGGTCTGGGACAGCGACGTTGTCAGTGATGACTGCGCATTCTTAATCTCCTGCGACAGAGCAGCATCACCGTCTTTGATCGCCTGTTTTGCAGCATCAATTTGGCTATTAACATTTGAGATATTGGTGTTGATTGTCTGGTTGACGGTATCGATATTTTCTTTTACTGACTGTTTTACCTCATCAACCTGCTGTTTAACATTGTCCTGAATTTCTGTAGAGGTTTGTGCAATGTCGTTTTCGACTTGCTGGATAGACTCGTTGACCGAGTTCTGAACCTCGCCAATGGCGTTGTCTACCGCCTCCTGAGTGGCTTTGCTGTCGATTTCGTCGAGCAGCTCCTTGCCGAGTTCAGAAGATGTGATCTTGTCTTTCAGGAAAGACAATACGTCGCGAGTGGTGGCCTCTGTACCGAGGTTCGAGTTCGGCTGGCCTACCATCCCACGTTTGTTTACCGCACGAATCCAGTAATACCAGGTCTCGTTGTCACCCAGGCCAGCGTGAGTGAAAGTCGTTGTGGCGGCCTGAGCAATGAGTGTTGCGGTGTCCAGCTTATTTGTTTTGGACGCATACACGTTGATCTGCGCGAGGTCGACTGAATCAGGGTTAACCCAATTCAATACCACGTTACGATAATCCCCCACCGCGGTCAGTGATGTGGGCGCCCCTGGCGGCGTCATCGTGCCTTTTACCTGATAGATAGCAGTAATGATCTCGGATTTTTTGCCGCCGAAGGAAACGGAATACAGCTGGAAGTCATATCGCCCATTTTCGGCAACATTGACGATTTCATATTGTTCTTCCGTGGCGCGGGCAGATTGCCAGTTGGAGACGTTGCCCTCGTCGGAGCGGCGCCAGCTGACCCAGTATTCTGGTGATTTACCTTCCCAGGCAAGCATCAGCTTCACGGACAAGTTGCCCGGACTGGACAGATAGGTGCCTTCTGAGATTACCAGATTGCTCGGTTTGGAATATGTGGGATCAAGAACCGTCGTATTTTCTGGAACGAGCGCGGCCCCGTTATCAATCGCCTGGTACTTAGATGCATTATTCTGCACCACCGTGATATCAAACGACCCTGGAGTTTCACCTTGCGCGATACCGACAACACGCGCCCGCATTGGAATCAGGTCTGGTTCGGTGATCGTCCAGACGCCATTCGCTACTGGTTGATCGGCTGTGGCCAACGCCGTCTTGAAGGTAACTTTAGTGATGTTTTCGCCGGTCTCGTTGATGTCTCGCTCAACGATTTTGCCTTCCTGATTGATGATACGGATGAAGCTACCGCTCTTTTTCAGAGAGACAGGTGCATCGAGGGTGATGCTGTTTTTGGTGAAAGAGACAATTCGACCGGAATTGCGTTTGCCGGCACGGTATTTGTTCTGGATCAGAACGGTTTCGCCTGGCATCAGGAACGAGGCGTCCAGGCCCGCGGTAAAGGTGATCATGTCTGACTCCATACGCGCGGTATAGAGCAGCCACAAACCTACACGATGAGCCTGACCTCGACTGGTGCATCCGAACGCAACGGCCTCGGTCTTGCGCTCCCCATAACGGGTCATCGCTTCCTGATCTTCAACATACTCAACGTTCTGCTTATAGCCGTCTTGTTTGTTGTTATAAGTGATCAGCGCTACGGACGGCCGGTCTTTTCGAGCTGAGCCTTTATAGGTAAACAGACCATCTTTTACGTTTGCGTTGGTAAACAGCATGACAGGGTCTGACGGGCTGTCCTGCATGATATTCACCATGCCACCAGCCCAAAAAACCATCCCACGGAAAGCACCGGCAATATCCTGAATCAGACGATAAGCGTCCTGACGACTGGTGATCTGGGTGTTGATTGCAAAGCGTTTTTCTTTGCCGCCAAAGCCATCATCAACCTCTTCGTCGCAGTAGCGACCGATCTGATAAAGCTGGCCGAGGTCAATCATTGACTCCGAAACAAATTTGCCGAGGCCATAACGAGCATTGGTCAGCAGATCGAACAGAATCCAGGCAGGGTTGGAAGACGACAGAAGCTTAAAGGTTCCATCCCAAACGCCGTTATAAGTGTTCGTGTTTTCATCATAATTCGAAGGCACACGGATTTTGAGGCCACGGATAAGATACGAACGTGACGGCATAGAGCTACCAAACTGCTCAGAGTTAACCTTAAGGCCAACCAGAACGGAGTTCGGGTAGTTCATTGGGGTGTCAACGATCTCACCGATAGAGTCGACCCAGGTATCGTTAAAGAGATACTGATCGTTGCTGTCGGCGGAGAGACGAAGCACGCGCACTTTATAGGCACGCCCAGGCTTTGGAAGCTGGATTTCGTAACTGCGGTAGTAGACACCAGTCTTTTTCGCAGTCAGCGTCACGTCAGAGCCGCTCTCACCTGTAGCAATCACGTCATAGAAAGAGCCATTGCCGTTGACCAGCTGGAACTTAAACTGGACCGAAGTACCGTTTGTGTCCCCTGTTTTCTTGTCAATGCTACGCAGCGACGGGAACTTCATGATCACTCGGACACGATCAGCGTCGTCGTTATCGATGGCGACCGTAACCGCGTTTGTGGTTTTCAGCTGTGTATTAACGGCCTTTGGCGTTTCGACAAAATCGAAACCAGGCATCGGGCTTTGGTCTTGCGAACCATCCCGGAAATCCCAAGTTACACCGGAACGGTTGAATGAACCGTCTTCGTTCTGTAGCGCCACACCATCGACGAAGATAGATTTAGCACCGTCAATCAACCCACCAACAACACCTTCCCCGAGCAGATCGAGGATAGACGCCATGGTACGAGAATTAACGGTATCATCCGCTTCAACTGGTGTACGGCTTGAGCCTGAGCTCTTTTTGCCGCCCGCTCCCGCAATCAGGAGGGGCAATCTCTTTTTCTTGAACTGATCCATGTTCAAAAAACTTCCCTTACAGTTGGTCTATGGTGATTGAAGAACTCACAATCTGTGAGCCAACTAAAATTTCCTCGCCGTAATTAAGCTGAACCGGGTTTCCCTGGTTGCTGGTGTTTTGAGGCCCATCGAAGTAAAACGAATCCGTGTTATCCGCCTGTCTGACAGACGCATTTGATGCCTGCGGCGAAATCAGCATGGACACACCGCCCATCATCAATGACATCCCTCCCATCATCAGCGCAGATGACGCACCCGCGGTAAGACCAAAGCCAATCGCACCGACAGCGATCATCGCGGCGCCCACGAAGGTCTGGAACCACCCAAACGCCTTACCACCACTGCCACGTGGTACGGGAGTAATGCGGATTTTTGCGATATTTTCCGACTCGCCCATCATCTGGTATTCGGTGTCGTCCATTGACCACTTGTGGCCCTGCTTATTTGTGACTTGGATGTGGTACTTATCGAAGTGGTTACGGTTACGCTTAATCCAGGCTTTAAAGCCCGGGCGATTCGCCTCAATCAAATCGATGGCTTGTTTGGTGTTACGCACCTTCAATTTCCAGTGGCGGCCAAAGTTCTTTGCCATCGCACCGCCGAGCTGAACATGAACTAATTCAGACACGTCTCGTCTCCCTTGAGTAAATCCCTGTGACGCAGGTGATGCGTCGTGTGCTTCTGATACATCCCACCGTAATAAGCCCGACAGCTGAGACGGTCGATCTGGTGATGCATGATCATGCCGTCGCCGATATATACCGCGCAGTGATCTGGCATTTTCCCGTACTGGATGAAGAAGATGTCGCCGCGCTGGGGTTCCGTCCCCGGCGCCATGCGGACAAGTCCTTCATTTCGGTAGTTCTGGTCGAGGATGTCGTTGTCCCCCGTGTACCAGGAAGGAATATGCAGGTGGGCGTTTGCATTCAGCTCAACGTCAAATTCACGCTTTAGGTAATCGCGGCACAGCATCCAGCAATCAAACACACCGAATACGTATGGGCGCCCGAGGTAGGGCATCTCAAAACCACACGGATAAATGACGTTCATTTCGCTAAAGTGGAATGGCATATCGCTTTCCACATTTTTGCGAATTGCCAGAATCATCCACGGTAGTTCCGTCGCCTCGCACCCGGAGCGATCCGGGTCTGACGCCTCTGCGCTGCGCTCAACGTGAGAGTGCCAAATAGCGATCACTTCCCCAGCATCTTCGGCCGCAATAATGTCGCTGGCACGCATTACAAAATCCTCACGTGGCGTTTCAGAGACATTCATCGCTTCCATAAAGCGATATTTCTCACCCTGTGTGCGCACCAGAAAGCCACACGCTTCATTCGGGTAACGTTGGATAGCGCAGCGATAGATATCCTGCATGACTTCTGAGCCCAGCTCAGGTAACGTCTGGCTACTCATATCGTGTCGCCCCAATAAATCCGCCAAAATGAATAACGCCATTCGCGAAGTAGTTGCGACGAGCATTACAGGCGTCGTAACGCTTGGTGCAGTAGTCGGCGCCGGCCAAAGAGGTTTGCTGGTTGTTTTTGTTGAAATAGGGGCCGGTGTAGCCACACTCTGTTCCGCGATATTTCCACGGGCAGCTGTTTTTGATGATCTGACGATACGGTAGTTGAACACCCATCAGATCTAAGACGCTGGACAGCTCGAATTCGACATACTGGTGTGTCTCCAGGGTCTTCTGTTCGACGAACCACATTTCATCAGCGAAATGCTGACTTGGGTCTGCGGTCGGGTTTCCATCCGGAAAGTTCACCGCGTCCAGAAAACGTGCCAGCGTCATCTTGCGAATGATTTTGCAGCCAATCAGATCGTCATTGGCCTGCAGCTCGGCAGAAATTACACCGTCGTAGTTGGAAACCTGAATCTTTGGACGAGGAAGTGTTCCCTGACCGCTTTTATCAAAGCCAGACGCTTTAATTGGCCACGGCTCATAGGAAACTCCCTGCCAGACAATTGGCTGGCTAAGCCCGTTGGTGCCGGCATGGAAATACAACTTGCCGCCGGAGGTTGTCACCGACATATCCAGCTCGAACAACTCAATGAGCGCAGAAGGCGATAAACTCTGAATATCAGCTCTAATACCCATCACTTCATCCTTGAAAAACTCAACGTCACATCCTGTGACGTTGATATATAATAATAGATAAGTACTTACTTATCTATAGCCGCAAATTAAGACTCAAAAACCTGTCTAAATGTTGCCGTAAGCACTTGATAGCCGGGGTAACGCTTTACCGTATGGTTATCACAAACCACGATAATTGCTTTGCCTCTTGGGTTAGTCCAAATGAATGACTCCACCCCTGCGCGGGCAGTCAAAAAGTCATCAACGTCGTTTACCACGTCATGGCTGCGGGTGAACGTGAGAGACCACTCTTCTTTAATCCGATTGAGCCCCTGCGACTGGCGCTGCTCGTAATCGTCGCCGTAGTTCAGCACGGTCACGTTAGGCTTTACGGTTTTCTCAGACTCATAATCTGGATACCAATTAAATACTTTCCTCGACATATCACTTCCTTGTTATGGCCGCCCGCTAAGGCGGCCGGCTTTACTACCCTCTGGTGGTATGCGGATTAAGTGAACCACCAGAACGTTTCTCTTCGGCAATCGTCTCAAGCACAATCGACTTAATTTGCCGCGCTGCACCGTTCCAGAGATTGCTCTCGCTTCCACTGCTGCTCTCGCTGGTTCGTCCATCCTTGGTCACATTGATTTGAATTGAGACAGGGGACACCGCGTTACCCGTACTCTTTCCAGCCGACTCTGCAGAAAGTGTGACTGGAATGGTTCGACCATCTGGCAACGGAACGTAAGCCTCGTTCATTGAGCCCTCGCCAAACATCGCCAACTGTGGTGAGGTGGCAATTCCGCCTTTCTGATAAGCTCTCAGAGGCACAACCCCTTCCCTGCCAAAGATGCCGCCATTGGCGTGCTTCTTCACATTTGGCTTTGAGCCTGATGGCGTCGAAGACCCAGCCCAAGCGGACACTGCGGTACTGGCCAGTGACAGACCGAAATTCAGCCAACGGCTGGACGAACTCGACGACGAAGCACCTACCATGGCGAATGTTGCTGCCAGTGCCCCCGCCGCGGTAGACAGATTCCCCATACTGAGGATGCTGCTGTTAACCGCTTTGGTTTGATCTTTCGTAGCGTCAGTACCGGTGAACAATGACTTCGTCCAGTCCCAGACACCATTCACCGCCTGACTTAAACCACTGGCCGCATTCTGAGACGCTTGCCCCATAGAGTTCACGCCGGAGGCTGTCTCCTTAGTGGCCTCGCCGACAGATTTATCCCCATTGGCCACCGACACACCAGAATTACCTAGCTGAACCCCTTGATTAGCGAACGCAGACGCTACGCCATTCATGAGATTTCCACTTTGTGCATTGCCGGCGTTTGTCGTTCCCATTCCCAACATATTCATGAGAGGCAGAGTGATCTGAGTCTTCACGACCATGTTGGTGATGTCTTTAAGGATCGATGTGGCCAGACTGGAGAAGCTCATCTTTCCGTTAACAACAAAGTCAGTAAGCGTGTCAGTTAAACCGCTAAACAGATCTGTCCAGGTACCTTCGATCTGGTCAGCCAGGTTTTCATATTCCAGAGCCAACTGCTGGGTCGCTGTGCCTGTTTGCTTAATCAGCGCATTGTTGCCAGCGGCAACGAGTTGGTTGATCTGCTTAGTGTATTGCTCAATCTGACTCTTAGACGCAGTACCTGACTTGATGGCAGTTTCGCGCAGATCCATCAGCGCTTTGAGGTTACGGTTATAAGTTTCCTCAAAGTCGGCCACCTTCTCGCCGCGTGATGCTCTGTAGCCCGCGCTAATGATGGAATCGGACTCCGGCGCCCAGGTGGAGATCATCTGCTCGACGTTGCGACGGTTGAACATCTCACGATAGTCGTCGCTCGCATTTGCCAGGTCAGCCAGACGAGACTTGGCTTTGTCGATCATCTCCTGAGTGATGAACTCATTCGGTACGGCGTTGGCTAGTTCGGTCAGAGATTTAGTGGTATCGCGGAGAGACTGATCAAACGACACAGTAGCCTTTGAACTTTCGCCCATTTGCCCCATGAGCTGATCAGCTTTATCCAGAGCCTTCTGGTAGCCGGCAGCCAGCTTCTGTTGCGCACTTTCCTCCCTCTTCGCGGCGCGTTCCGAGGCATTCGCGGTACGCTTCCCTGCCCTCTCGGCAGCAGCGGCATCTTGTTCACGAGCTTTGGTTAATGCGGCTATGGCGGCTGCACGCTCCTTCTCGCTCATCTTTTCCAGAGAAGATGCGGTTGAGGCTTTCTGCAGGTTAAGCTGAGTTTTAAGCTGCTTCGGCCCAATGATAGGTTTTCCTTCAAAATCCATCATTGGTGTGCCATCAGGCAGCGTGCGTTGGTAAACCGCAGAGTCCATCTGGTTGCGCATGTACTGCGCAAGCGCTTTATCAGCGCCTTTGTCGCTGGTGCCCAACCCAAGCACTGTTCCCTGGTTGGTCTTCACGCCCTTCCCGGTTTTCGCCGCGTTATCGCGTTCAAACTCAGCCTGTGTCAGTTCCTGAGCAACAGTTTCAAGATGTTCCTGATAGCCACGAATACTGCCCTGCAGCTTCTGTACCTGTTCTGTGTTTCCTTCTTTTTTTGCCTTTTCCAGCAGATCGCTGAAGTGTGCGATCTGCTTTTCAGTTGCGGTCTTGCGCGATGATAAAGACTCAACCAACTTTTGGGCTGGTACCAGATAAGATTTATTTACCGTTTCTCGTAATGGCCCCAGCAGCTTGTTCTTTTCATAATCGGACAAAGACTTGTCGTCATTGATCTTCTGAATTTTCTCCAAAGCTTCCTGGCGCGCTTTCACGAACTTGGCCGAAAAATCTTTGTTTTCATCGCGGATTTTTTCAATCTGAGATTCTGCCGCCTCTTTTGCGAGACGTTTGGAGACGGCAGTGTCCCCCAGTTCAATAGTCCCAATAACTCTATCGCGTTGTTTGCGAAGGTCGCTCAGTTCGGACTCGACCTTCTTACGGTCAATTTTGATAGTGGTTCCGGCCATCCCTGGTCCGTAGACCATTTTTTCACCAGAATTTAGCTCCTGCTCCTTCTGAGCTATTTGGCGATCAAGACGTTCCTTGTAATCCGCCATCTGTGCCCGCTTGGCGGCCGTCATCGCCTCGGGGATTTTGCGGATCTCATCAACGACTTTTGACGTTTCGCTGCGGAGCATAGTCATATAGCTGATCAGTCCAGCCACTGCTACAGCTGCAACGGTAAACGCAGCACCAATCGGGTTTGCTGCGATAAACGCAGTCAGCCCAGCGAATGCCCCTTTCAGCCCCGTAATCGCGCCACGAATGGCAAAAATGAGCGATGGGATTGGTGCCAGTCCCATGCGTGCAGCACGATTGAAACGAGTGACTGCCGTCGCTCCCAGCGTGAATGGTGTCTGGATTACAGTGGACATTTTCATGAAGGTGGAAAGCATCTGGCCGCCGGCGCCGACAACACCTAAAATGCCCGCTCTGAGCATTTTAAATGCCACCATTCCGGCGACAATTTTGCCCAGCGTAATAACCAACTCCTGATTCTTAGCCAACCATTGCGCCAGCTCGCGCAGGCCATCAATCGCGGTGGTAAGCCCCTCTCCCAATGAATTAGCGAACGAAATCCCTTCTGTGCTGTTCATTACGGCCGACAGCTCTTTCATCCCCTTGGTCAGAGAGTCAAGGTACCCAGCCTGACCCACTCGATCGGCAAACAGAGTGAAAGAGGTTTGCAGCTGCGCCAGCGCACCGGTGTAGGTTTGCATCATATCTTTGGCGGCATTTTCGTTTTCCGCACGCAAACCAACAAACATCAACGAAAGAGCCTGTTTCGCTTCAACGGTCCCACTGGATACGGCTTTGGTTAGCTCCCCCATCGTGATACCGGCCGCATCTGCCATGGCCTTCATCGCATTTGGAACCGCTTCACCCAATTGCTGGCGGAGCTCTTCCATCGACACGACGCCCTTACCAGACATTTGCTGGACAGCCACCGCCGCTCGCTTAAGCAACTCACTATCGCCACCAAAACGTGCGACTGAGTCCACCAGGGCCTTTAACGAGCCATCAGTAGGATCGAGCCCAGCAGAGCGGAACTTCACAAATGAGTCGGTTAAAGACTGCATCGCAAATGGGGCGTTTTTCGCCATGTTCACGATATACTGCATGTCTTGAGCAGCGGCTTCTCCAGGATTGACTTTATCCTTGTTCAAGCCACGCAACATGACACGCATACGCTGCATTTCGGCCGCAGCCTCTACGATCGGCTTCTGCCAACCAAACAGGATGTCAGTGACCGTTCTGGCCGCATCCCCAATTTCTCCCAGAAGGAAAATATTGCCGCGTAATCCTGAGAAGACGCCATTTTCACGACCACCACCGCGATGGGGCGCAGCGGTAAATCGATCAGCGCCACCTCCGCTGCCTCCCCCGCCCTTTGTGGTTGTTCTGACCCTGACCGGACGGCTGATCAGCTGCTGGCTTCGAATAACGCCATCCATCTGATCTTTGACTTTTTTTAACCCCTCGGCCGCCTGGCTTGTCGTTGTTCCCCAATTGCTCAGACGCTTGCTGGTCGCATTTAGTCTGGTGTTCATTCCACCAAGAGAAGTAGTGGCACCCTTGATCTCAGTGTTGAATTTACCGGCATGGTCTCCTGCGTATTTAACCCAATCAGAAAACTCATTGAGTTCCGACTGAACCTTCCGCAATGAGGCCAGGAACTTGTGCGTAGACGATGTAGCTGAATCAACGCGATCTGTGAATGTCCGCAAATCAGTGCTGATAGCGGACAGTTCACGTTGTGCCTTTCGAGAGGTGTTGGAAACGAGCTCAAAACCGGCAGCTACGTCCTGTAGTTTGTCTGCCGTAGAATTGAGTCTGGTTTCAAGAGCGCCAAGAATGCTGGAGACCGAACCCAGAGAGCGCTCGAGGTTTTTAATTTTTTGAGCCGGTTTGGTAGCCCGCTCGCCAAATTTGGTAAGTAATTTACCCGCCCGGTCGATTGACGCCGTAAACTGTTTGTCTTCCAGCGACAGGATAAACTCTACGTTTTGTGACATTCCCTTGTCATCCTCTGCCAAAAATTTGCATCAGCTGCTCTTTGGCGTCGGGGTCTGCCTTATCCATATGCGGACGGTAGACTTTATCAGTAACGACTGGCCTTCCAATCCTGAGTTGCAAACCCTCCATGAACGCCTTAACGCCATCGCCATCCGCTTGGGCGACGCGGGCGACCTGCAGATTGCGGACATCCTCTTCCGCTCGCAGACGATCGATATTGCGGCTGAGCATCCAGAACATGGTCAACGGGACACTCAGTAGCTCTATTGGCGATACGGCGTAGTGAGCAACTACACGACTGAAATAGAATCCGAGATCTATCGAAACGGTCTTTACCCCGGATTCATCGCGGGATATTACTTTGCCCCTTCGCCAGCCGCTTTTTCGTTCTCTTCATCAATCACTTCCATGGCGAAAGTGAAAATCTGCTGGAGTTGCTGGACAGTCAGTTTTTCCAGAACGGAGTCAGGTACTGACGGAATGACTTTGCGTACCAGTTCTGCGTAGGCAGTTACCTGGTCGACGGGAGACATATTCATGAGGTCTTTGTCTTCCATCTGCTTGATAGAAACAAAGAGGCCGACGGTCATTTCAACGATGGGATATTCTTTGCCACCAAATTTGATGCTTTTTTTCGGCGGCAGAATGGAGTCTAGATCGAGTAATTTGGTCATGGTTTAAATCCTTTTAAACTCATACAGAGGCCCATCCATGGGCCTCTTGGGTTATCACAATTTAGCTTGCGGCAGTTACAGAGACGGCTTTGGTCGCCTTCTTGGCGCCGTCATTAGTTGTGAAGGTGATATTGGCTGAACCGACAGCTTTACCAGTTACCAGTCCGTTCTGATCTACGGTCGCTTTATCAGTCGCATCAGAGCTCCACACGCCAGTCTTATTGGTTGCATCGGCCGGGGTAAAGGTTGCGCCCAACTGAACTTTGGCGCCCACTTTTACGGTCGGTGAAGACGGGGTCAGCGTGACGCTCTCAACCGGCTTTGGGAGGCTCATTTTCCCCAACACGCCAGCGTCGTCCGGGTAAGCGGAAAACTCAACTGAGAACACGCGAACGTCGTCAGACTGGTAGGTCATGGTGAAGTTACCCGCGGTTGCTGCTTTAGGGATGGTCAGAACATAATCCGTCGCATCCTGCGGGGTCAGCACCAACTCTTTTGCAACGTCGATCAGGTTCACACCCTGCGCAGACGTGATGGTTACGGTATCTTCGCCAGAACTCAGCGTTGAACCTGGCATCAGATCGACCATGTTTTTCAACACGGATTCAGCCAGCGGCGCAGTAATGGTGATGTTGCGGCCTTGGATCAGCTCGGAGATCGTGGTCTGGCCCAGCTGGTCTACGGTCACTTTCAGCGTTTCGGTTGCGATTTCAACCTGAACACCGCCTTTGGTGTAACCCAGATCCACGCCACCAAACGACACCTTGCAGGCGCCAAGCTTGATGTTTTTAACATGGGTATTGGACATTATTGGAAAACTCCTTTTTCCGTTAAAACAGTGTCACTCCGACACACAATAGTAAGTATATACTTACTTATTTATTCAGTTCAATAAAGTACCCGGCAAATTCAAGTGGAATCCCCGTTTCAATAAGCGATCCGTCATTTATTGGGTACGTTATTGGCATCGCCATCGGCCTAACCATTTTGAAGAATACCCCGTCAGACTCAACGTTGCTAACAGGAAGGATGCCCATGATTTCGTTGGCCATTTCAACAGATTTTGTAATACTCGCATTGCGAACTACTATCGTGAATGAGTCGAAGTAAAAACCCTGCAAATCCGGGTCGATGGCTATGCCTGTATTGGGATTAATCAGCAAGATGCCAGACTTAACTTTTGCTGGCATATAGTGACAGAAAATGTCCGTCCCTACTTTTCCAAGCCCCTTTTTTTGTATCAATTTTGCGAATGCTTCTACAAACACGTCAACCTCGCGTAAATCCTGCTTTTCTGGCAGCTTCCAAGATCGTCTGCGAAAATTGCTTTTCGCTGATCTGAGTCGCTCGCTCAAGGAAATATGGGCCCACTTTAGGTTTTACGCCGGCGACAGGAGGGTTAGTAACATTCTTCATACGAGACAAATAACCAAGACGGTACTTACCAAGCTCCATGTATTTGGCATAGTCCCCCACCTCAACGCCTGGATGCCCTTCGCGCTGCTTTGCGCCTGAAACGGAAAGCTCAATACGAAGCCCCGCGTATCCTTCTTTTACAACCCGCGCAAAAATGGCGCTCTCCAGCGATCCTGTTTCAAGCGGGGCCATGGCTCGTGCCAGTCGTTCAACCAGACGCGCCAGCTTTTCCATGTCCCTGATTAGATATCGCTTGAACGCTTTCTGGCTGTTATTAAGTCTGGCGCCGGCACGCTTAAACTGGTGTGCGTCATATTTCAAACCCATATATTCGCCCCCAGCTCAAGATGCCCAGGGCGGCCACGTAGTCCCCATCGCCGATGTACGCTTGAGACCTTCAGCTTCTGTCCCTCCAGCACAAGAACGTCGTCGAGTTGAACAGCGGCTTCAAGTGGAGCAATAAGTACTGCGTCAAACAATTCCAGCGCCGCCTTTCCGCGGCTTCCAGAGCTATCTGCCCTGACGGACGATTTTTCATTGCTCTGTTCAAATTTAACGACGCCTACTTTCGTCTTCCTGACGAACTGCAATTGCGCTTCACCGTAGACGTTTTTGGAACCAAACCGGTAGATCGACAATTCGGCTTGCCACGAAATATTCATCCACTCTCCTTGTGTGAAGTCGTCGCACTCATTACCAGGCGGAGGCGCGGTTTCCCGTCTTTGGCCTGTCGACCAGAAGTAAAGAGCACGACGTGTGTTACGCACGACGAACAATCATCCGATTGTTGATGTAGCTAATAAGCAATCGCCAGGTGCTGCGAGCCACACGGACATTCGCCACTTTGCTTGTGCGGTACATATTGGTTGTTTCACCGATAGATTCTGACAAAATGCCGTCTTCACGCGCACTCGCAATATCGTTGCCATTGGCGATCTCGCATGCCTCATTAACGGTGGCCAGAAGCAGCGCCTCTTTAAAGTAGTCTGGCAAATCCGCAAACTGCTCCGAAGTGATCCGCTCCCAGTCCACCAAATCCTGCCGATACACACCGTCAGCCCCCCAAGGAATGTCATAGACATTCAGCATGTTTTGGGGACGGTCATACCGGTCGAAATCGATGCGCATGATCCTCCGGATAGAGAAAGGTAAGGTTTTGATTCGCCGTGTCGCTTCGATTAGCCGCTTGCGCATCAAACCCTCTCCATCAGCCAGCAATGTATCTCCATTGATCATATCAATGGCCTGCATTTGAGCATCGGCTACGGTAGCAAACGACTGAGCCGGGACGGATAGTTCAAAGCTATTAAGCAGCACATACATCTGCCGCTCTTCGTGGGTTAGCCCACCCGCTGTGGCCTTCACGATGACGTAGCGCAGATCACGCTCTTTTTCGACCAGCTGGTTATGATCTGATGAGATTACAACCGGTATAGACATTTGGCCTTCTGCAATATCGAGAGGCTCTTCGTCCACAAGTGTTGTGCCTGCACTATCTCGCACCGTATAAGAGGCGGAGTCGATATCCAGTACGTTAAAGGCGAAGGTCAGAGAGACGATGTCTCCGCTACGAAACGTGTCGATCAGAGCCATCACTCACCGCCTTGTGCTTTCAGGATGCCCTCGATCATTTCAACAATGCCCTTCGCTTTCACGCCAAGCGTGTTGCCGATCTGGCGCAGGCCGGCGATACCTTCACAGTCAGCAATGGACTCCAGTTCTTCTCGGGTGAAGCGCTGCACATGTTTTGTCTCCTCATTCGCGACGCCACGTTTCATAGGGACAATATCAGGGGCCGTAGGCTCCACAATCTGATCGGCCACCAGCTCGTTACGATTGCTGAAGGCAGCTGATGGAGAGACATTTTGCCCATCAATCGTTTCGGCACGCATTGAGGCGCAGATCCGCTGTTGATCGAGGAATGGCAGCTCTGCTACGGAAATGCCGTCTTTAAAGTAAACGCCGCACAGGATGCCCGTGTATCCAAGGAACTGAGGTTCCAGAAGATGAATTTTTGCTGGTTTCATGAGTTTTCCTCTGAACAGGGTGGCCAGAGCCACCCCTTGTTACTGAATCAGGCTGCAGCTGCTGTAACTTGAACAGTTGCGGTAGCTTTATGGCTGCCGTCTGCGGTCGTGACTTCAATTGTTGCAGTCCCTTCTGCAACGCCGGTCACGAGACCAGTAGCCGCGTCAACCGTTGCAAATTCAGCATTTTTCGACGCCCAGGTAACTTTCTTGTTGGTAGCACCAGCAGGCGCCACGGTAGCCGTGAGTTGAACCGTTTTTTTCACCTCCACCGATGCCGACTTAGGACTTACCGACACACCAGTAACAGCGACAGTGGGCTCCACCGGAACCGCTCGCATAGCTGCGGTGATACGGTTCTGCATGCGCTCGTTTACTGGATGATCGGACACCGATTTAGTGAAAGAAGTACGGAACATAACCCCCGTAAAGTCGGTGAAGGCCTTTTCAGTGATCTTCACTTTTTTTTCTGACATATATCGCTCCTATAAAAAGGGCGGGCGTATAGCCCACCCATTTAAAAATAATAGGTAAGTACTTACCTATTATTAGGATTAAATTTTGACGTTAGTCAGCGCCGCGATAGCTTTGTCGTGCTTATTGGCCAGAGAGCAGTACCACTTCACACGAGTACGTACTGCGTCTTTGTTCTGAACGGTGCCAATGTTTTCCACAACGATACCGGCGTTTTCGCCGCCGTACAGACCAGTTACACCGTTTTCTTCAGAAAGGTGCAGACAGTAGATATCCGCTTTGGTGGAGTCCGCAACCGGAATGAAGTCGTTTACGATAAACGGAACGCCGTTATGGCACAGCATTGGTCGACCGAAGTTTTCCATCATGATTTCGGACGGGCCTACGTTTACAGTTCGCAGCAGCGCACGATATGCGCGAAGATGCTCAGAACGCATCATGATGCAGTCTGCGCCCAGATCTTTAACTGCGTCGACCAGTTCGTCGAACATAGAGAAAGTCATGGATGCGCCGGAGATGTCGATCTTCTGATCGTCATGCATCAGCTTCGGAATACCGTCGAAGGCTTTGTTGTTAGTGGTGGAGTCGCCAACAATCAGATTGCGACGGAAGGCACGAGCCAGACCTTTGACTTTCTGACGAACCTGGATAGCCAGCTGGTTGTTGGTATCAGCCATAGTGGTAGCCAGGAATTTGTCGACGTCAACGTCGCCAGCCAGAATGCGCAGCTTCGCAACTTTCTCTTCGAAGGTTGCTGCACCTTCGGTGATGGTGTCGTTCACATCAATGAAAGTAGCTTCGCTCAGGGTTTTTTCGCGGTTATAAAGATATGCCTTCGAATTGATCTTCATGAAAGGCAGGACGGCAAACAGGTCGTCACGATCGATAATGGTCTCGATCACGCCCTGTTCAAGCTCATTATTAGACAGCTTTTCAGCTTCTTCACGCAGTAATGGCATCTTTCATTTCCCTATGATTTAAGATGTTACTTGATTCCGATTTTCCCTAAACCGGCAGTCAACTTATCCATTGTCGACTTGTTCTTCGGCTGGGTTACTTTGTGGGTCGGTTTACTAATTGAACCAGCACCCTGCTTAGCTTCGCTGCGCAATAAAGCGTCAGCTTCCGGATCTGCACGTAAAATACGCTCAATCGCGGATTCGAACGGTAACGGCTTACCTTCGCCGTCAACCAGAACAGCACGCTCTTTCTGACCTGCCGGCTTGTCATAGCCAACGACGTTACCGTCTTCACCCACTTCGAAATGAGAGCCGTAGATAACGCGGGCCTTAGCCGGAGTCATCAGAACTTTTTCACGCAGGAAATTGGAGCCAGAAAAGGAAGCGCCGACGGTCATTTCAACCAGCTGGGCTTTAAGTGCGGCGTTTTCGCTCTCCAGAGCGGAAAAACGTTCATCACGTTGAGCCATCTCAGCCTGGTGAGCTTCGATCATTTGCTTTTTCACAGCATCGAATTCACCGCGGCGTTCCAGTTCAGCTTGCTCCGCCTCACGGCGTGCGTTTTCTGCGGCTTGCTCAGCTTCCAGAAGCTGGCGTGCTCGTGCCGGATCGATATCACCGTACTGAGCCAGCTGATCGGCCATGGCACGCTCTTTTTCCTTGCGTTTCATGTTCTCTTTCAGCAGGTCAGCACCGGCTTTCTTGGATTTACGCAATTCAGCGAGCAACTCTTCCTGAGTCATCCCTCCGAATTCATCGTCTTCGATTTTCGGCTGATCTTTCTGCTCGCCGTTCTGCTTACCAGATTCCTGGGTGCCCTGCTCTTCTGCACCAGCGGGAGCTCCAGCACCTGCGCCACCACGTTCATGTGATTCGGCGACATCCATGAGGCCACGACGGGCCATTAGCATTTGCCACAGATTCATAAAAATTCCTTTTAATTACTTATCACTCGGTTGCTTGAGTTGATGAGTTCCCATTCCCTTGGGATAGATCTTGTCCGCTCTCTTGGACTGTATCACGATGATAAGTAAGTACTGACTTATTTTCAAGGGTGTTAAGAGCATTTTTTGGCGGAAAATTCAAGAGATCTTTCTCAAATTCTTTCTGCATCGCGGCCGAAATATTCGGGAAGATTTTCTCAATGAGCATTTCCATCTGATATCGACGCACAGAATCCGGTGCTTCCAGCAGACCAAGTTTCTCGGCAACGGCAAATTCATCCGTCAGACCGCGGATATCAAAGCTCTCCGGATAGGCAATCAGCGAATGCTCCTCATCGAGATCGACCCCCATCCACTTCGCCGCCAAAAACATCATCTGGCGTTCAGCCCGCTCAAGACGCTCGGCTTTAGTAATAAGCAGACTATTAACCCGCTGAAAGTCATATAACTTGGCGGCCCCGGATGAATTATCGATCCCCTTAGCGTTATCCTGCTTTGTTCGCTCGCCAGCGACCCCAACGGAGTGGTAGATCTCATTAATCACGGTCTGGATAGTGGTGATGATCATCTGAGCTTGCTTAGGGTCTGGCGACAAATAAAAAGGCTGGTTGCCACTTTCCGAGTCATAGGTGAAGACGCGTTTTGTCCCCATTTCCATTACCTTTGCGTGATTCTCATCGCCTGGCAGGAGCGACTGAACAGGAATGGCCAGCTGGCTGAACGTCTGATCCTGAATAATGGCGTCAAGGTTCGACAGATAGTTGGCTACTGCACGGTCAAGGTAGGCGATATCATCAATAAGCGACGGGCTAAAATACGGCGATTCGCTCTCCCCTATGCAATCAACAGGAAACACAGGTACAACGCCAAGTTTGTGTTCGCCTTTATCTTCAAGCACAACTTTTGCGGTCCGACGACCGGCATTCCCGGCGCCTTTCTTAACCTCTTCCCGGAATAAATACCACTCGTTACGTGTCCATAGACGATAACGCTGATATTCCTGGCCAGATGAGGTAAAAGGATCATGATCATCGCGCGCCACTTCGACAATCAGCGCCCAGATCAAATTGCCGTCATCGTCCCACGCCATATCCAACATCTGCTGCGGAGAAATCCAGTAGGCATAGGCGCGAACATCCTTCTTCTTCTCGTCAGCGACGGATTCTGCGTCACTATCCATCGTGCTATCGACCACCACCCAGACACGGCCATAGATGGAGGACTGGAGGTCAAGCGCGGACATAAAGCCATCGATGGAAACATTCTGTCGTGTCGCGCGTTTCCAGAATTTCTGAATTGGCTCAGGCGCTTCTTCTACATTTCGATGGATGTCCTCTTTGAAGAGATATTTATTAATCAGGTTCACCACTTCCCTGGTGTGATTGAAGCGGTAGGCGCGTTCCAGACGCTCCTTGAACTCCTGATCACCTTCTTTGAAGTATCGGAAAATGTTGTCATCGAACCAGGCACGCCCGCCAGCGTATGTGCTGGCGAGGAAATCCCAGTGCTCTTTTTTCTTTATGTATTCGGGGTGGCGTCTTGCCACAAGATCCTTAATTTGCTTATCAGTCAATTCCATTTGCTTCTCTTCCATGATAGGTAAGTACTTACTTATCTTGAACCACCAAGAATAACACGATTTTTTACGGGATACCTACGATGAACCGGGTAGCCCAAGGCATCCGCGCTGTGCTCAATCCCCCCGCTCTTATCCATATCGCGAGAGCCTGGTTTGTAGATAACTTTCTCCAGTGAATCGATGAGATGTTTGCACTTAGGGTCGATATACAAACGAGTTTCGCCAGAGGCGCTCATCAACATGCGGTTCACTGAGTTCACACGATCAGCAATCGGTGGGTGCTTTTTCGGATAATCAACACGCAGAAAGCCCTTCTCCTTGAAGATGTCGATGTCCGATTCCCCACGAGCGTGCTGACGATAGGCGCCGGCCGGGTCTGGGAAAATTGTGACCTGCGATTTCCACCGCCAGAAGCGACGCTCCAGCTCATCGCACACTTCTGCCGTATTCGACGAAAACAAGACAAGCTCATCCACAGCCCACAGCTCCCCATTCGGTTGTGGCTGCAGGATGACCGACGACATTGGATCAATGTTGAAGTCCTGGCCTACCCACACCGGTAATTTAGGATTGAACTGCAGCGGCTTAACGTGAACGCTACGATCGAACGGGTAATACACGCGCCCTGACATGTTTTCGAAGCTGGCGAGGTACTCCTGAGCGAACGACTTAGGGTCCATATCGTTCTTGGCTGCCTCGATTTCTGCCGTCGGAACGAATGGTGAATCAGCGGTTACAAACTGCCAGCTTTTCCACTGACCTTTGCGTTGCAGCTCTTTGTTCTGCCCGATAGTCCATAGTTTATGGAATTCGGAGAACCCTTTCGGCGTACCGATGATCAGCGCGCCGCCGCGGGTGGATGACAATGTCGGACGGAGAACCTTGTACCAGGTGTCTGGCTTCATATCCTGGAACTCGTCGAGCACAACGAAATGCAGCGCAACACCACGAAGCGTATCCGGTTTATCCGCGCCTTTAAGCGCGATCTCCGAACCGTTTTTCAACACGATAGTCATCGTGGTGTCGTTCTTCTTCCGAATCCACTTACGCGGCAGAACTTCCTGCAGATCATCCCAAAGAATCTGGCGCGCCATTTGGTAGGTCGGCGCGACGTACCAAACTCGTTGTTTTCTTTCCTTAGCGGCAGCGCGAATGATGGTTGAGATCGACAGCCTCGATTTACCCCAACGTCGTCCGGCGCACACCACTTTGAAACGATGTGGCGACTGGAAGACTTGCATCTGCCCGGAGTGCAGCTGTACGAGACTTAGAGACGACGGGATGGACATGGTTATGCATCTCCATCATCGTCTTCGCCCGATGCGTCAAAATCGCTCTCAGCTTCGCTCAGCGCTTCTTCTTCGAGTGATTCCAACAGATCGTCATCAATCACTTCGGGCTCATCATCTTCCTTGCGCAGCTGGGCCACCTGTGATGGGGTTAGCTCGCCAAAGACAAGGTTCGGAATATCCTCTTCACCGCCTTCTTCTTTCTCCATGCCCAATGCCTTGGAGGAAATTTCGAAGCATTTGGCCAGCGTGCCGCTGGCGCGCTGCAGGCTTTTAAGATCGTCCTCAATCGAGGCCAGTGGCTTGCCTTCGCGCTTTGCTGTAGTGACCTCGACCATTACCATCTGACCAAGGGCATACGCCCAGCCGTCATAGCGTGTCCGGCGGTCTTCTATCTTTTCGGCTCGGGCTTTAGCGCGCAGTTCTGCATCGGACTTGAGAGACTCGCGCACCATCTTCCCAACAGAATCAGCGCCTTTCTCTAATCCACGCTTTTTGAAGTGTCTGGAGAGCGTTTCACGACGGATGCCGTACTCTTCTTCCAGTTTTGAGAGCGTATACTCGCCCGAAGTCCATTTCGCTTCGGCTTCCGCCCATTCAGCCGGAGTCAGGCGAGTTTTGCTCTCGTCTTTTTCGACAGTCATAGATCCCTCTAAAACACACACAGAGCGCTTCCTTGCGCTCTTAAACAATTTGTTTTCTGGTTGTATTAATTAGGTCTGGGGAATCTGTTTGAGAGCCTGCTTTCGTATATATTTAATAAGTGACTTATTAGTTATATATACAGACGCAGGCTGTTAATCTGACTCCCAGACCAACTTACATCACCAGTAACTTGGCTCTGGCTCGACCTAATGTCGTCAGCCCCAAAGTTCGACGCTGGTAGCCAGAATCCTCTCGCGGCCGGCAGTCGTGCTTTTCGACCAAACCTTTCTTGATCAGCGCGCGCAGGGAGAATTGCATAGACTGCTTTGTCGTCCGGTAAGGCAGCACTTCCAGCAGCTCGTCCAGATCGAGCAAATGTCCACGTTCATGGCCTAAGTTGATGGTCTTAATGATGTCTTTCTGTTTATCAGTCAGTGTCATGGCAAATCCTTATGCCGGTAACGCAATATCCAGTGGTGCATTCAGCGGTTGTTTATCAAAAGCCAGCAGTGGCAGTGTGTCAGGCAGCTGGCGACCAAAATCAGGGTTGCGATAAACCCCATAGAGCGGTGAAGTGAAGCTCAGATTGTGAATATCCTTGAGTAGTTTCACGATGCTGGCCTCATCCACCAGGCTATCCGCGATATCCTGAATGGTAGTGCCACGGTTGCGGCCTGCTTTTGCCAGAGAACTATTCTTGTGGTAGTCCGCCACCAGATCTCGCAGTGCGCGGCGCCGGCGTGAATCAGTCATCGCAAACAGCTCTTTCACAATCGCTTCGTTGTCGCCGGGATCAGAACGAAAATGGCGCTGAAAGACGCGAAGCGCGCTTTCGTAGCTCTTCGGACGTTCAGGACGTATGAAGCAAAACCCTGCTTTCATAGCAAACGGGTTATATTTGCTCATCGACGACTGGATCTCGATGATTGGCCGGTCATGCATCCTGCTAACCAGATTAATCATGCGATACGATACCCCGACGCCACGATACTGGGTGTCCACTACAGAGCGGCTGATCACAGCGAAGTTGTTGTTTACGTAACGTCCCCAGTACTGATTTGCCACAGTGGTGTTGGTTGTGGGTTTCAGCTTTGGAAACATGCGATGCCGCGGCGCCAGCAGCAGTTTAGGGAAGGCCATAACTACAACGCCTACCAACCGACCATCTAGCTCACAACGGTAGTAGGTAGGGGCGAACGGCTTCCCATCTGTCTTGTAGTGAAGCGACTTAAGCGCGTGCCAGTCTTCTACCGTCCCCCTGGTGACGGTCATGCGCTCAAGAAAGTCCAGATGGCGCGGGAACTCTTCCGGACGGTAGCGTTTGATGATGATGTCTGTCATGCCGATCACCTGCGCTCGATATTGGCATTGATGAAGTCCAGGCGAAGCGATTCCATCGCCCCAACCATGACGTATGGGCGCCCACCGTTATGCCAGCAATCCAGAACACTCCCGTCGTTATTGATCATCAGCAGCGCCAGGCTCTGGCTTTTGCCTTCTCTGGCGTACTGGAGTGCATCTTCCAGCAGGCGGATGACTTCAACGTTATTGTTGTCAGTCTCTTTCGATGGCTTCAGCTCTACGATCTTCAAATCAGGCATATTCCACCTTCACGCGTTCTTTGTAGTGCTTGGTGATCTGCATATCCGGGCGCAGCGCGTTCTTCAGGTCTTCGTGGGTCGTCGCCACCATTACCGTCGCACCTACCTTTCGCGCGGCACGCTGAAGGTTCGACGCCACAACCTGGGCGGTAACACGATCAAGAACTGCGCCAAATTCATCCGCAGCCCACACCTTCGCGCCCGACTCAATAAGCTTGGCGATCTTGAGACGGTATTTCTGTCCATCCGACATTTCAGAAGGTTTGCGCACAAAGAGATAGGCATCGTTCAAGCCGGCCATCGAAAGCAGCCCTAACGCTTCGCTGGTGGTTTTACCCAGCTGGTCGATGACATTGACGTCGTTGTCAAAGGTAAAGTCATCAATGGAGGCGACTGAAAGCCCTTCCTCTTTCATCTGGCGTTGTAACTCACGCAGCACGACAGATTTTCCGGAGCCTGACTGGCCAGTGATGTAGACCACATCACCCTGCTCGACTTCCAGCTCAAGATTGTCGTAAAGCGTCCAGTCTTTTTCATCCAGACCAAGCCCAAACGATTCGGCGATCTCAAGCGTGCGAGTGGTCTTGTTGACACGGGTCTGGAACGATACGTTGATGGTATATGTGCTCATGCTTCGACTCCCCCGGAGGAAACTTTCTGCGCATAAGCAACGAACGCGTCTACCCCGCTCTCTCCCGTGATTTCTTCCATGTGGGCAAGCAAATCCCCCACGACAATCGCAGAGCCAGCAGGGAGCGTTTTAAAGCCCAGAACATCGACCACTCGAACCTCTTCAGCGGCGACTTCGCGACTGATTTCGGTGTGCTCTTCTTTCTGGCGCTCGGTCTCCTCCCCCAGATCCATAACCAGTGCGCCAGTATCCATTTCTTCGGTCATGCTACCGACCAGCACGTTCAGCTCACGCTCGTCAAAGCCGAAGACTTCAACGTCACCAAGTACCAGAGACTCCAGCTCTTTCTGTAACTTAATGGCATCGTAATCAATGCTGGCCAGCCGGTTATCTTCCAGACGCTTCGCCTTCACTTCTTCATCGGACAGATCGTCGCGAACGATCACCGGCACACTTTTCAGCCCCGCTAAAAGCGCAGCTTCGCGGCGGCCGTGGCCAGTAATGATGACATCGTCTTTATCGACAGTGATCGGCTGGTCAAAACCACGCTTTTTTATGGCTGCGGCCAGGTCACGGATCTGCTGCTCGTCATGCTTTTTGGCGTTCATTTCATAGGGAATGAGCTCTGCCGGGTCTCGGTAGACGATTTCGAACGTTTTGGTCATTAAATACACTCCTTGTAGTTATCGACCAGCCATACCAGAGCTTCACCAGCATTCTCCATGTCGTTGCCGGTGTTGATCGCCTGCTCTTTGATGATGGATTTGATGGTTTCGGTAACGCGATCAGAAGCGTCAAACGTCACTTTGAAGCGCATGGTCTGGTGTTCCGCACCAACACGCTCAGCTTTTTCGCGAGAGTCCTTCTCAACGGGCTCTTCATCGCCACGCGACAACGCCTCAAGCATTTCCAGGTCAATTGCCGACTCACGAGCCAGTGTGGCCGCCAGTTCGTCGTCGTAAGGGGCAATTTCCGACAGCTGATAATCGAGTTCTGACTGAATTTCCTCGATCAGACGCTGTAATGCGACCTGATCGTCTTCGCCGTATCGCTCGTTATCGACCAGAGACATTTGTTTCGCTACCAGATCGCTTATTTTGCCCACCGATATAACAGGAACCGTGGAAATACCCTGTTCCATAGCGGCTCGCCAGCGATGTTCGCCACCGAGGATCTCAAATTGGCCACCGTCCAGCTCACGCGCGAGAATTGGCTTGAAAAAACCCAGTTTTTCGATGGAGCCTTTCAGTTTTTCGAAGTTTTGAGCACCAACCGAGTTGGTGTTCCAGGGATTTGGCCGGAGTCTGGCCACTTCTACCTGCAGAATGGTAATTTTCACGTCCATACTTTTTGATACAATCCATTGCATAAGTACTTATTTACTATTCTAGCCAATTAACATATAAAAGGCACGAAGGAAAGATATTTATGACTGTTAGGATTGTTTCGAACGCGGTCAACGCTATGGTCTCCGGCGCTGATGACAACGTGAAGCGACTCGTCCAGGAAATGCTGAGTTACGAAGTCGAAGCTGGCGACTGGAAAGGCACCAGTACTATGTTCAACTGGAGCAAAAATGCCTTCCCCGCGGGTTTTGCCAAATCGGTAGCAGCCAATCTGGTGAAGGCTGGCATTAAATGCGTGCATATTCGCAAAGACAAGGTTCCGGCGCTTGGTAAACCAAACCCGGCAGTTAACCCTTTCCCCTATAATCCGGACTATGCGTATCAAGATCAGGCTGTAGAGACACTGGTTCGCGAAGGAATGATGATTGCGCAGATCGCCACAGGCGGGGGAAAGTCGAACGTAGCTTGCAAAGCCGCGGCGCGTATTGGACGCATGACGCTGTTTTTAACCACCCGCTCTGTTCTTATGTTTCAAATGGCAGATAACTTCCAGAAGTCGATCGACTATCGAGCTGAGAATGGAGAGCCGTGGCTTAAAGGTCAGAAGGTTGGCATCATTGGTTCTGGTGAGTTTCAGGTGTCTCGCCATATCAATGTCGCAACAGTGCAAACCCTGGCGAGTTTTCTTGAAGAGCCTCCACGCGATATGCCGGCGGAGAAAAAGGTTTATCATCTTAAGCGCCGGGAGCTGGTTAAGCGATTCCTCTCAAGCGTCTCACTGCTAATCCTCGAAGAAGCCCACGAATCCTCCGGTTCAAACTTTTATGACATCGCCAGGCTTTGCATTAACGCAGACTATCGTCTGGCGCTGACGGCAACCCCGTTTATGAAGGCTTCAACTGAGGCCAATATGCGTCTGATGGCGGTTGCAGGACGCATCGAGATAAAGGTCACTGAAAAATATCTGATCGAGCGAGGTATTTTGGCCAAACCTTACTTCGTATACCATAAAATCGCGTACACTCCGGATGAGGCTCGTATACGAGCGGAGCTCGCTTCCAAGCATCTGAACTTCAGAGTTGGTATGAGCACGCCGTATCAGAAAGCTTATCAGCTCGGTATCGTTTACAATATTGGACGTAACGAGGCCGTCGTTCGCGACGCGCTGATGTACCGTGATCATGGACTGAACTGTATGACCCTGGTAAGGATCAAACGCCACGGTCAGATACTGATGGAAATGATGAAAGAGAGCGGCTTACGGGTAGATTTTATTTACGGTGAATCCAACCAGAGTACCAGACAGGCTAAGCTTAACAGCCTGGCTGCAGGGAAAATTGATGTGCTGATCGGCTCTACGATACTGGATGTCGGTGTCGATGTGCCAAGTGTTGGCGCCGTAATTCTTGCCGGAGGAGGCAAGGCCGAAGTCGAAATGCGTCAACGTGTTGGTCGCGGCCTTCGTGCCAAGAAGAATCAGGCAAATGTGTGTTTTATTTCGGATTTTATCGATATAAGCAACAAACACCTGATGTCACACTCATACGAACGAAAACACATTATTGACACCACTCCCGGGTTTGCGGAAGGCGTGTTGCCTGTCGGGAGCAGTTTTGACTTTGGTGTATTACAAAGAGATTAATTATGACCGAAAATCGCTCAATTTCATGTCAGGTGAAGCTCACCGAAAAAGCCAACGAAAAGCTTGGTTCGTTCAAAACGCGCCTGAAAGAGCGCAACATCAAAATGTCGAAGTCAGACATCATTAACCTTGTTCTGACCAAGATGAGCACAGCTGAGTTTGAGAAGATCGCGACCTCGATGGCTGCGGCTGAAAAGGCCAGGGAAAAAGTGATACAGATCTACGAGAACTCCGGGATGACCAAGGAAGACCTGGAAGACATCCTAAAACGGCTGCCGTAGACTTCTTCTTTTTCCCCGTCATGCAATGTTCATCATGTGCTCGTCAATAACAAAGGAGCACATGATGAATTACTTAGCAGAACTACCATTTGTTGACATCTTCGATGCCAAAGCCAACAAGGTTTTTTTCTGGCGAGTCGATAATCCACTCGATTATAAGTGCGGCGTGAATGGGGCGAAGACGTTCGTAGAGTTTATCGAGAAGTATCCATTTATGAACAACAGCAATGTTCTTTATCGGATTGCGTGCGATATGAGCGACTCAGGGCTTATCAAATCGGAATCAGCAAGAGGGTTCTTCAATACGCTGGATACATTGCTTACACCGAAAAGTGAAATATCAGCCGGTGGAGCAACTAAAATCAGAGGCAGAGCACGTCGCACCATCAATGAGGTAGCATGTGATATGGGGATCACAAGCATGAAACTTCTAAACTTTCTTGCTCTTATTGGGTGGATAGACAATGCAACTGTACAGCCAACCACTGATTCGCTTGCTGAAGGCGTGTTAAGAAAAAACAGCAAGATGCCGTTTGGTTTTACAATAACCAGAAAGGGTGAACGCCTGATTGCGAGCAAATACCAAGCATTGAGTAAATAATCAACAACATGCTGGAGCTTACTTGCTCCAGCATGTGATCTACATCACATTTCAATTATCTCGCACCTTCGGCTGAAAAAAGATCTTGATCGGTTGGTGAATATTTGTAGGCTTCTCCACTGAAAGAGTTGTACCAGAGGTGGGGGTATGAGTATTTCTATTAACGAAATTCTTAATTCGCTAAAACGTAAAATCACTCATGGCGAGAAAGTTTTTATCAAAGAAAAACTCTTTAGATTTCATCTTGAGGCGAACAAATGCACTAACTTTTATATAAGAAGAAAGAAAGACCATAAATTATCAATTATTAATAAGTGCAAAACAATACAATCCGAAGAATATTCGATATCTAACATTTATATTTACCCATTTAAACTCGAAGAATTAACTCAAACAATAAAAAGACTAAGAGGGATAAAGTTTGAAGGCTATTCATTAAGTTCAAACTTTAACGAAATGGGAATTAAAAAAGAAGGGAGTAATGTTTATTATGCTTTTAAAATTAGATGTGATGATTACAAATCGCTCCAATCGCTCGTTGATAGCCTTGAAAACGCGATAAGGAGTGGTAAGCTAAACGATGAGCATGAACCGCTCATATCTATTGAAAAGCTAAGATTTTGCAAATTTGTCTAAGTTAACAGCATTGTCTATTAATATTAATAGTAAATAGAGGTCAAAAGTGACTCGAATAGCAGTTTTTATTGTTGCCTATTTCCTTTCATTTTCTTCTCATGCGGTGTCTGATATGGTTGCTGACATGCAAAAAACGTACAGTCAATTCACCACTCCAGATGAAGTGAAATATGAGGCAAGAGGTATGGTTCAGCCGGTATGGTTCAGGTATTCAGATAACGCGGAGGAAACACTGATCCCTGGTGAATCCGAACATATGCTACTTCAAATCATGGGTACAGCAGTCAAGGAAGGAAGCAATACCCAATCAGATAAGGCGCTAGTTCCAACTTATAGTCTATTAAAAGTAACGGATGGCACTATGTTCTGCGATGACATTGCCACGACAGGTTGCCCAATACACATACGCGTAGGAAGCAGTGAACCATTTGTCGTATTCAGTAAAATTGGTAATAATGCAACCGGAAAGGTTCTTATTCTGGACAACGCAGCAACAATAAAACTTCTCAAAGGTATCAAAGAGACCGCAAAATTAGACACGGATAACAAAAACATCTACATCGAGGTTCCCTTCCTCGTTGCAGGTAACAAGCAGTTTAAGTTTGGGCTTCTTGAAACGCCATTAAAGGCCGACTAATGACTATCACAGATGTTACATACGGCATACCAGCAGAGGTATGGCCACGTGATTACTCCAACGTGGAGAATTCGTTGATATTCTGGCGTAAGTCTCTCATCCCTGTAAGGGTTACGATGGAAGATGGCCAGGTGTTCTCGATGTACATACATGGCCTACTTTCCGCACGAAACAAGCTTGATCTATCACCCACCCCCTGGGATAAAGAGAATCGCATAAGAGTCCCTCTTGAGCGAGTCAGTACAATAGAGTCAGGGGCAGATGATGTAGATGTTTCATTTGTCGGACGGTTGACGATAAGTAATGAAGATGAGGTTAATCGGCCATCACGCCGAGACTTCTTCAAAATTTGCCGTCGAGCCCATGAGGCGCAGAAGTCTATAAGAGTCTACATGGCTGATGGCCGTGAAATAGAAGGAGTGTCGTTAGGCGTTGACGCTTGTCAGGTAACGATGAAAATCAGTGAACACGCAAGAATGATTGCTCTCTTCGATTGGGTCGAGCGCATTTTACCATTTTAAATCTATAAGGTAATAACCGGCTATGTCCGGTTATTATTTTTATGGGTCACTTCCAGATAGATTAAATCACCAAAAGTATTGTCAGCGCTAAATATATAAGGGTAATACATCGAGTATGGAATTTATTTAGGCAACACCTTCGAGAAAACGCGATTTATTTCTAAGACTTTGATTTATTTGTGAAATAAATTTTTTACCATCCCTTGCGAAAAATGCTTGATTTTATTTTTTGTATGTCGATAATTAGTCACATCAGGAGCGACAAGCTTGCTGATAACTGAATTAAATACTTTGTATTGATTTAATTAAATAAGGATTGAAATTATGTCTAACGTAACCATTTCTAAAAAATCTATCATTGATGCTGCTGTAGTTATCACTGACGAATTACAATTAAAAGCAGATCAAGCTACACAGACTTACAACGAACATTATCAGAATGGCACGCACACCAAAGCAGATAAAGCTAACATGCTTGCAGCGTCTACTAAACTTGCATACTTCGTGAATAACGTTGTAAACGCAGTAAACGACGATAAGCTGTCTGGTGTCTTCTACTACGCGATCAAAGCAAGCAAGCAAACACCAGAAGTATTTTTCCGCGAAGCGATGACAAATAGCTACTCTCTCGAAAAGCTGGTTTATCTGGTTAAGTCTATCAAGTCTGGTAAATGTGTGTATTCAGTCGCTGATATGTCCGGATCTCGTGTATTCGCTTTAATCGATATGATTAACGATGAGATCGACACGTTCACAAATGGTGCTGTTTTCGATTTGATGAATGAAGCAAAACAAGCAAATGAAATTAAGTTAGATGCAGGATATACGCAAGCCAACCAGCTGATTAATCTGTGTGAACGTCTGGGACTGGTCGAGAAGATTAAAGGAATGGGCGCTGCCAAAAACGGATCGCAGCAATATCGCTTTATCAAAAATGATTTTTATAACTATCTGGCTGACGCTTTCAAAGCATAAGTAGACGGATTCAGCGCCCACTATGGGCGCTAGTTTTAAGGATAAAAATCATGATTAGCTATGACCAGATCCGCGCGGAGTATCGCGCTAAATATCGCGCTTATAAACTTGAACTCATCGACGAATTAAGCGCCCAGCGTGACGCGCTAAACTTTACGTTCTCTGATTTGCTTAACAGCAAGCGAGACTGTAAACGGAAAAGAGAATATTTGCGCTTGTCTGAAATGATCGGAAAGTTGCAAAACAGCATTTAGCCACCAGCGCCCACTATGGGCGCTTTTTCCGTTTCAGGATCTCCACCATAACGCGCCATTGTTGGCGCGTTTTCTTTTATCTGGCGTTCACTCATTCACACCAAAAATAAGCGCCATAAACGCGCCAATTTAACGCGTTTTTACGTGTGGTAGTACATACCCATTACACACAGTAAAAACACGTTATAGCGCGTTTAAAAGCGTTTTAGCGCGTGGCTTATTTTGTCGTGTCGTGGGCGTGATCGTCTGGTGACGTGATCCGCGCTATCCTTCGGGGCGTGTCGGCAATATTGGCGCGATCCGTGGGCGCTCACGTATCATTAGCACGTTGGCGCAACGTGTACGCGCTAACAATGCAGCGCAGATCACAGCGCTGGACGTATGGCGCAAAAACAGCTTACGTCCACCAGCTGGCCACAATTCTGGCGTCTCCCTCTATACAAATTTTTCCCATGAGGCGACCCCCGCCGTTTCCCGAAAATTTTCTGGCCGTTTCCCGTCGGTTGCCCGGATGGCTTTCTGCCCGTTCCTGAATTTCCCTGCGGGAGCTGGTGGACGGAAAGAAAGGGGCGTTTCCAGCCCCCTCCCCTCTTACTTGCCAGCCAGTATGTGAATCCGATTGCTGGCGTATACATTCAGCATAAAGTTAGCGCAAAACAGTTTCCATGAGTCAACGCCAGCGGCATACGTGATGTTTTTGCATTTAATTGCATTGTTGGCGATCCGCATACCCTGCGCTATTGCTTCATCATCGCTAAAATCGAACGACGATTGAGTCTTAATCCAGATAGCGATCTGCGAGGCAAACTCAGTCAGCTTGGACTGGCAGAATCGCCCGGAGCGCACCGGGAAGACAAATGTTCCAAACCCAGAATTTACCACATACGCTTTCTCAAATACCCGCGTGAATCGACGGTTGCAAATGATGTCTTTGGCGATCTGCTGCTTCTCTTTCCCGGACAGCTGGATGGTCTCTTCTTCGCGCCAGGCGCCCAGGATGTTCTTTTCAATATCGGAGTATGTGACAGAGATGGTGCCATGTGCGGGAGTGTTTACAGTGGCGATATAGTTCATTGTGATAATCCTTTAAACAACTTGTTATCTCGTTGGTTTAATTATCGCAGTGGGTGTGAGGCGTCCAAGCGTTCTGTTTCGGCAGCTGGTGGCCGTCGGGAAGTCGGTGGGTGCTTCGGTAGCCTGGCGGTAAGAGGTGGGTGTTTTTAGCCTGGTGTGATGAGGTTGGTGTATCTATAGGGCGACCGGTGCTATCTTGCCCGGAGGCGATAAAGGAGATGCGATATGTTAGATACCCTGGACAATCTGCAGTTAAGCAAGGAAGAGGCGCTTGCACTGGCGCAACTCGTGAAGCGGTTAACCTGGACTGATATGCGAGGGTGCGCCGTTGATGATGATGAAGCCTATACGATCAGTGATGCGGTGGCCAAATTGCAGAAGAGCCTTGCCGAAGCCGGGTTCGCACCAAGGTAGGCCACCAGCATCGGTGGCCCTCCCCTCTCAATGAAGTAATCCGATGTCGATGGTGTCGCCTGAATCAGTCACGCGGATCATCAGCATAGCGAAGGCATTCAGTGGATAGCCGGCGTGCCATTCCGGGAAGCGGTCATCGCGCATGAAATCGGCAATGTCATAAACGCTATCCTGATAATGGAAGAAGCGGGAGCTGGTTTGTTCGTCCGGTTCGACGTGATCCATTTCTTTCTGCTCGGCCGGCGACAGGTCAAGCCAGGATTCCAGCCATACGTTTTCTGCTTTCGGGGAGATAGTAAAATCGGTCATGTGCGTTTCCTCACTGCGTTAATAACTTGTTTTCTTGTTGGTGTTATTATCGCAATGCAGGAAAGGCATAAAACAACTTGTTTACGGGTTGGGAAAAATGGCGCGGGTTACGCGCCATTGGCTGGTTTACTGGACGTTGTAGACGGACTCAGGCAGATACTCTTCCAGAGAGCCGCCAGACACAATGGTGATGCCGTATGAACCAACCCAGGTATTGTTGGCGCCCAGGTTGCCCTCGATCATATCCTGAACCTGTGCCATCAGGTTTTCGAAAATGGTCTTCGGGTCTGTTCGATAATAGGCTTCAATGGCGGCCAGCAGAGTGTCCGAACCATTTTTCACGGATTGCTCGCCGACGGCATAAACCTTCGAGCGATCTCGCTTAAGAGTTGTACGGGCCAGCTGGGTGGTCACATGCGGAACAGCCGATGCATCACGGAACTGAACGGTCAGCTGGGCCAGTTTATTGCCTTCTTCGTCAGTGCTGGATGCGTAATACAGATCAAATACTAAATCTTCTTTGGTCAAACTCATTTTTACCTCCATGTAGATGCGTCGTAATACTATCGCCGTAGGTAAGCACTTACAATACAAAAAAGCCCCGAAGGATCGACGGGGCTGCCGCAAATTCGACTAATCTGTGTTGCACATGACTATGCTATGGCGAGGGTTGTTGCGCGTTGAATTTCCTGCTGGGCGACCTTGTTAACTTCCAGTAAAGCCAACTCCAGATCTGACTCCGGCCAGATAACTTGTTTAGCTACCCACCCTTTCGCACTATAGCGCCTGACGCTCATTACGATACGCTTGCGAGAAGTTTCGCCGAAGACGACAAAGGTCTCTTTGAAAAGTCGGATGACTGTGCCGTTGGCCACAATGTCCAGTAAAGTGATCGAACCGAGTACTGCAGGTTTGTCTTTGCGAGGCTGGAGTTTATCCAGTTTCAAAATCATCTCGGTATTCATTACACACTCTGTAAACAACTTGTTTTCTTGTTGGTGTAAATAATACCATTGTGAAAACGGCCACCAAGCGAAGCGTTCAGGCATTCCGCTGGCCGCAGGCCACAATCACTCAAAAGCCACCTGCTGGTGGCCGTCGTTAATCTTCGTCAGGGAACTCCTCTTTCACTGCGGCCACCAGCTCCCGCTTCTCTTCATCAGTCAGCAGGTGCCACACGTCCTTCCCTTTTGGTGACTCTCCCTCAGCTGGTACAAACGACCATAATTTACGGGTCAGTGCTGGCCCTACGCCATCAAGACACTCAGCCAGCGAGTCCACGCTCCATACTTCCACAATCACAGGCATATCCATTGTCTCTCTCCTTTATCTGGACTCTGACGTGGTGCAGTTCCACGCGACGGACATTGCGTTGTCCTCGATATGAAAATCAAACGTGCCCTCGCGATACCCTTCGCCAATCAGCGTACCAATGCGCCCAGCGACATCCGCAGAGCGGATAACGTCATCCAGAGAGATCTGGAGTTCGTCAGTACATGTCTCTTCTCCGCATAGGGTGATGCTGATGTTTAAATGCTTGTACATGTTTTTCTCCTTTGTCTAAACACGTTGTTTTCTTGTTGGTGTTATTATCGCAATAAGACATAGGCGAAAAAGCATTTTGTATCGGGGAGAACTGGAAAAGCAGTGAGTATCCGGGAGCGTATCGGGAGCACTTTTTACATTATTCTTCTCAACGCGCACCGCAGGGCTGGTGGGCAGTATTTTCCTCTTCCCGAAAACCTACTGAAACAGCTTGTGACCCTCGAACGCTCTGGCAGAATACGTATCAGCAGCTGCGCGCAGCGGGAGGAAAGCCACCCGCGCACCAAACGGTGTACCGCCAGAGAATCAGCCGTCCCCGCGGCATTTTGTCTGTATACCGGCACGCACCCTTTCCATGACGGGAACCCAGCCGTTTCCCGAAAAACCTCCAGCCGTTTCCACTCAGGCAGCCAGCCTTTTCCCTGCGGGGACGCTCCCGATTGATTTTCGCGGTGGCCCTTTCACTCGTTCGACCGCAGGGATGTTACGGGGGGTAAAATCAGGACTTGAATAAATATGGGAAAGGGAGCGATCCCCCTCCATCCCCTTTCTCTTATATCTGTGCTCTTTCCTGACTCGAATAACCTCTCTTATGGGGGACTCGTATCTCTCTTATTAGCGCTCTATACGGTGACCATTCGTATGGGAGAAAAAGCGACTTTCTTCTCTCTGCCGGAAAGTGGTTTTGCAGATGTTGTAGAGGTGGTTGTCTTGTGGTTTTCCTCTGGTCTGTATTCTTCGTTATGGGGATAGTTCTTCTCTGTGTATGGAGTAATGGCGTGTGCGCTTTTCCTTTCGTTCATCTTGAGAGGTGGAAGTGTGGGTGATGTGGTTTCTGGTCTGTTGTCGTTCTCCGCATGTGAAGTAATGGCGTTCCCTGCTAATCAGGAATTTGCGTTATCTTTCGGGGTAAGAGTGGATAAACGAGATGGCGCCGGGTACTGTTCTGGCCTGGTCTTGTCTGGAGTTTCTTCCCGGGTATTCTCTTCCGTGTATTGGGGGAATGGCGTTCAGAGAAACTGGCTTTCTCTCGCCGCTTTTTGGTGGTGGTCGAGATTTGCTTCATGGGGTCGGTAGCCTGGGGCAATGAGGTTGGTCTTTTCGGTAGCCTGGCAGGAAGAGGTGGGTATTGCCTGGGTGTGGGGTAATGGCAGTTCCTTTTCTTCGTTATCTTGTTTTGTTGTTTTCTTATCGCCTAAAACAATTTGTTCATACCATCATTAAACGCAACGCGAGCCATTCTGAGCGTGTCTGTTTTGTGGTGGTATCAGGAGTTGTTTTTGGCGTTTTCGTCGCAGGGTGTTGGTCTCTGGTGCGCTGCTTAACGGATATAAGAAGTGGCATGGCAAAACGTCAACTTTTGGGACCAAATCAGGGTAAAACGTTGACTTTTCATTGATGTGTTATTTATTTGTTTTCTTGTGGGTGTTATGTGCGTAAAAGCCTTGCCACGCCTGGAGTGTATGAGGTTGGAGGGTAGGGAAGAGGGGCGATCAACGAGTTCTTATAGAAATCCTCAATTAGTGACCGCCAATGTCAACGCGTTGCAGGCTATGGTTGCGCGTTAACTATCCGCCAGGCTATCGCATAGAGCTGCTCTCTGACTTCCGTATCCATCCATCCCCACTCATTGGCCAGTGCCTTTAACTCAGCAGGTATGTTGTCAAATACGGTGGCTATGAGGAGATGATCAGGTAGCTTACCCAGCTCCACCAGCACATCATTAATCACGTCTTCTGCCGTCATCTTTTCTCTCCCTTACCAGTCCCAGGCTGGCATTCCATCCACCAGCTCGGCATCACGATCAAAGTGAACCACGTCGTAACCGGCATCCAGTATCATCTTGATATTGGCGATCGCCGCTTCGGAGATGTTGAATGTACGCAGTTCATCTGCCCAGCTATTGTCACGCATTCCGGCACGAACAATCCAACCATATTCTGTTCCGTGTACCCAGTTAAGACCGCGATCGGTGATTGGGTCAAAACAGGCAATTGGCAACTGTTCGGAGTCTTCCGCGGTAACGTGCGCAGTGCTGATAACAGCTGTCTTGTAGGCTTCAGTGATTTTCAACATTACTTAACTCTTTTAACTAATTGTTTCCTTGTATTAGTTATTATCAGCGATAAGGAAAGGTAGAAAACATTTTGTTTGAGGCAGTGCGGCTGTCTCGATACTGTCATGGCGATCAGCAGTGGTTACGTTAAATTGAAGTCATCGAAATCGACGAACTCCATGTGTCTGGCTTCCACCTTTGCAAGAGTGAGCAGAAACAACATCCCTTCTCTTAGAGAGGTTGGTTGTTCGAGCAGGAACTCAAAACCGTCCACATGTGTCTTGCCCAACCAATAGCCGCCACCATACTGTCTCTCACGCTGGAAAAAGACGCACTGGCCAGGTTTGAAATGTTTAAGTGTCTCGCCTCTGTAGACGATCTGATAACTGGTGTCTTTTCCGCCCATTTTGATCACCCCAAACACTGTATATTTAAACAGTAGTTCTTTGATGAAATGCGGTCAAGTTTGACGGTGGTGGTAATAACTTATTGGTGAAAACAAATTATTTAAGGCCATAATAATGGCCTCATCACTGTTAGTCTTTCAAGCCCTCGCTTGCTGGGTTCCGCGAAGTGTCGACAGCTTGTAGCATAGCCATATAAGCAGCCTCAAAAGCGTCTAATCCGGCCAGTGGAGCAACATAGTCCCTCACTGCACAGATCATATCCACAGTAGGTTTCTTCGGTGCCAGCACATAACCCTCTGGCACTACCAGCGCTGGCTGAGCGTGGCGATAGAGCGGGATATCTCCTGTCTCTGAGTTCTGCTTACCCCAAATAAGAGAGGTTTCTCGGCCCATGGCAATATGATGAAGGTTTCGTTCGTCGGTGAACACAACCGGCTCGCTGTCAATTGCGGCCAGCGCTATACGGAAAACCTTAGACGTCATGCTGTTTGCTGACTGGTTGTCGTGCGCTGGGTCACTAAGGAATCCAATGATGAACGATCTTAGTTCAGCCTGCTCTCTGGTTAATATGCTGGTCATGGTTGACTCCAGTTATCCTCGATAGCCACACCTAAACGATGCAGCCAGTCGGCAAGTTTGAGCATCGACTCGCGGTCGCTAAGTCCTTCCGGAAAGTCTTTCAGTTCGATAGTCGGTTTAAAACGACCGAAGCTATCGCGCTCTATCGTCAAATGTTGCTCCAGAACGGTTTGCTGGGCTTTGCTGTTATACCGCACTAGGTAAACGGATTTGGAGTCTTTGGCTTTAGGGTCGTAGCGATACTCGGTCAATATCATCTGGCTTCTGCTGCGGTCAGTTCCTCGCCACATCACTTAGCCCCCCGACTTGTTGCCAGCGGCAACAGCCTCACTCTCCATGTTTTCAAACCCTGCACGAACGGCATTCAGGATGCGATCGAGGTATTGATAATTCGGGTTAGGCACAGAAGGCCATCGTGCGTAACATGGGTCGTCGCCAAAAAGCTCCAAAAGCTCATTACCAATGCCGTAGTCGCAGCAACATGCCTTAACGTCATCAGCATTTTCGGCTTCATCCCACATTTCGCGAGCTTTCTCAGCATCAAGTTCCCGTTCGCGACGAAGCTTAATGATATGGGCCTTAACGAACGCTAGATTCGCTTCGTTGTCGTCGTCAACCGAGCTTTCAAGTTGAGGATCTAAGCAACCAATAAGATAGTCATTGCTAACGCGCTTAATAAAAGCCTGAACAGAATCACCACCCATGGCGAACCAGGCAGCTGTCCATGCCTTGCCGAAGCAGGTGATTGTGATACGGCCCTTTCCGGGCTCGTAGTTTTCAATCATCACCCTGATTGGGTCGAGGCGATCGACGTCGGTAATAGTGAAAGCCATAACGTCCATTCGTTCTACTTTCATGCGCTCTCCCATGCGCCCCAAATCAGCGCCTTGTGCTTTTCAAAACGTTTCATGTGTACTGGCTGAAGACTGGCTATACCTTCCACTACCACATCACGAGCTTTAATCAGTAATGCATGCTCGATACCTTTTTTCTCCAGAAGGTCAACGACACGCTGGTCGGCGCCAATTTCCTTATTCTCAAATAGGACCTTGAGCATTAACTCTTTTTCAGCGAGATAGATGGCCGAAAACTCAGGATCGCGGTCGACGATAGACGACGTGTTATCCAGCAGATCAGCCAGCTTTATCATGCGTGTCTGCATATCAAGGCTTTGTGACAGCTCCAGAACGTTAATAACGAAACGTTGCACCCGATTTCCGTCTTCTGGTTTGGCTATATTGGTGAGGGCCAGCACCATTTCAGCGACACGCTCACCGAAGTGTTCCCGAACCATCTCAATGGTTACATGGGTATCTTCCACTACGTCATGCAGTAATGCTGCAATCTGCATCTCAACAGTACCGCCATACCAGGCAACTATTGATCGGACTGAGTCTGGATGGTGGATGTAATCCTCACCTGTATATTTCCGTTTCTGACCAACACCGCCATGAGCGCCGGCAGCAAACATGAAAGCTTTAGATACACTCGACATTCTTATCTCCATTGTTTACTTAACTTATTTATTTTCACAGATAAGAAAAGGCAGAAAACAAGTTGTTTAAGGCTATTGATATAGCCTTAAATTGGTGAAACCAGTTACGACCTCATCATGATGCGGTGGCGTGTAGGTTTTGCCGCTGCAGTGTCTTGACCTGTTCTTCAAGCTCACGCACATACTCAACGAGAGATCCGCCTGGCGGTATTTGGCACTCTTCCATGAGTTGAAAGTAAACGTCGGCTGCCGCGCGAATGTTTGAGCCTTTGGTTAGCTGATCACTGAGCAATTCGTCGCGCTCTTTCATAAGCCGCACGCATTCTCCATTGCGTTGGTCGACTACAGCCTCCAGCTCTGCGATGCGATCGCCTGGCGTTTTGCCCCCCTTACGTTGGGTCGTAACCGTGAAATATCCAAGTTCAGGAACGTCGTAGCTCAATTCCAGATAGTTTTTTGCACCGTGTCGAACAAATTCGCCGGCGAACATGGTGGCGAACATGGCAGAGGCCAGCTCTCCGTTAAACAACGATTCCAGATCTACAGGAGTGCCAGCAGCAAGAGCGGCACGCGCAGCCTCTATGACATTCATAAACTCATCATAATGTCTGGCGCGCTTCTCCAGCTCTGCCCACTGCTGACTATTTCGACGCACCAGGTACTCAATAAAAATCAGCGCTGATTCGTCGGCGTCGCCTTCAAATGAGACCTTACCCTTATCGACAATAATCGTGCCCACAGCGGTTGGGTTGTTGCCCTGAAGGCAAAATCTGAAAGGAATGTCCGTGCTCATCGGTGATACAGCCTGTAAATCCATAGAAGTGGCTTTATTCCTGCTTTCCATGTGTATTTTCCTCTTAATTTCGCGTCATCATTCTTACATAAAATAAGTATGTAGTTACCTATTATTTTGTGCGTTTGAAGACATACACACTGACAGTTATCCCCGTGTCATCAAACTCGCCTGTGAACGACTTACCTTTGGCGTAGACGAAATTATCCAGCATCATCCAGTTCAGTGTTGTTGAGTCCCCCGGCAAAACAGCAACAAGGCGCCCACCGACTTTCAGATGTCCCAGCCCGGCCAGCGTGTGTTCTTTGTGGCGCCCGAGAGAGTAGGGTGGATTCATGACTATCTTGTCGAAGAGGTAGCCTTCATTGTCAGCAGACCACTTCATGAAGTCACAGCAGACTGTGTTCACGTAGCCTTTTCCAAGAAGGATGTCAGCAAATAGCGGCGCAACCTCAACACAGGTTACGTCCTCAGGATTCGCCTCAATAAACGTAAGCAGATCTCCGCGACCGGCTTCCGGCTCCAGCAATGTTTCGCCAGATTTCAAGTCAACGACCTTGGCCACGTACTCCGCGATTATGCGAGGGGTAGGGTAGAACTGATGTGATTTTGATTCCGGGATCAAACCAGTCGCCACAATCGTATTGAGTGTTTGACCGATCTCATACGGGAACTGCCAGTGCTTTTTATCCTGTACGCCGCCAATGAAGCTCAATATGCGCTCCAATTCTTCAACCTGCGACTTCTGGAGACTGGAATCAGAGAAGTACCAAACCCCCTTGTCTTTGCTGAATCGCCCGTCACGTAAAGTGGATCGAACGGGCTCAGAGATGGTCTTTTGAATGAGGCCAAACTCCTTAGGAGCTCTGGTTTTTGGGGCTGTTCGGCAGGGGGCAGGTATAGCGGCCGGCATACTGTACGCCAGCACCTCATTAAGCTTCCAGGCAACATCTGGGTGGATCTCAAAATGCACATTACCGTTCTTGAACATTTTCACGCGCATGAGGTTACCATCCACGTTGATCCAATCACCCGTCTGGCAATCATTTGCCCGGTACGCAGCCGATAGCATCTCTGTTGTGCGGTTAATGGTGATGAACTCCTTATGCGCAAAGAAATGCAGCATTACGCGCAGGTCATCGATGTAATCCTCTTTCCGATAGTTCACGCTGACACTATCCCGCCAGAACTCTGAAATGCAGCTGGCGATGATTAGCCGCTCGCTAAAGCCGTTCGTTTTATTGGTCTTGTGCGCAGGGCTCAGCGCCTTAAACAAACCGTACACGCGCTCAGAGAGATATTTATGCCTGTCATTCAGCAGATTGACCATCGTAGGGATGACCGTCTCTGCTTTGAACTCAGGTACGCCAACGAACTCCTTAACCTTCATCTGGTAGCCGGTTCTGTCAGTCTTGATGGTTTCCTGCTTGCCTTCTATGAACTGTTCGCGCCATTCATCTCGGCGGGAAGCTGGCATGATCAGCAGAACGTTTGTCATATCCGTGACCTTCTTCCAGTATTCGGCCCAGATATTCTGCTTCACCCACTCAAGATCGACCTTATCCAGCCAGGATCTGTTGAAACGAGTGCGTTCGTCATCCGGCCGGTGGTTGAGTCGAAGCAGGCGGTTAATCATATTGTGACGCTCATCGCCATAAACGAAGTCGTGAACCTGGTGCATGAACGCAATCTCTTTCTCGCACTCGGCCACGATGTCATGGATGACGTTCATCTCTTTGCTGTGGTCGATACCGGTGTTCGAAGCAAAAGACTCAAGGACAGAAAGCGCTGTATTCATAATTTCACCATATAAACAATTTGTTTTCTTATTGGTTTTATTATCTCAGACAAGAAAAGGCGTAAAAGATCTATACAGAGGGCTACGGAGGAGGGGAAGGGGGCTCTCGCCCCCTTGCTATTTCAGGTTCAGTGGCTGACTTGCTGCATCTTGTGCGGCTGGTCATTTAGATCGTGGCGATGGGCAAGTTCTCGCATCATGTCTTCGATACGGCTCTTCGCTTCATCCATATTATCCGCCATCGCACCAAGCAGCTGGCGAATAGCAGCGGGATGTTCATCGCCGGTTAGCTCTGGCATTTTGAACCCGTTATGGGTTGCCATTAGTTTGAAGGCGGTAATTAACATGCCTAAAGAAGACTTAAGGCTGGCGATCTCCCGCTCTTTGCTTTCAATGCCGATATTGTCTCCGGAGAGATCTGGCGCCGGCGCGCATTTTGGTTCGCTCATCATTTCCAGAGTTGCCTGCAGTTTATTGGCACGTTCTTGCTCTTCCACATACACCCCGCCAAAGTGACGAGCAAGCATCAGGATTTTCATTGGTTCGTCAAATAAGTCCATGACCTGGACGATGGCCATGATGCGTTCCAATGGATGAGCGTCGCCATGACCAGTTATAGAATCAAGCATCCCTACGAGTTTTTTAGCCCCGACTTCATTAATGATCTTCTTTACTTCAGCGTTAGCGGCGGTGCATTTATCACACATGTGTTTTTCCTTAATTGTTAAAATAATTTGTTTTCTTGGTGGCTTTATTCTGACAATTCAGAAGAGGGGGGCAAACGCGTCATAACGGTTAAACCAGAAGAATCGAGGGCCAGGTGGCCCTCGGCGATCACTTCGATTTTTTAAGTAGAGGTTGGGCAAAGTAGATAGCCAATCCAACCAACACGCCATCTGCCGCGATAGACATCAGTTTGCCAGTGAAGTCCACCAGCACGACCAGCACGAGAAGAATGGCGACGACGGCCAGCCTTAATTTCTCTGCCATTAGATGTACGCATCCAGAGATAACTGCAGCGCCTGAGCAATTTTCTTCAGCACAACCTCTTCTTCTTCGCCGATGCCATCCTGATCGGCAATATCCAGGCAGAGACACAACACATCAACGGCTTCTGGAGTGCCGGCGACATCAGCCAGCTCCCGAAGAGCCTGTGCGTTGGCGGAACGAGGAGAAGCTTCATAGCGAGCACGAATATTGCTGCTCATCTGGGCGATCTCACCCGCGAACGGTGAGAAAGCTGGCAATGCGGAGATGGTCTTCTCCAGAATAGCGATTTCTTTTGCATCACAGTTGCCGTCTGCATAAGCGATCATGTATGCGCCCCAGACAGTAGCTTCTACCGCATCGCGGTTCTCCATTTTTTTAACTTCAATAACCGCTTTACGAGTTTTCTTTTTGAAGAAACCTAACATGTGTTTTTCCCTATATGTTATGTGCTTAAACAAATTGTTTTCGTATACAAATAAACATTAAGGCAGCAAAGAGAGCCTCCAAGGCTTCAACCCCTACGCCCATTAACAGAACCCGAGAACAGAGCCGATCGGTGGGACAAAAATCCCCACAACACGAGCGATCGTCATACCTGAGTGAAGAAATAAATCACCGTGCAGTGCCAGCTTAACGATGTTTGAGATCCAGCCACCCACCGCCAAAAGCAGAATGGCTATCCAAATGAATGACCAGTTTTTGAGTAAGAAGATCACGCCATCACCTCAGTCGCAGCAGGAGGAAGATCCGGAGTCGCAGGACGAACTTGAGGAATCGAATCCAACCGCATCCCATCCAGAGTGGCAGACCGGGGCATGGTGGTGATGCTGGTTGTGCTTTCCGTGACTGGTGCCGGCGTCTGCTGCGAAACCGTTTTGCATGAGTCCGGCATCAGCAACGCCTGAGTCGACGGTATTGCTACGGCTGCCAGACAAATCGTGATCAGCCCGTAGGCCATTGGAAGTAGTCTTTTTCGTTGAAATTGATCCATCTGAGCTCTCCATGCGCGTTTGGTTGGCTCGCACGCCCCAGGTGTCTCGCAGGATTTTTGCGGTTCGGGTCTTCATCACTTCCCCCATTGCCACACGAGCCCCCAGGTTAGAGATGGCCACCGCATGGTCATCCAGACGATGCTCCATTTGACCTACTTTCTCTTCCAGTTCGGACAGGCGTGCAGACACACGGCCGGAGAATAACTCCGCCAGGATGAGTCGTAGCGAACGGGGGTGTTTCTTAAGAGAAGAGGAAGACGTTTGATGTGCCATTTGAAATCCTTTCAATGTCAGAAAGAGTTGCGGCTGGACATTCCAGCCGCCGTTTTTTGCGTTCCATCCTTGGAACCGTGCCTAACCAGCACGTTGTCATCCTGACGATGGGTAAGATACATGATACATAATGATAGGTAAATACTTACTTATCATTTTATACCAAAAAAACCAGCATCTTTTTTGTGTGGAGTATCCGCTGCCGCATATGCTGCGATCTTGGCCAGCCTGTCGCATATTTCGTTTTCTCGATGCCCGGCGTGGCCCTTTACCCAGTTCCACCTGACATTGTGGCGACTGGCGGCTAAATCGAGTCGTTTCCAGAGGTCGACATTCTTAACAGGCTTTTTGTCAGCAGTGATCCAACCATTTTGTTTCCACCCCTTCATCCAGAGGGTCATACCATTTTTGAGATACTGGCTATCTGAGTGCAGGATCACGTTGCAGGAGAATTTAAGGCGTTCCAAAGCTATCAAGGCGCCCATCATCTCCATGCGATTGTTTGTGGTGCTGTGGAAGCCGTCGGAAAACTCGCGTTCTTCGCCGCGGAACTGAAAGACGATGCCATATCCGCCGGGCCCGCCTGGGTTTCTGAGACAAGAGCCATCACTGAAAACTTTGACCGTCTTAAACCGGGGATTAAATTCGACAACTGGCGTTTTGAAGTTTTTGCGGGGGTGTTTTTGATACTGGTGCTGCGCACGGCCGGCTGCCGTTTTTCGTCTGGCGTGTGTGCTTGTCGTCATCTCTAACTCCAAAGCGTGCGCCGCCGCCCGTTTTTCCTCGCGCGTGTGCGCACGCGTGTTTATACATATTTATTTTCAATGAATTACTTCCCAGATCGGGTTTATTTTTACCTGAACTGAGCGAACGAAGTGAGTGAAGTTCACCTCGAACGAAGTGAGAGGTTGTCTTTTCAGGTAATACTCTCCCAGGGAGGTGAGTAAAAAATCCTCACCAACCTGGTCGTTTCATAACCTGAAAAGTTATGACCTAAGTCTACTGCCAGCTTAGGCTTGGGAAGTTATGGATGACAGCACCCCAGAACCGAGATCTTCCCACACTTCATGAAGGGGAGTACTGGATTCAACCTCTCAAAATACCCAGACTCGACAATCATAAAGTGACCCTTCTCTCTGCCCACTTTGGTTCCCCCTTCCCCAGACCCCAAAAGGGCTGGTTCTGCGCTGGTTGTGGGCTTTTTTAAGTCTGGTGCCAGTGACGCTATCCTCCACCCACCAGACCGAGATTTCGACTCAGGTCGAAATCGACATCATTCTACAACCACTATGATACATCGTAAACGGTAACTACTTACTTACTTTCCTGACTGATCATTTTGTCTACCATGAAGCTGAACTTGCAGAGCAAAAACCTCGTTGATTAGCTCGCCAAGGAGCTGCTCAATCAGGTCTTTGTGTTCGCCAGTGTGCAAACATTTCAGTGACCACTCGTAAAGACTGAATGCCTTTTCACGATCCTTCATGAGTTCGCGAGCGTTAGCCAAAAAATCGCTCTCAACGAGCGCTACAACGTTGGTCGGGTATGCCATGATGGTTTCCTTACTTGTGTTCACAAAAACGATTCTATAGCGTCTGGAAAGGGGTTCCAGAGTGGTCTGGGCGTCTTGTTTCGGTCTGGGAGTGGTTTGAAATCGACAAGGAAAAGCCTGCTTTCGTATATGTTTATAATTAGTACTTAGTTATTTATATATACGAAAGCAGGTTATGAAACGCTCCCAGACTCGAATTAAGCAGCCTGTTTCCGTGGTCTTTTTTTCCTGATCACTTTGGCAGGATCGTATCCACCCAGACTTTTCATCACCGTCAGCGGGACTTTATTCATGAAGTGACCAGCGTTCTGACAGAATCCGCGGAAGACCACCAGCATACTTCCGCCTGGGTTGATATTGACCTCAACCAAACCCAATGTGACGTCTGGTTCCATGAACGCTACGCGGCCGCCAGATAGAACTACCGTCTGGTTTGCGCACTCGGTGGCGCGCTCATACCACATCGTGTCGAGCGATTGCGGAATGAGCATAACGGTGGTTACACCACGCGCTTGCTCTCGGATAGCCGCCTCTATCCAGGGGGTTATTTTGGAGTAGGGCGGGTTGAGAAAGGCCACCGTACCAGGATCACCCCAACTGGACTTAAGAGCATCTCGTTCCACACCGATGTAGCTCGGAAGAAGCGCGTTTTCTTTGTTACAGGCGACATCAACATCAAACGTAATGCCGAGATATCGCTGAATGGCGACAAACAACCATTTCGGTGTGCGCCAAAGGTCTCGAAGAGAGGCATCTCGCTCTCGCTTTTTGATTTTTTCGGCTGCTATCATTTTACAATCCAATAGGTAAGTACTTACCTATTTTTTCATGTCATCTTACGAATGGCAAATAAAGAAAAAACACGCCAGATTGCTTAACGGGAGACGCTCTGGCGTGTTTTTTACTGTTGGGGCATACGAATAACTGTCCAACGCTCTAAAACTATCAGGGGGCTTCAGAGCGCGAAACGGATCGTCAGCCAATGGAATACTCCGCGATAAATTTCCTTACGATCGGGGACTCTTCATTAAGAAGCAATCTTCCACCATCCCTCGTAGCGATTCCCGTGACTGGGAAAACAGCCATCATCTGGCCAGCCTGAGTTGACGCGGTGCTGAGTGGATATGGCTTTTCCGGATAACTCATTAACGCAAGCTTAATGCTATTGCTGCTTGCCTCTTTTGTGTCAATAAGATGCCGCAATGCAATCACCGTGTAGATGCTGATATCCGGTCCGCCATTGAACCAATTTAGCAGGTTAGAGATCTTGTCTTTTGCCTTGACCGGCGCCGCATTCAGAGCTTCGATGAAGACCTCACGTTTCAGGCCAGCCACAGCATAAAAATCATCGCCCTTATCGTTCAGGCTGAATCGGGGCTTGGGTGCTGCACGCTCTTTTTTCGCCGCCTTCGACTCTTTTGGCTGTGCCGCAACTGACGATTCTTTGGCGTGTTTCTCCTTTTTTTCATCAGTCTGAGGTTTATCACCCTGTGTCGAGTCGATCTCAGGAAGAGGTGAGATCGACTCGACTTGAGGTATCTCAACATCAACCACCTTCAGCGACTCATGTTCGTTTTCCAACTCTTCAAACACACCGGTGAGATCGCCGCCGTCTTTCGCTTCCATTACAGTTTCAGCAACAGCCGGCACCGGCACGATCGTCTCATCGTTAAGATCTGCCAGCAGGTCGTCTATTTCGTCTCCTACAACGGCCTCCGAAGCCAGTTTTTCAGGCTCATCGAGCAGTTGCAGCATGGCGGTCAGCTCATCCAGATCATCTTTTTTGACTGTATTGTTGAGGGTGCTCATGTCTCTCTCCTTTACGTTGTGTGAGCGTTTATACGTTTTTGGGTTGAGAGCATTTTGTCAAAACCTATTAGGCGGAAAAGAAGTAAATACAGGCAGTTGGGATAATGAGAGGTGCGAAAGCGCCGTCAGGCGCTTTCAAATGGGAGCTTATAGAAGCCGTATTTTTCCCGTGCTTTGAAAAAGCAGTGCATCATCAGATCGGTATCATAGAGCGCGCTGTGCGCCTTAGCCTTGTCATAGACAAAACCCAATGAGAAGGCGAGTTCCTCCAGTCGCGGCCGTTTGCCGTGTTCTGTCGCCCACACGGAAAATAGAGTGTCAATCAATGGGACGTCTGGAAGCGAAAAACCGTAACTTTTCAGCTCATGCCTAATAAACGGAATGTCGAATGCTTCGCCATTGTGGGCTATCCAAATATCGGAAGAAGAGAGGAATGAAGCGACAGATGAAGCGTGATCGGCTAGTAACGGCTCAGCGGCTAAATCTTCAAGACAGATACCGTGTACAGCTTGCGCTTTAGGATCGATACTGCGACGCGGGTTGAACCGCATTACAAAACTATCAACCATTGCCTGGGTCTCAATTTCGTACTTCACCATTGCGATTTCAATGATCTTATGGCCTGAGAGAAAATCAATACCTGTAGATTCGATGTCCACCCCTGTAGCAATCACTTTTTATCTCCTTTTACTGGTCGTTTGGATGGTGTGAAAATGGCAGCTTCAACATCCCATCCCCTCAAAATTCGCTGCGAGATAATGGTCGCAGTCAAGCCAACCTCTCTTGCCCATTCGGTAATCCGCTGAGTTCTGCCACGACACTCGATCAGACGCTTACTATCTCGGTTGGCATATGTGTCGACGCTGGCGTTAAGCGCGCGATCTAATGGCCACCCCTTCTTGATTCGATAGTGAAGAGTAGATGCCTGAATCCCAACTCTTTTAGCCCATTGTGAGAGAGTCAGCTTTTCCCCCATATGCTCCAAAATTAAGTTTGAACGCGTGTTATTGGCCTGCTCTTCAAAAGTCGCCCATCTGCAATTTTCAGGTTCGTAGTCACCATTCACATCTTTGCGATCAAGAGACATCCCTTCTGGTCGTTCTCCCATGTCAGCATAAAAATTTTCAAAGATTTGCCACCGCTCACAGACTTTGATACCTCGGCCGCCATACCACTTATAGGCGTGATGGGTTGTTTTTTCACATCGTTCCCGCATACCCAGCCATATACGATAAATTGGCGTTTTACTCATACCATGAGGCTTTATGCTACGACGATGTGCGTTGTAGACACAGCCACACGATATTGTCGCCCCGTGATTTAGCTTCCCGTAACTAACTTGGCAGGTGTTACCGCAATCGCAGATGCAATCCCAAAGTCGCCCCTGTTTGTTTGAAATACCGGAATATTTAAGTGCAACCAACTTTCCAAAACGTTTGCCTGCTATATTTACTGGTTGTCCCATTACTACTCCTTACAGCTTTTTGGCACCTTTAAGCAGTGCGCTACGCACGAATTGAGCTGCTTTTTTGATGGTCTCCTCCTGCGATTCGCACACTACCGGCGCATGCCACTCACCAGTGGTGACGTTGAGAATGCGAATTTCATTGGTATCCAGACAAATCGACACATACAGAACCGTGCCGGCAGCCATTTTGATATGCATGGGGAAGATAGGCCGCTTGCCGCGTTCGCTGAACTGGGACATTGCCACATTCAGAACCTCTCCGACATCATCGTCTACCAATCCCTGAACGGACTCAAAAACAGCTCTGATAGCCAGCCTAGCCTCTCGTTCTGTCATCAGCGATCGGGACTGCTCGTCTGCGATGCGTGTCAGCGCCTCTATCGTTTTACGATCTAACTCATCAGCCAGAGATATTTCGCCTAACATTCTGTTTTCCTAGAACTATTTTTCGTGATGTTATTCTGGCATTCCTTCACAGGGGAACAAGAATCAGTGGAAGGTGACGCGATTTGAGATACGGCTCTCTATACGTTCCACATGACGGTCGATTACTCGCATGATCGAGCGTGCTCTTGCGTCAACAGAAATGCAGGTTTCCGACAGGACGAAAACCTGCAGATCTCCGGATTTGCCCAGAGAGTTAATTTTTGTCAGCTCGCCACACATCAACGAGTCGATACGAGCGACATAAAGACGATCAAGCGAACCTCTCTGGGCACGTTCATAATCTTGTGCTCTCAAATTCACGCCCGGGCGCAGCCCCGCAATGACATTAAAATTGGACAACGCGGTCTTGTGGCAAAAGCGCTCAATTTCCAGCGCCAGATCAATACATCGTTTGTCATTGGTCTGGCCGACCAAATCGAGCGTATAAGCCATCACATCAGCAGGCGTACGGTCTATTACAAAACCTTCCGCTCCGCGTGTTACCAGCTCAATATGGCGGGCAACTTCCATCTGCACCTGCAGACGCTCAAAGAGCGGCATTGGATCGCCTACGTTGACTCCAAGCCTTGTCATCAGTGCGCCGACGCCAGCATCCACATACGGAATGCCGTAATGCTTGTCGATAAACTTTGCCAGGGTTGTTTTTCCGCTGCCCTGAGCGCCAGTTATCCCAATTCGGTAATCCATTACCACCTTCTGTAAACAATCTGTTGGAAGCCGGGCTCATCCTCCGTTCCCCGTTGTGTATGAGCCGTTAACACAGGAAAGAAGCCGAGATTACACATCATTTGCCGCGGAAAATGAGCATCACTGTCAGGAACGTCTACGCCCATATGCGATAGCCAGAGTTCCTCGACGTGAGGCAGAAACAGAGAATAGATCTGCTCACCGCCGATAACCCAAACGGGACCATCAAGCTGCATTACATCGTCCATAGTGGCAGGGTAAAAACCATTGGGCATGAACCCAGATGGGCGCGTCAGAACGACGTTGTGGCGCTCCGGAAGCGGGCGCTTAAGACTTTCCATTGTCTTTCTGCCCATGACGACTGTGGCGTTTGTGGTGAGCTCCCTGAACAGTTTTAACTCTGAGGGGCAGCGCCAGGGGAGTTCGTTTCCTCTACCGATCTCATAATTGCGACCGACAGCTGCAATCATCTTCATTGAGACACCTCATACATTACCGGGCGCTGGTGGAAACCAGACAGAGCGGCTCGTAGGCGTGACGAACTCACCAGTGCCGCGATCATCAGATCATCTTTATGCGCGGCAAGCGTGCGCTTTATATGGGTTTCGTAATTGACTCCACGTGGTGCCAGGTGCAGCCAGTCATAATCAATGCCGAAATCTCTCAGCCATTTTTTGGTTGCGCTTTCGAGCGCTTCCGGGCGGTGGCTGATAAGCACCACTTCAGCACCGGAGCGAGCAAAGCCACGCAACATGCGGCTTGTGGGAAATATGAGCTCATCACCTGCAACGAGAGTGTCTGCGTTTTCATCAGCAGCGGCTTTACGATGGCCGGCTCTCGCCAGCACATCTTCAATTTCACATAACACATACATGCCTCTGGCCATATCACACCGCCACTGGAGCCTTAATCCATGGAAGTGGTTCGTAGCCGAGGATCTGCACGCCGTCCCATTTGAAGTCATCCAGCTCTTCCCATTCGTGCGGGAAGACGACGATGGGGTCGGACGACTCCGGATGTTCGCGAGCCAGTAGCTCATCAACCTGCTCCAAGTGGTTGTTGTAAATGTGAACATCAAAGCCGAAATGGACGAAGGCGCCAGCCATGTGACCCGTAATCTTCGCAATGAACTGCGTGAGGATGCCGTAACCGGCAATATTGAATGGCATACCAAGGAAAGTATCGACACTCCGCTGCACCAGGCAGGAGTTCAGGATACGTTTAGGGATACCAAGCTCATCCAGCATTGGCTCAGAGATACTGCCTCTCTGCTCTATCAGGCAAAGCATCTGGGTATAGATCGATTCATAGCCATGCCGGTTATGCTGGATGCCAATATCGGTGGCCATAGACAAACGGGTCTGGAAATCGAGCTCACGACTCCATACGGATAACACAAAGTGGCAAGGTGGAAGCTTCATATCCTCCAGCTCACCAACATTCCAGGCATTAAGCAGGATGCGGCGATCGGTCGGGTTGTTGCGCAACTGATCAACCATACGTTGTAACTGATCGATTTCACGGGTGATAACGACGCGGTCTTCATTCAGCCCAATGTAACCTTCAACGCGATAACCACGTTCCATGAAGATGTCCTCCTTAAGGCGATACTCGCTGTAAGGGACAATTCTGGTGTCCTCCCATCGGCGCCACTGCTTGCCATATACAGGCCCTAAATCGCCATTTTCATCTGCCCAAGCATCCCAGATCTTCACACCATGCTCTTTAAGGAACCCAATGTTGCCTGAACCTTGTAAATACCATTCAAGCTCAACCAGTAGCGGTTTCAGGTTTACCTGTTTTGAAGAAATGAGCGGAACAGCACCGCCGGTAAGCATGTAGTAGGAAGGCACATAAGAAACGCCAAGCGTACCGGTGCCGGTGCGATCTTCGGAGGGAACGCCGGTATCAACAACGGTCTGAATGACACGGCCATAAGAGCTCGAAGCCAGCTGACCGTTACTGAATTCTCGATTAAGTAAAAAAGACAATATGACCTCAAATAATAAGTAAGTACATACCTATCATTTTAAACACAGAGAAGACATCCAGGCTAGAAATTAAGTAAAAAAATGGTGGCCACGGGGCCACCAACGCTCAACTTTATCGAAAATAAAGATTGATAAGGATAGAAATAGACAATAGATCACACGTCCATTTAAATATATATTGATAAGTTAGTACTTACAAGGTGTTTTTAACCACTTCATACAGCGAAGATGCCTGTGCTTGCTCAAGGAAACGAGACAGATCGACATCGCTATATGTCGGCGATTTAAGGATTTTTCCATCAGACAGGCGATAGCCGATCATCATGTCAGTGCCGTCAGCATGGCGGAATCCGAGATCATTCTTATCATATTTACAGCTCTCAACGGCAAGACGACGCGCTTCAGCATCCGCCGGCCACAGCTTTGTCATATTAGAACGGTGGATCTCCGCCACCAGCTCCACGACGTCGACGCCAAGGAAATCAGCCAGGCGATACACCATCATGCACGCCACATAGATTTTGTTCATCACGCGGCGCAGATCCTGAATCAGCTCAGCATCACCTACCTTGTTATGTTCAAGTTTATCGGCCAGCGCGGCCAACATAAGCGCAGCTTCTTCTGCTTCATTGAAGGGGATGGCCATATCGTCGAAGACGGTATTTCCAGGCACCATAATGGTATGAATAAAGCGATCGACGCTTTGCTCCTGAGTGTAATAGCTCATGCCAGTTGATAGCCCACCTTTGATGGCTACCATCGTCCCGACACCCACATACAGGAAGTCAGCCATTGCATCCAGCAATCCCTGCATATCCCCCTTTTTCGCTGCAGGCAGCCCTTCTTCTACCGCCTCTTCATGGATCAGCTTAGCGCGCAGGCGCAGCAGCTCCGGAGTGGGCATTACACGACGCGGGTGCTGAAACAGCTCGTGGAACTGGTCAACCATCTTGTAAATACTCTCTGTCGCTTCTCCAAAACCGGGGTTCAGCTCATATGGCTCTGGTTTGAAGCCCACCAGCTTATCGGTGGCCAGCTTGAGATGGTCGGTCAGTTTCGTTAATTTCATGCTTTATCTTTCCTTAGTGCTTTTTTTCGCGTTCATTGTGGCCCAGAGCGACCAGGCCACAAAATCTTTATCCAGGCTTACAAATCGGCAAACTGGCTTAGGCCAGCGCGATCAACAGCGGAGTCAATCTGGCCAACGAGATAAGTGCTTTGCTCAGCTTCCTGCGGTGCAATCTGCAAGGTGTCGGACAACAGCCATTTGTTCATCCACACCAGCGGGTCATCTTTTATCTCCGGGTACAGTGGTTTCAGGCCAAGACGGCGCATCGCAAGATTGGTTCGGTATTTAACATAGCTTTTCAGGATATCGGCGTTTAAACCAATCATTGAGCCGTCTTTAAACAGATAATCTGCCCAGCGCATTTCCTGTTCGGCAACGTCCATCATGGTCTGATAGATGAATGGTTCCTCATCCGCAGCGATCTGGGCCCATAGCAAGCCTTCGCGGCCTGTACGCATAAACCGGAGCATTCGTTCTGTGCCTTCGCAATGAAGCGCCTCATCGCGCGCAATGAAACGCATGATTTTGGTGTTGCCCTCAAGTAATTTCCTTTCTCCAAAAGCAAACGTACAGGCGAAGCTAACGTAAAAACGAATGGCCTCCAGCGCGTTGATGGATACCAAAGTACGGAACAGCTGGCGCTGGAGAGGGTAGGGCTTTCCGTCAAATTCGGAGACGTAGAGCCGTTCGAATTCATCTTCTCCCAGGTGCTGGCGCGCGCAGGTCATCTCATAGAGCTTGTCGTATTCTGTAGAGATACTGATAGCCCGGCTGATAATTTCCTCGTCGGTCACAATGCCATCGAAGACAATGCTCGGATCATCCACCATGCCGCGAATAATATGGGTGTAGCTGCGGCTGTGAATGGTTTCAGAGAACGACCATGTTTCCACCCATGTTTCGAGCTCTGGAATTGAAATAAGCGGCAGCAGCGTTGCGTTTGGGCTGCGTCCCTGAACGGAATCCAGCAGAGTCTGGTAACGGAGGTTGCTCAGGAAAATGTGTCGCTCATGCTCTTGCAGCTTAGTATTGAAATCGATGCGATCGGTGGTTATGTCGACTTCTTCCGGGCGCCAGAAGAAGGAGAGTTGTTTTTCAATCAGCTTTTCGAAATCGCGGTACTTCTGCTGATCGTAGCGCGCAACGTTGACAGACTGCCCGAGGAACATAGGCTCTTTGGTTGCGTCGTTAGCGCCCAAACGGAAAGTGGAGTAACTCATGTGTTTCCCTTTGAATGTTATCGGTATTATTAAACAATTTGATTAGATGCACTTCTAAACAAGTTATTATCTTATTGGTTAAAATGAGGCATTCAATGAAGTGAAAGGTGGGGATATCTCCCCACGCTTATTAGATTTTGCATGCGCCATCGCACTCATCTTCTGGCTCAACCAACGCAACAGAGGCCAGATCATCGTCTTCGCGTTTACCGGCACCATCTCGTGTGTTGTGGTAATAAAGCGTCTTCACGCCTTGCTGATAAGCGAAGAGCAGATCTTCAAGCAACTTCATCATTGGAACCTTGTCGCCCGGGAAGCGAGTAGGGTCATAGTTGGTGTTGGCTGAAATAGCCTGGTCAAAGAACTTCTGAATGATCGCAACTTTGGTCAGATAGCCGCGGTTATCCGGCATATCCCAAAGGTACTCGTACTGATCTTTCAGCTCAGCAAAGTCCGGAACCACCATTTTCACGATGCCGTCTTTGGATGATTTCACGGAAACAGGGCCACGCGGCGGTTCGATACCATTTGTGGAGTTGGTGATTTGGCTGGACGTTTCGCACGGCATCTGAGCTGTCAGGGTAGAGTTACGCAGACCATATTCGCGTATGCGGCCACGCAGCTCTTCCCACGGCATTTTCAGCTCAAAGGACGTATCAGGGTTAGCGTCAAGCGACTTGCGGTAATGGTCAATCGGCAGCTGTCCCTGGGCATATTTAGTTTGGGAAAACCAATCACAGGCGCCTTTGGCTTCCGCCAGCCGGCAACTTGCATCAAGCAGGTAATACTGGATCGCTTCAAACGTTTCATGCACCAGCTGGTTGCCGGCCGGATCAGAGTAGTTAAATCCGTTCTTCGCCAGATAGTACGCAAGATTGGTAACGCCGACACCCAAACTACGACGTGCTTTTGCCGGAATTTCCGCTGCGGCCATCGGGTAATCCTGATAGTCGAGTAGGGAATCGAGCGCAGCCACCGCATAGAATGCAACCTCTTTCAGCGTGTCCAGTGAGCGTAATGCCCCCAGATTAAACGCAGACAGCGTGCAAAGGGCGATCTCACCATCGGGGTCATCGGTAAACGCCAGCGGTTTAGTTGGCAGCGTAATCTCCATGCATAAGTTTGACTGGTGAACTGGAGCGACTTTCGGATCGAAGGCGCCGTGTTCGTTCATATGGTCAACGTTCGCAATATACACGCGGCCGGTAGAGGCTCGTTCCTGCATCAGGGTTGAGAACAGATCAACAGCGGGAACGGATTTCTTGCGGATGCTCTCATCAGCTTCATATTGCAGGTACAGCGCTTCGAATTTGTCCTGATCGACAAAGAAAGCATCATAGAGCCCCGGCACATCATGCGGGCTGAACAGCGTAATATTCTCGTTGCGTACCAGGCGGCGATACATCAGGCGGTTGATCATTACGCCATAGTCCAGATGACGAACACGGTTCTCCTCGATGCCGCGGTTATTCTTCAACACCAGCAGACTTTCAACTTCCAGATGCCAAATAGGGTAGAAAGCCGTCGCGGCGCCGCCGCGAACGCCACCCTGCGAGCATGATTTCACAGCGGTCTGGAAGTGTTTCAGAAAGGGGATTACGCCAGTGTGGGTTGCTTCTCCATTGCGGATCTCACTCCCCAATGCACGCAGTCGGCCAAAACCAATCCCAATGCCAGCACGACGCGACACGTAATCGATAATGGCAGAGGACGCAGCGCTGATCCCTTTCAAACTGTCTTCGGACTCAATCAGAACGCAGCTGGAGAACTGGCGCGTCGGGGTACGGACGCCGGCCATGATTGGGGTGGGCAGAGACAATTTGAATGTACTGGTGACGTCATAGAACCCCTTCACCATTTCCAGACGTGTTTTGCCGGCACAACCATCTTCCCAATTCTGGAAAAGACACATACCCACCAGCATATACAGCTGCTGCGGGGCTTCGTAAATTTCGCCGGTGACTCGGTTCTGGACGAGGTACTTACTCGCCAGCTGAACAGTTGCGGCATAACCAAAGAGTTCGTCACGCATGGGTTTGATATACACGCCAAGTTCTGCGATCTCTTCGCGGGAGTAAAACTTAAGCAAATCCTCATCGTAAACGCCGCGGCTGACGTTGCTGACGATATGATGATAGAAACTTGGGTAAGCGAATTCGCCGAAGGCGTCTTTGCGAATTTTGAACATGTTCAGACGTGCTGCGACCTGGGAGTAGTTCGGAGTTTCAGGCGAAATCAGATCTGCAGCCGACTTAACCAATGCCTCATGAAGCTGCGAAGTTGTCATGCCGTCAAAAATGCTCGCGGCGGCGCCCATGGCTACGGCAGAGGCGCTTACGTTACGTATACCTTCTACCCCCCACATCACGACGCGGTTGTACTTCTCTTCGGATAGCGGCTCTGTGGAGCCATTACGTTTGACAATCCTTATCATGTATCACCCATCAAAAAAGGCCACTAAATGTAGTGGCCTATAGTATTAAATAAGTACTTACCTATCAATTGAGGATTATAAAATCCCTTTAAGAACGTCGCGGACTTGTCGGAACTGGTCTGTCTGCATTCCAGAATATATCGAAGCTATGGCATCAGCCAGGTGCTCATTCTTGGCAACGAGTACATCTTTCCCCGCTTGTTTCCGACGCAACCAAGGGGCATCAGGCTGTTTTGTAACCGCCCACTGGATGATCTCTTCTTTAGATGTGGTCAGTTTATTCCCGACGTAGTGCTTAATTTCATTAGGCGTAACCTGGATAAGTGGCTTATCAACGCAAGCAAGAACGCCGATACATACACCGTAAGAAGTCTGCGCGCGAGAGCTTTGACTACCCACCGGTAGTTCACAAAATACCATGTGGGCCTGTTCAATGATGGGCCTGGCGGTGCGCCAGATTTCTTTAGCCCGGCGCAGATCATCGCTGTTTACTCTGACGGTTTTCTTCGTTCCGCCGGCTTTGGTTTCAACCAGTTCAAGACCATGGATTTCCAGTTTGTCTGTATCCAGATCCAGCGTACCAATGGCCAGCCCGAAGTTGCTCATTGAAGGGTCGACGCCAACTACTTTGATCACTTTACTCATAGAGTTTCCTTACCATGTTGCCCATACCGGGCATTCCATTAATTTCTCTTCCAGGGTTTTAACTGGAGACTTGCGAACGGGCTCTGGAATGCGGCTCACCACGTGTATGTTGTCACTGGTCAGCACACCATTTTCTATGTCTGCGTCGATCATGCTCTGCCCGATGAAGTAGGACATGATATCTGTCAGCTTACGCGCAACCATCCTGTTAGAACGAAGTAGGTAGGGGACAGAGAGCTCAACAATTGCCTTATCGCCATCTTCAGTCTCGAAGCTTAATTTACCTCTTTCTGGAAATGTCCCATGTGAATCGCAATTGAAATTGATGCCAGCAAATGCCTTGCCTGGCATTGCAACCTGCCCAGCACGTGCATTTGCCAGTCGAGTCAGGTTAGTAAACGCGCTGCTGGTATGCGCCTCTATCGCCCCGTACTGCGCATCATCTTTGATAACCATCTCAGGTGATTCCGGGATCACCACGAACCCAGGCCCAGTGTGTGGAAGATAGCCACCTTCCGAAAATGGGTTGATCAGAATGGGCGCTGTACTTCCTGACGGCATCGATTTCAGACTTGGCATTAACGGGGTCTTGAAAAGTAGATCTTTCAGAGCCGTAAACTGCTCCGTCTCAATATTGAGATTTTGCCAACCGACACCAGGAGCCGCCCCAGCAGCGGTATAGCTGTTAATCAGCCTGAATGACTGCATCACAGCAAACATTTGCAAAAACTGCGTGCGGCTAAGATTAAACGACATAGCTGCGGCCCTCTTTCACTTCCACTGTGATGGTTTCCCGGAACCATGACTTCATTTCTTTGTGAGAAATGATCATCACCGTGCCGCGCTCGCGCGCTTTTGCTTCCAGAATACCCATCAGACGCTCCAGCCCGGCAGTATCCAGCGCATCGTCAATTTCATCACCGATAAACAGCTCGATGTTCTTGCTCGCGCGGCTGGCCACCAGATCCTGCAGAGCCAGGGAGCACGCAATGCGCACTTTGCGTTTTTCGCCACCTGACAATGTCTGGAAGGTTTTGCTGGCGCCGATCTTGCGCACGCTGATATTGAACTTATCGCGCCACTCGCCCTTCTTGGTTGATTCCATCGTTGACCATTCCGCCACAATGTTTCCGTCCGACAGTGTATTGAGATATTCCGCTGTCTGAGCATTCAGGAAAGGCGTCACGGATGTCAGGATATGCGAGCGAACGCCGGCAGGAGAGTAGACCTGGCGCGCTTTATCAAGCAGCAGAGCCTGCTCCTGTATATTCTTTAACTCAGTTTTAAGTACACCATAGTTAGATTTATTGGCAGCCAGGCTTTCTTCATGGCGTTTGATGACAGCCAGAAATGGGTTAATTTCTTTGGTAATGCGATCTACTTCGCTTCGCGCCCGGGCAACCAAAGCTTCTACAGCCACGACTTCTTTTTCCCGATGACGAAGCGTTCCAAGCTCTTTAGTCAGTTGTTCGATTCGGGAAATAATGGCAGACACATCTGGTGTACTAGCGACAAGTGATGATTCGATTTTGAGCGCCTTCTCAAGATGCTCTTGGTATTTAGCCACTGACGTTGCAGATGCCTGCGCTTGGCTGATCTCACTGCGCGCCTGTTCAACAAAACTCTCCTTCACGGTGGACAGATCTTCAATGCAATAAGACTTGCCACAGGTAGGGCACGGCTCACCGACTTTGGTATTTACTTCTTCCGCTTTCACCTTGAATGCGCGAGCACGTTGCATCGCTTCCTTCTGGATGTTTTCGGTAATGCGGATGCTGGCGCGTATATCAGTGATCGCTCCACGAACCTTAACCAGCTTGGCGTCGTGCTCTTCTTTGGACGCAAGTTTTTCCCGCTCTTTACCGATGGCATTTTCAGTATCGCGGATCTGCTCCGGCAGACTGCGCAACTCCATTTCGACCTCAGTGAGCGTGACTTCCGCTCCAACCAGATCGGCACGGGCGACATCAAGCCGTTCGCTGCGGTCTCGCTCCCAGGCTTCAGAGGAGGTTTTGGCAGACTCCAGCTCATTCTGGGCCGATTCGACCAGAGACAAGCAAGCGTCCATCTTGGTTTTAGTGGTCTCCATGCGTGCGGCAGCTGCGTTGGCTCGTTCGCGAGCAATCGCGTAGGCTTTGGTGAGACGATCGACGCCGGCAGCCTCTTCTACGATGGTTTTGAGGTTTTTATCCGACATGCCAGGCAAATCAGGCATCGCCTCCTGACTGGCATAGATCGATGCCATAAATACTTCTTTTGACGCACCGATCAGTCGCTCTACAAACTCCTGGGTGAGCGAATCTTTACCCTTTGTCATGTCGCCGTCTTCGCCACGGACGATAAGCCGGTTTTTAAATTCCTTATGCTTGCGGTGGCGGATAATGGCGTAGCGTTTACCTTCGTCTTCAATGGTGACTTTTACGCGACAGTTCTTCTCATGGCCCGTAGAGAGAACGTCGTCACCTTTAACACCATGGGATGTCTCGCCATAAATACACCACATCAAACTATTCATGAGGGTTGATTTACCAGCGCCATTGCTGGCGGCCGATGAGTCCCCGGCATTAACACCCTGGATGAGCACCAGCCCACGCTGATCAAGCTCGACCTTGGCGTTTGCCAGCGCCATGAAGTTTTCCACTTCGAGCGTTAAAAATTTCATGCTTTGCCTCGAATTGCTTTAGTCAATTTCAGCCCTTTGCGAAGGCGGTATTCCGTATGTGCCGGGAAGGAGTTGCGTGACAGGAGGCCACGTTTCGTTAGTTGACCAAGGTAAAACGCCTGTGGGTTTCCTTCTGGCGGATAGGGCTTCTGGAATAAAACGGGCTTCCCGCTTTCAAGCCGTTTAATCATCTGGATGAAATCCCAGAAATTATTGTGGGAGGAAGTCACTACACCGCCTCCGCACTTTCCGCTTCGGTGAGGATCTCCTGACACAAGGCATTCAGTTTGGTTAGGTCAAATCCACCGTCTGTGTCATGAACGATTTTGCAGTAAGCAGAAACAGACTCGCCAAGGCTGTCGATTTTGCTGGTCTCTGAGGTGCTGGCAGTACCCTCCATCATTGAGCCCTTGCGGATGAAGTTGCATACAACACCTTTCGCTCCCATGGACTTCAGGACGTTCTGCAGCTTGATGCCTTCCTCATCGTTTTCGACGACGGCCCGGAAGCGCACGTAATTGCCGCGTATCTGCTTGTCATCCACATCGTCTTCCAGGTTTACGAATTTCGGCGCCGAGGTTTCGAAATGACTGAACGAGCCGTCAGGGTTCACAATCATGTAGCCCGCCAGCGAACCTACGTCCCCCCAGTTTTGGTGCGTCAGCGCGCCGACACTGATAACTCCGGGGATCACCTCCTTGTGGTTGTGGTAATGGCCGGACAGTACCAGGCGAAAGCCTATGTCTTTCAGCTCCTGCGCATCGATGCCAACATCAGGCATTGTTGGGATAGCTTTGTTGATGGCGGTATGAATCACGACGTCGTGCAGATCCCCGTCAAGCCGCGCACGAAGTGCTTTCAGGTCACTAATTAACTCGGCGTGGTTGTTTCGCCAGCTCACCATATGGGCTGTGACGTCACCCAATTTGATGCTGTGTGGCTTACGGCCGCAGACGATCTGTACACCAATCGACTTCAGCGCCGCAGCGGCGTTAGCGCTGTAGACAGAGTCATTTGTTTCGAGGTCATGGTTGCCGGCCAGCATCGCAACACTGAGCCCCAGATCTTTGACGATCCACTCATAGGCATCGGAGACGTAGTTGAGTACGGTAGGGGATACGGTTCCGCGGACGTGGAATGTGTCGCCGGCCACCAGCATGTGGCTGCAGCCCGCTTTTTTCATAGCGATGGCCGCTTCTTTTGTGGCCTCCAGCTGAATGGCCAGCCGAGAGTTGAGACCATCTGCATCGGTCGTCGAGAATGAATCCCATTTGTGATAATGGGGATCGGAGATCACCCCATATGGCAACGTCATGTGTATTTTCCTTTGTGGTTATTTTGATATAGATTCTAAGCATGTAAAACAGGCCAACAACCAAGTAAACACGGCACATTAGAAAATCTACAGGCGGAATATTATGGCAAAATAGATAAGTAAGTACATACCTATTTTTATAAGGTAGAGCTAGACACTTAAGTAAGATCTAGGCTCTAGGTGTGGTCTCAGCGTGGGTTGCGGAAAAGCAGTTGAGTACCTGTGGGGCTGGTATCAACAAGGTGAAAGCCTCGGCGTTTAAGCATTTCAGCCATTTTTGTTGATTTGACGTAACACTTTGCCATCATTGGTTGTTGTGCGTTTGAGTCAATCATGTCCGACAGGAGCATCGAACCATACCCCTTACCCTGCATAGATTTGGTGATACAGACGGCACGGAGTTCAAGACGTGGATCTCCAGCTGGATCAATCGCAGGGGTAAACCAGATCAGGCCAATTTTTTTATCGTCTGAACGACGAAGCAGGATGAAGATGAAATGGCCTGAATAACCTTCAGCGTCGCGCGTCTTAATCGCTTCTCGCGTTTGTTTTTCAAACTTCTTCCCACCGGCTGGCGTGATGATCTCATTTGTAAAGTGACCAAGACGTGCTCCTTCCTCGAATTCATGCATCAGAAAGGGCATATCAGCCAGAGTAATCTCTCTTGAGTAAAAATCGTCCATATATCACCCCCTTGGCTTCTCAGATGCATTCTAAGCTACGCTATTTTGTATTCGCGTAAAGCCCCCTTTTTTCGTTTAGGGTTCCTCAGAGAGCTTCTGACGCGCATTTGCGATGCTAAACACTTCTGCTTTTGGCCGAGGGTCGACTAAATCGAGTTCTTCTTCGCTGTGATACTCGATGTCAAAGTCTCGTTTGATGTGTCTGATGTAAATCGCAGTGAGCAGGCTGTCTTCTTTCAGGAAGTGGCCATAGGATCTGCGGATCACTTCACCTACTTTTTCGATCTTCTCTCCGCCCATACAGAGGTGATTGAATCGACTGTGCTTTCTCAGCATTTCATCAACTGGCCCAGAGTAAACCTTATCCACGACACCGAATCGAAGGATCTTCGCAGTATCAGCTTCAACCAGGCAGACAATCTTCCCCTCGGTCAATCTGTCACGCCAGGTAACGCCTGAACGCATAGTGTTGAAGTAGGGGGTATCCAGACCGATGATCGGTTTTCGAAATGCCAGCAGCGGTACGTATCTGGCACAGCTGTTCAGGTGGAAGTTAACGCCGGCGTCACGCAACTTGAGTCGGGTCTCGTTGATGTTGCACTTCGAGGCTATGCCACACAGGCTGCAGAGAACCTTCTCGTTGCTCAGTGTGGAGTTTGATTCTATGGTGTAGGTTCCGTCTTCCAGACGGCGTACCCAACGTGTGCGTTTTAAGTCCATGTTCTCGTTTTAGTGATTGTTGACCGGAACCACGATAGCTTACTAGGCACACCTGTAATCGCAAATGCCTGTTTTACTTATCCACTTATCCACTGGTTAGATCCCAATAATAAGATCCCTATACAGATCCCTATATAGATCCAAAGAGATCCCCGATCGCCGCAGGCCGCGCCACGCCTGGGCTAAGGACTGATCCGTGTATGCTGTCAGCGGTAAACGATATGCTGTCAGCGGTACGGTATATGCTGCCAACGGTTTTGTGTATGCTATCAGCGGTAATTGACGTATGCTGTCAGCGGTTAGAACCAAAAGGTATCCACATGTCCACAAGAAAGAAAAAAGAGAGCGATATCAAAGAAATACCTGAAGATAACGAAATTCTTGAGGAAGAAGCTCTCACTTTGTACACAGGTGACTTAGTTCCTAACAGCAACAATACGGTGCAGCCAATCGCTTTAATGCGTCTTGGCCTCTTTGTGCCGACACTCAAAGGAACGAAAAATAGCTCTCGCAACAAGTCCAACATGATCGACGCATCCAGAGAGCTTGTCCAGCTGGAAGTCGCGCGGTCAGAGGGTTATTCAAACATTAAAATCACCGGTCCGCGACTGGATATGGATCATGATTTCAAAACCTGGGTTGGTGTTGTTCGCTCTCTGGCTGAATACGGCGAGCCAACCGGGCGCGTAGAGCTGAGCATAACGAAGTTCGCCAAGTTCTGCGGCTACCCGTCCTCGCAGATCCGCAAAACCCTGCGAGACCGCCTGACAAACAGCCTGCTCAAGATCATGCGCACGACGCTGTCGTTCCAGCGCACTCATGAAGAGAAGAACGTCGACGACACCAACAAGATATCCCTGTTGATGGTTCACCTCATAAACAGCGTTGATTACAACGAGAAGAAAGACTCTATTGTCTTTTATGCTGAACCTAAGCTGTCTGAGCTCTATCGCTTTGACCACAAAGTTCTGCTGCAGTTAAAGGTCATCAACAAGCTCCCGCGCAAGGAGACGGCCCAGGCGCTGTATACTTTCATCGAAAGTCTTCCTCCTAAGCCGGCACCGGTATCTCTTGCCCGGCTGCGCGCCAGGCTCAATCTGAGCACGCGCAACGTCAGCTCGCAAAACCAGACTATCAGGAACGGATTGAAGTCACTGCAAGAGCTGGGCTATCTCGAATATAGCGAGGTTAAGCGTGGCCGTTCTGTCTACATCCAGATCCACAGTCGTAACCCAAAACTGAAAGTAACATCGAGCAAACCCGAGAAGCCAGAGGCGCCTAAGCAGGCAGAAGAAGCGAAGGGTGAAATTGATGCGAAACAGAACCTCAAAAACAAAATTTCTGAGCTGTCGCAGAACCTGACGCTAGAGAATATCAAGCTGATCGAGATACTCACCAATAGCCTCAAGTTGCTTTGATACGCTGTCAGCGGTTCAACATATGCTGTCAGCGGTAAAACGTATGCTGTCAGCGGTACATTTCCACTATCTGCGGTCTTTATAAATCGACATGGCTAACGTCTAAGGGCAACTGCTGCCCTATGAATGTATGCTGTCAGCGGTGAAAGATATGCTGTCAGCGGTAAAACGTATGCTGTGAACGGCACAAGGTATGCTGCCAGCGGTAATTCACTGGCAACGTATGCTGTGAGCGGTAATACAGCACTGAATTAGATATCCTGAAAACGGGCGATGCATTCGTTGCTTTGCGTCAGGCCCGTGTAGATAACAATATGGCTTCCCCAGTGGTCACTAACCTGCTAACCCGCATGAATGCTAGGTTAGTGGTTACTAACAAATATTATTCCGTCACACTTAAAACGCGCTGCAGAAACATCGGTTAGTGAATCTGCTTGAGCAAACCCCAAAGCGTTTGTGCTTTCGATGTGAGTTTCCCGGTTTCAGGATCAAACATGCGCCATTCCCGACGCTGGTGGATGATGTAACCGTCTTCGCGTTCCAGACGCTCCAGCATGTCCGGTTTTCGGAAGCCTTTCGCTCTCCAGTAGCCGCTTGTTTTCTCAATCTCCAGACCAGTCATTGTGAGAGCCATTAACCAACCTCCTTACATCCGTCGAAAAAGAAACTTTGGTCTTTGCTATGAACGCCGTAGACGTCGTGGGATTTGTTGTAGATAAGCTTGTCCTCGCCAACGCCAACCAGTTTACCGTTGCGTTTAGCCAGATATGGAGATGAGAGAACCTCATCGCCGCGGACGACATAGAACTGCTCTCCGCTATCAACGACCAGCGCGCCGAAGTCAGCTTTAGTAGGTCTGCTGATTTGATCATTTTTCACCTGCGATACGGTCATATCGCATTGGTAAATCCGGGTATCCGCCAGCAGAGAAAAGGAGAGGGCGGCCAGCAGTAGCGTTATTTTTCTCATACCACTATCCCTGTGTAGACCTGTGCTGTAGAGGTGATGACCAGCACCAGTGCGAGCATGTTCACAGTGGTTCCGTTGACAGGAGACAGAGCTTTCTTGAGTGTCCCGATCATCAGGCAGTCCAACATAAACAGTATTGAAAAGATGAGTAACAGGATATCTATGTATATCTTCATAATAGGTAAATACTAACTTATATATTTTGAGCTGTAAATGGCTACGGAAGAGCGCCAAGGCCTGGGATTCCCTAAGGATGGCGAGTCCAGAGCCATTCACCATAAGCAGTGGCTAAGCATCACTTTCAGTACTGGCAGATATCCAAACTAATATTCTCATGTGTTTCTCCTTTTTGGTGTATGTACTTACTTATTATTCTGATCGAGAGAAGGGGAGCAATCGTCCTGTTCAGGTGATGGCTCATCTATTAGAGCAATGACCTCGCGCAGCTGAGCGGCCCATTCAGGCTCAGGTAAGCCTTGGGCGATTTCTGCGTCGATAACATCGAGCGCGGCATTGGCCGCATCCCAGAGCCTCTTCACTTTGATTCTCCCTTCTCCAGCAAACTTTTAATGTCAATCTGTAGGTCGTCTGGCCCTTCGATCACGTCGGACATCCCAGCTCTCATAGCGGCGCCAGATACGTATGCCTCAATTTCCGCCTTGCCTGACGATACGATTTTATCCATCGACTCCTGCATCAGTCTGGTGGAGAAAGAAAGATTAGCTGGCAAATTGGCCGTAGCTGCGCGCAAAGATGCATACACATCCTCCAGCTCACGCTTCCCAGCTCTGCCCTTCTTAACCAGCTCTCCTAAACGAGCAACTTCGGCCATGATCCGTTCAATTTCTTTAGATGCCGTTGCCTCAATTTGAGACTCGAACTTGTCACGAATGCTCTTCTGTTCTGCAATATCAGGGAGACGTTCTGCATCACCTGAACTGCGGTAAGAAATTGTGCAAGGCACCCATCGCCAACGCCGAAGCTGCTGACCATTGCTGCCCACTGGGCCTGGCTGAGTCGAATTTCTACGATCGGTCTGCGCTTATAAGTGCTTCTTCTAGGGGTCGGATGCTCGCGATCCATCGTCATTTCAGCTTCGTATACACCGATCTCAATGTATTCGTGGTGTTTCAGCTCCGAATCGAATAGACGAATGCCGGTTGTATGTACCCGGCTGGTTTTGACAAGACCGAATGCCGGGTGCGACTGGATGGTTTCGCCATGTTTGTTTGTGCTAGTTATCGGATTTTCAATTCTACGATTGCTCATATCATCCTCTGTACTCGATAAACGCTAGGGGAAGCTGCTCAACGCTGTAACCGTTTTGCAGCTCCTTGGTAAAGACACGCTCAACTACTCGTCTGTCTGGGTTGAACATGTAATTTCCGGGATGCTTCGTTTTGAATACGTTTCCGTCTTTCACCAGCCACCAGGCGTCTACGATGGCTACCCGGTAACTACGTGGCACTGTCACATTTGACGTTGGGATTGGGATTAATTCCATATTAGTAACCAAGTTGTTTTCTTATTGTTGATAATAAACAAAATATAAAGGCGTCCAATGGACGCCCTGTGATTACGCTTCTTCTGTTTCGGCTGAAGCAGACTCTTTAGTTCGACGTTCGTCGATGGCTTGTAGTGCCGCAATGATCTCCGGAAGGGGCTTATCACGATACATGTCGACGATCTGCGATTTGGTATACTTCTTGTCGCCAATCTCTACGCGGCCGCTGGCATTCTTTGGCAGGTATCCTTCTTCGAGCATATGCTCAACCAGTGACTCGATAACGTCCAGACCGCGGGTCGGGTCGAAGTAGAATTTCCATGAGCATTTGCCGAATGGCGGCGCCACTTTGTTTTTGATGCACTCGGCGCCAACGTCCTGACCGATCTTATCTTTGCCATCCTTCATGACAGAAGCGCCAAGACGAATACGTACTGAGGCGTAGAACTTCGGAGAATCACCACCAGGGGAGGTGGTCGGATCGCCAAACATCACGCCGATTTTTGTACGAACCTGGTTAAGGAAAATAATGCAGGCATTGTACTTGCGCGCCCAGAGCGCCAGCGTTGGAAAGTTGGCGCTCGTAGCACGAGCCAGGGCCGTATTGTCGTTCATGTTTAACTGATCTTTATCCTTCGCTGTACCTTCCGCCATTTTGTCGAACTTCTCGGCTTTGGAGTTTGGCACCATTGACGCAAGGGAGTCGGCTACGATGCAAATAGGGGCGTCTGCGGGGATCAGCTCTTCGTCTCGCACCAGTTTCAGGATGGTGCCGATCAGCTCAACCGATTCTTCGAACGTGTCCGGCTGCTTATAGACCCACTGGCCGTCATCCTCATCCGCATTCAGCCCGTTTGCCACCGCCAGACCAACGTCAAAGCTGTTTTCGTGGTCGAGGAATACAGCCAGACCCTCCTGTTTCTGAGCGGAGACCATGGCGGCCGTCGCCAGGAAGGTTTTGCCAGCACTTGGCGGCCCAAAGATCTCAACGATACGTCCGCTTGGGAAACCGCCGTCATAGCGCCCGGAGATGGCTTTATTCAGCGGAGGGAAGCCGGAATCAATCCAGTGTGAAACCTTTTGGATCTCATCATTGCTGCCGATTTTCTTTTTTAACGCCATTGCCAGTGCTGATTTTCCTTTTGCCATTCTTAGGCTCCTTTTGTCTCGTTGATGCGTTTGGAAGCGGCGGCTTCATCAAACTTTATTGCGTCGTGGTTGAGGTGTTTGGCCATGCGGGAGAGGATCTTGACGACCTGTTCGCTAATCAGCCCGTACTCTCGCTCTGTCACGCTCATGCCGGCCGCGCCGAGAATGCGCGGCAGAGCAACAACGGCATGTTCTCCATGGAAGAAGACAATCTCCTTAGCCAGCATCGTAGGCGTGGTCGTATTGCCGTTGATGAGTGATTTCAACATCAGCAGTACCTCTCAAAAGGCAAAACGAACACGTCCAGATCTTCCAGGAATGACCGGAAGTTCAGCTCATGGCAGAGCAGTTCGAAGGCTTTCAAATCACGTGCGCCTTTTATCTTTTCGATTTCGCTGGGTGGGAACTTGGTATCGATGAGGTTCATCAGCGTCATGTTGCGTTTGAAGGCTTCCAGCATCCGGCAGCCGGTCTTCTCGTTGAAGGCATTTTTGGCCAGTTTGTTGAATGCCGTTTTGTATCGGCCTTTATTGATGACGATCGAGCCGTCGTTAATGCCGCGCACCATAGCGGCGACGCTTCCCCATTCGTGCAGCAGCTCCTTGGCGCCACCGTCACCAATTCCGCCTACACCTTTGATGTTGTCGGAGGTATCCCCCTGCAGAGCTTTGGCTTCGAGGAAAGCACGAGGAGTAGGCAGGCCGATCAGCTCTGGGAACTGCTCAAAGTTCACCTGCTTGTGTTTGGCGTCTTCACGAAGGCTCACCCAGCTGACTTTTTCTCGAACCAGCTGCAGCCAGTCGCCGTCGCCGGTGAGCAGGTAGATATGATCGACCGTTGGTTGTGGCGCAAGACGACCAACCAGCATCCCCGCCAGGTCATCGGCCTCGGCGTCTTTGGCGATCAGCTGGTTGACGCCAAGGGCTGCCATCATTTTCAGGATGTAAGGCTTCTGGACTGCAAAGCCTTCTTTCATCTTCTTCATTTCCGGATCTTCATCGCGATTTGCTTTGTAATCCGGGTAATAGTCGCGACGCTTGTCGCTAAAGCCGTCCCACAGGATCATGGGGCGAGCGTGAAGAATAGAAGCATAGCGACGAACGTTTTTGACGAAGCCAAACACCGCCTGAACTTCCATTTCGCCGTTATGTAATTTGTCAGATTGCTGGTGGTAATAGCCCAGGCTGTTACCATCCACTAAGAGATAATTCACCGGAAAACTCCTTCCAAAAAGTAAGGCGTCCGTAGACGCCTTAACAGTCATGGTCTTGGATTAAAGCGATTCTAATTCCGCCAGCAGATCGTCAAGACCTTCATCGTCATTAGAGGTGCTGGTCGCGGCCGCAGTGGTAGTGGCGGCAGCGGCTGATGCTTTAACTTCTTCCGGCTCTGGTACGAACTCTGCCTCTGCGGCACGTAAGATCTCTTCGTCTACCAGAGATGTTTTTGCTGGTTCCGGGGTAGAGGTCGTGGCTACAGCGGCTGCACCTTCCGTATGGCCAGTGATGGTGCCAAAACCAGGCAGAGTAGCTGCGCTGGCAGCAGCTGGTGAGGAAATAGCAGCGGTGGCGGCGGCAGGTGCAGCAATACCAATGAGACGCCCCATGGTGCGAACGGTGGACAGCAGACGAGTTTCATCAGCCTGATTGGCGTAAGCGATCAGGTCATGCTGGGTCGACCACAGTTTTTCAGGGATATCGCCCTTGTAGACTTTACGTTTTGGGGATACGTCGTACTTGGTATCGCGACCGGAGCCGGTGCGCTTGATCAGGAACGCATAGCCTTCTTCTTTGCTTAACGGGTTGCCGATATCATCTGCGATATCCTCAGACATCACTTTGCAGATATCGTCGAACACAGTGGACGGGAGCTCAATCAGCTGACATTTTTCTGCGTCGCCAAAGTCTTCACGAGCTGAAAGTACGCCATTGACCAGGTAGCGTGGAGTAGCGCGCATTTGACCGATACGCTCTTCCATTGCCTTGTTGCCTTTGTAGCGAGCGCGACCTTCCATCACCATCTCACACAGCTGGCACGCACGATTGTGAGTGTGCTGTTCGCAGATATAGGCAGTGGTAACTTCTTTGCCCTCCTCATTCTGATGCTTAACGTAGTGCATACCGAAAGTCTGGAAGAACACACCGTTCTGATCCTCCTTGTTGGGGAAGATGCGCAGATAGTTATTACCGTCTTTCAGACGGGTTAGGTCGACGTTGTTGCCTCGTTTGGAAGCAATATCGCCGCGTGTCTTGTTAAGCAGATCAAGTAATGACTTAGACATGTATTTCTCCTTGTTGTGATTATGGCCATGGGCGCTTTGCGCTTGGGGCATTCGCTTGTTCGTGGCTCTTAAAAGCGTACATAATAATAGATCAGTACTTACTTACTATCTATCAAAAATTATCGGGTGGCGGTGAAGCGTTCGGCGCCCAGTCGTTCAATCTCTACGATGGCCATTTTCGAGGCCTGCACGATCATGTCTCTACGGTGAGAGAAGGCAGTGACAGCGTGCTTATAGATGTCAGCAATCAGACGCGCGTCATCCAGTTTTTGGCGCTTCGCAAGGTATTGTGGGCTTGTGCGAACCTTGGCTTCCAGTACCGATTCATTGAACTTTATTCCGTTCATACTCAAGTTCTTACGTTCAATGTCGTAGATTTTTGCCTCTATGGCATCGAGGGAGAGTTTAGCATCTGCAACCTCTCGTTCTGCGCGCGCTAGTCTTGCGCCGTACTCCATCAACAGCCTCGGTTGCTGCCGCCAGACCTCTTCCAGATTGTCGCGATCGAACTCCAGATCGGTCATGATTTTTTCGTAAATTTCGGTGCTCATTTTGTTAGGTATCCACTTACTAAATTGTATCAATATTACCATGAAGAAATCAGCTGGTGGAACATGTGTCGTGAGGGTGTGGAGGGTGTGGAGGGTGTGGAGGGGCTTATAAATGGAGTATGCAAACAAAAAACCCGCCGTTTGGCGGGTTATATTTTGTGAATTTAGTTATTTCCCAATGACCCGGCCATTGCCGCGTATTTAATTTCATCTTCTGGGATTTCGGGGTGAAGCTTGATTTGCCGAATAACATAGGCAGGGACTTCGTCGCCCCAGAGTTTCGCCGCATCTTTGCAAATCTTATAAGCTAAATCTCTATGTTCAAAAGCATAGGCTTTACCATAGGCATATTGTTGACAGCTGTGTACATATGCACCAAAGTCGCCATCCTTGTCTGGGAAAGCGCATCCGGAAAGTATTAGTGAGGTAGCGACGATGGCTATGCCTTTAATCGTGCGGGGCATTATTTTTTTCCTCAAAATTCAGGTTTCATCTGCTCAGGAAATTTCTTAGATGAAGCGTAATAGCTCCCAAGGGTATAAGCCTTTAACTGCTGTTCAGTGTCGACTCGACATGATGTGTTATAACAAGCACCGCTGATCATCCCATAAGCTGCAGCCTTTTTGTTTAAGTCTGCCTTTGCTTCTTCGATGCTGTTCTTGTTCATTGTCACGACGCATCCTGAAACAATCGCTTGGGCCTTGCGGTCGTCCATGTTCAAAATCACCGTGTTGGCCTCTTTACTGTACCCATTATTCTTGTAAACATCGGCAGCGAACTCACGACATTCAGTGTAGTGCGGGCTTGTTTTGACCTCATCATAATTCGGTATCTTCATGCCAGCACAGCCAACCATTATGAAACTCATCCCCGTTATTAGCGTTTTTTTTATCATATCCCTAACCCAAAGGCTCCGTTATGAGAGTGTGTAGTCCAGTTAAGTACCATTGTTGGTGCTACAAATATGTTCCCAAATTCACGAGAATAAACAAGAGCATCCCTTGAAAATGTGTGGCTTTATGTCTCAATTCTGTTAGAACGGGGTAAATTTTACACTGATTCCAAAGAATGCCCCGCCATAGGGCGGGGCATTCTTTATGCTACTTTTTTACCGAATATGTTTGATAGAGTGACTCTGGTCTGTCTCTTAAGCCGGTATCTTCTGACGTCGCCTATCTTGCTCACCTCCATGAACTCCTTGGCCACCTTCAGGACAAGACGGGCACGGAACGCTTTAAATGAAGCCAGCTCTTCTTCTGGTTTGTCAGATTCATAAATCTCCAGCAGATATTGGCACGCCTTTGGATCTTGCGTTTTTAATGCCAGCGCACGCGCGCATTTCCGTAATCGACAAATAGGATCGGCGCCATCCTGCTTTGCAAACGCCAATGTCAAATCGAGCGTGACAGGGCAGTCAATAATTTCCCAGAACTGGGATCGCAGAGTGGCTTCAATCGCCTTATCCTGAAACTCCTGTGGTATTGCTGTGAGCTCTTGTGCAATTTTATCCGCTGCGCTCATGTGTTTTCCTTTACTCATTTGTTAATAGTCTCCGCTACCTCTGCCAGAATGGCTTCCAGCTTTTCTCCTTCCTCTGGACGGAAGTACAAAATATTCGGGTTAAATCCATAGAACACGGTCACGTCCAGGTCTGGCAGATATTCTTTGCGCCCAACAAGATCGGATGGCTTGCTCTTGTTATTAAACAGCGATGTCGCCCGGCTGCCGCACGTCAGCACGTAAGTTGGACGAACCAGATTTATCTCTTCCCGCATAAAGTTGATAAACTGGCCGATCTCATCTTTGGTGTAGTCTTTTTCCTTATCCTTTACCTTTTTACACACGCCTGTGACATACAAATCACCCATACGCAGGTCACCAGAAACCAGCAACTTGGCTTTGAAGTCATCGTAGCCGTTCTCCATGAAGTAGCCGGTACGTGCATCATTGCCATTGGCATTGTCGAGTATGACCATAATTTTTGGCTTAATGCCGATGCTTGGTCGTATCAACTCATCGCCCAGACCCATTTCTGCGGCCATGCGAGTCATCAGCACATTGACCTCTGCAGAGCGTTTTGGGTTCATTTCAAATGGGCGTGTAGCTTTCACCGCATCGATCACCAGATTGCCCATCAGCTCTGCCTGATCTCGCAGACGTTCCGGATCGGTCGCCGGCATACTGCCAGGTTCAATAGAGGCGAATGCCCCAACCTTTTGCAGAGACTCACGTACTCGGCTGTTACAGGCTCGCTTCTCGACCGCTTCCTCAAATTGCGCCAGCGACTCGAATTTGCCGCCAACTTTCTCACGCGCTCTCATGATGGCCTGGCAACCATTCTCAGAGCAGCCTTTCACAGCAGAGAATGGCGCATACAGAACCTGGCTGCCGTCTTCCAGCGTGCGGATCTCAATTCGGTTAGATGACACGTTAACGTCTGGTGGCAATACGCGAATGCCATAGGTCAGCGCATCCTTAACCAGCCCCTGGTGCTTATCCTCGCCCAGAATGGTGAGAGCAGCAGCGAAGAACTCAGCAGGGTAATGTGTCTTTAACCACATAGACTGATAGCTGATCAGCGAGTAGGCAACGGAGTGTGATTTGTTGAAGGCATATCCACCGAACTTCTCAAAGGCGTCCCATACTTCTTGGGCTTTCTCAGGGCTAAGACCTTCCTGCTCGGAAATAACTTTGGCAATTTTCATGTGTTTTTCCCGTCATTAGCTTCAAACGCTAGCTTTTTTTAAGATATTTGCGATTTGAGTGTTAGAGATGCCGAATTTTTCTCGCAACTTTTCATAGGTTGCGCCAGCCTTGCGCAAGGCGACCACCTCAGCTCTTGCTTCAGCATCCAGTTTTTTGGATGCTCTTGAGACAACGATCGGCCCACCAACTCGTGCCCATTTCTTCCCGGTGACGATATGGTGAATGTAAAGCTCAGTTAAACCATATTCGGCCGCGAGGTCTTTGTTCAGAGCGCCTTCTGACTTTTTAATGCGAATAGCAATGACGACTTCGTTGGTTAGCTTGGCGTTGTAGCGCCTCTCACCAAACTCAACGGTATCGTGTGCAATGGCGTCAGCCATGTTGTCGACTTGAGTGCCATACGCGAGATTGGAGGGCGCATTGTTTGATGGTCTTCCGTCAAGATGACGAATAAGTAAGCCTTCTGGTCGTTCTCCGTGGAATGCAGTTGCTACCAGATAATGGACTGTGCGGTCGCATTTGACGCCGTTGACGCTTAGTTTCACGCCCAGATGTCCAAAATCATTGATTACGCGAGGTTTGAGGATTTCCCCCTTCTTCACCCATTCGCCCCCATTGGGGGCTGTTCGTATAACATCTAAAGAGCGAATGCGACCTAAACTGGATGCTTCGTAATAACCTTCAAACTCAGGAATGGATTTCCAAATTTCTTCCACCGTCAAACTCCAAAATCAACAATATCAGCGTTATCACCAATCGCTTCGTCATAGGTTCTGCGTTTGCCGTCAGAGCACATCAGCTTGGCCTTTTTGTGGACTTCTACTGTGCTTCCGTTTTCAAGTGACAGTGTCACCCAACCTGCTTGCGCTCGTTCTACAAAATCGCTGCCGATCGCTTTCATCTTATCCATGTTCTTTTTACCGATAGCGGAACGCAGAGCGTCAGCCTCAGCCATAGAGAATCCAGCGAGTACGCGAGAGCTTTTCATGATCTGCTCTTGATAGAGTAAAACGCCGTTGGTTTCTTTAGTTGCTTCCTCAAGACGCGGATGAATTGAATGTGGAGCCATAAAACCTTTTGCCACGGAGACATAGTCGTCCAACATGCCTGACTGAATTGGACCTGGTCTGAAAAGCGCAGTTGTGGCCACAATGGTTTTGAAGCTCATTGGCTCGATACCACCACCCAGATCTTTGAGTAGCTTCCTCATGGGGCCGGACTCAAGCTGGAACACACCTTGCGTATACCCCGCGGCGAATCCATCAAGTACTTTGCGATCATCCAGTGGGATGGCATCGAGGTTGATGTCCTTGCCGGTGCTCTCTTTGATGTAACGTTTTGCGCTATCCAGCAGATCGAGAGTGGCCAGGCCCAGAACGTCCAGTTTGATCAGCCCCATGGCCTCGCAGTATCGTTTATCGAATGCGATGCAACGCGCGTCTCCACGTCGCTCTACAGGGGTACGTTCCGTCAGAGGTACGCCAGCGACAATCATCCCTGCAGCATGGCGGCCGAAGCCACGCATCAGGTTTTGCAACTTGCTCGCCGCCTTAAATGCGTCCGGATGTTTGGTGGCGTACTTGTCCAGGCTGGCCAGCTGCTCGCGCAGCTCCGACAGAGATAAACTGTCATCCTCCAGGGTCTTTAGCTCCTTGGAAACAGCCATATCCGCCGCATCAACTCCATAAATACGCGCTGTGTCGCGCAGTGCGGAAGCGGCGCCCAGATAAGTGAAGTTCGGAATGCCTGCAACATACTCTTCACCATATCGGGCATTCAGATACTCGATCACCTCATGGCGCCGCGCCTGGCTAAAGTCCAGATCAGCATCCGGCAAGTCGAGACGTTCAGGGTTAATGAAACGTTCGAACAGCAGGCCATGACGGATAGGGTCAACGTTGGTAATGCCGATGCACCATGCCACAAGAGAGCCGGCGGATGAACCACGACCTGGCCCGACCGGAATACCAGTCTCGCGACTATGATTCATCAGATCGTGAACCATCAGAAAATAACCGCAGAATCCCAGGCGAGTGAGCGTCTCCATTTCATACTTGAGGCGATCGACGTAAACGCGGTGCTCGGAAGTTGGTGGCGTGTAGCCAAATTCTTTGTTGCTGAGACGTTTTCGAAGCCCTGCGACAGCCAGTTTCATCAACGTTGCAGGCTCATCGTCTGCCATTTTTGGCAGCGCTGGCGCCATCTCGTGCCAGCGCCATTCGCACGCCTTAACAATGGAGTCCTGCGTTGTAGAAGCCATGGCGGCAGACACAGATACGCCCATACGGACAGAAAACTCTTTCAGAGCCTGCAGCAGATGACGACGACCATTTATTGCATTGTCACGCTGGTGGGGGATACGCAGCCGGTGTGGCTGATCGACTTTGATATTGTTCATCACCATGTGGGCGATGTCTTTGATATCAGCGTCATCAACCCCTTCGTAATAAGCAGGGTAAAACGCAACGGGCTCGATTTTCAGTGCGCTTGCCACTTTCATGGCTCGCACGTTGATCTGGTCATAGAATGGCGTAGGGTGCGGATAAACGACGCTGTAGAAATTCTCGCGTCCGCCGGCAGTAATCAGCGCGCTAATAATTTTAGCGAAGTCCGGGCGCTGGAATACGCTGCCGATATCCGAAGTCAGCAACAGTATATTGCCTTTGGCGTAAGTGGCCGCCAGCTGCTCGAGCGCCAGGCGTGGTACGAAGTAAAACTGCTCGCGGGTATTGGCTAAAGTCATTAGTTCGCAAATGTCGCGATAACCTTGCTCGTTTTTAATCAGTGCGGTGAAGCAGTAGTTACGTCCACGTTCCAATGATTCCATACATCCATTAGACTCTTTAGCCAGTTTAGCCCGGTACTCGTATGTTGGATCGTCGACAACATTCAGCTTAACACCACAGATCACCGCCATCTCATCGCCAGCTGCTCGCTGCAGGGGGATAACGCTGGCGATATTCATCGTGTCAGCAGAGATAACCGCGGTATAGCCAGCCTCCTTTGCCACCTTTACTGCGTGCTCTGCTTTCAGTGCTGATTCTCCCAGGGAAAAATCAGTCCTGACCATCAGTGCTTTCATGTGTTTTTACCTTCTGTTTTTTCTTAATTTTGTCGTTGGGGAAGCCGACGAACTTCCCGTATATCGAAATCGCAACTCCTTTGGCTGCCTGGTGGCAGTCAGGCCTGTGAGCGCATGACAAACAGGCCGCGCCAGTTTCAGAAGCTGCGATAAGAGATCCAAAACAACCTTTACGCACGATTAACCGAAGATTTTCTGAACCACTTCACGCGCCGCTTGCGCAGAGGTGGAGGGGAGTTTATTGATGAATGACTTCTCGATGCCGGCTGCGAAATCACCTCGCATCATTCCGATTTTTGCGGACAGAAGCAGCTCACGCGGGCCGATTGGTTGGCTGATCAGGTGTTGCTCATACCCGTCTCGTACCAGATTGGCGAACTTAACCATTTTTTCGGCGTATTCACGGATGATTCCCGCTTCGACCAGCATGTTCACCTCAGCACCAGGCTTCATGTACTTGACGTGAGATACGATGCCAAAGCGAGAGAAGTTAGCCGCGTTCTGGATGTTTGTTCCTTGATAAAGCCCCGTTTCATCCCCTGAACCATTAGTGTTGCCTGTACCGATGAAGGCGAAGCGCTTATGCGGCGCCACGCGACGCCAGTCAGGTGTCGCTTCTTTGATTACGAGTGGTTCGCCTTCCAGAACTGGCTGGTAGATCCCCAGAATCTGCGGGAATGCAAAATCGTATTCGTCTGCCAGATAGACCCAACCGTTCTTCATCGCCAGCGACAGAAGCCCTGGTTCAAAGTAGGTTGTGCCTTCTCGCGCCAGAATCTGGCCCGTAATATGGGCTTCCTCAGTTGATGCCGTATGCTGTGAGCGGATCACCGGGCGATTCAGGAGCGCGCAAAGCTGGGTTGGCAGGGAGGTTTTCCCCGTACCAGCATGACCCCACAGATAACCAGGAATGCCGATCTCCAGCATCATGAAGATGTCTTTAATCAGATCGAAGTCGCCGTATACATAGCCGGCTTTCACTTCTGGCACGAACTCCGGATATGGCGTGTTGATGTTGACCGTCACCTGAAGGGGTTTGCCTCGGGGCGTGCCAAGTTCCTTGATAGTCAGGCCAAGCAGCTCGTGCGCGGCGACAAGCTCAGTTTTGTATTCGACAGTCCCTGCATAGCCAGGGTGGGAACTGATATCCGCGATTTTGCCGTCTGCGCCAGCCTTCTCAGAGCGTTTATTCTTTAACGCTTCAATGGCCTTTGGAGACAGCGTTGGTTCCCCGGGGAATGCTGTGGTGTACATTTTCACTACGTCATCCACACCAAGCCCTTTGGCTTCTTCCGGAATTCCTTCGCACCGACCCATCGAAATGTGGGATTTGAGGTGATGGAAGGATTTTCCGCACCATTTGCAGGTGACGGCATCAGAGTGGGCGTCTTGTGGTAGCGCAGTCGCGGTCATGTGTTTTTCCTTACTTGTTGTCGTTTCTGGGCTCTATTCTATACGAATGTATCATGCTTTATAGTAACTAGTTACTTATTTTATAGGGCGCAAGATTTACCCTAAAATGATACGAGATAACTCGCTGACAACTGACGTACCCAACTCTTCGACCTTATTCACTAGCGCATAGTTTTTGTAATACCGGCGCGGCGCGTCCGTAAGAATGCCAATGGCCAACAGGTTGATGTCACTTGTGTTTTCGATGTCATTCGTTACAGATCGCAGATGGTTACTAAAGCCATCCCCCGCAGCGCATGGGGCGCCGTCGCTCTGCACAATCATGATCTTCTTGTCTTCCATACGCCCTGCAAACAGAGAAGCCAGCTGTGCGATGCTCTCGCCATCCACGTTGTTTAGCAGGGGGAAAGTCTCCGCCACACAGCCCATACGAGCACGTATCTCTGGGGAGTTCGCTTTTTCATGCCAGTTTTTAATAATCGGCAGCATAAGCGCTTCAAAGCGGCTAAACCCACGTTTCGACATAGTTGCTACATCCGGATTGCCATACGTAGTGAAGCCGGTAATGACGTTCGGAACGTGGATACGATCTAGGGCGTCAGCCAGTGTGTATGCGGATGCCAGCGCGAGCTCGATTTTTCGGCCGCCCATTGAACCTGACAAATCGATGACCTGTTGAACGCACGCGTTCACGGCCTTGTGGTCTTCTTTTCTCCGGAATACCCGATCGTCATTCATCGACAGTCGGTAAAGACTCGCCCCATGTACGCGTCCACGACGCTGGCCAGGGATGAACTGAACACGGTTGCGACTGGCGATCGCGCGCTCCAGGTCTTTGGCCAAGGTAGATGACACCGAGGAAGACAGATGTCTCTCCACCTTCATCTCAAACAGTTTTCTTCCCTCTGGAACAATGCGGTAGCGATCTACGGGCGAATACATAGGGATTGCGCCAAAAGCTTTTCTGGCGCGCTTAATATGCTCTTCTGCCTCGTAAATTGGCCCCAGGAAGTCGTAGGAGCGATTGTATGGCCGGTAATCAGATAGTGACGCGCTGGCCAGCTCCGACTTGATCGCCGACGCCAGCGCATCTTCGGTTGAAGAACCTATCTCTTCATCAACGTTTTCTAATGCCTTGAGAGCATCATCAAGAGACATATCGTCAGCGTGTGGGGCAAAGCCGGCATCGCTTTCATCCGAGGTGTCCCGATCCCCTTCATCCTTCTCCTTGCCACCGTCTTTATCTGCCTTACCTTCACCGTCTTCGACAGCTTCGCTGTCATCAGAGGAGCTGCCATGCCTGTCCTCTGAGCCATCATCCGTGGAGGGATTGTAATCACCTTCATCATCCACTTCTTCCCCTACATCCGAGCCCAGAGATGTAACAGGATCATCAGCTGTCGTTTCTTCGCTTTCAGGCAAGTCGTCAACATTTTCATGGCCTAAATCGCCATCTTCAGGTTTGCTTTCTGTATCATTTATTACTTCATAACTGTTAGGTATGTGCTTACTTATCGATTTGTCTGATTTTTCATCATCTTCATCATCAGGGCTAAACTCATCAGGAGTGCTATCGAGTCCCTCTTCGTCACAAACCTCAGTATCGTCTCCAGCAGCCGGCTCATCTGAACTGTCTTCTTCTGGTTCGGTCTTTTTGGTTACAGAGGACTCACGTTCAGGTAACGGCCCTTCTGGCATCTCAGTCATTTCACGCAGGATCTTAGCCATTGCTGCTGCAACCTTGACGCAATCCTCAGTGCTATCCATACGACGGACAGCTTCATCGACGCCAAACTCTTTCAGAACGGCAATAGGTTTATCGATGAGGCGCCAGTGCTCCTCCATGAAATCAGCAAAAGTTGGTTGGCCATCCCACGCCCGTAGAACCGGACAGAGGAAGAACTTTAGAAACAACTCGCGTTGATCCCCGCGGCACATCGCTACCGCCTTTTTAATGTGGGGATTAAAATATTTATCAATCATGAGGTTACGTGTGGACAATAGATTGCGCCGGCTGCCGGTGAACACTTCACTCATGCGACGTTCGATGTAGACGTCTTCCAGGGCATTCCAGAGTCCGAATGCCTTTGTGTTGCGCATTTTCTTGACGACTTTTTCGTCTGTGAAAAGGAGATGGCCAACCTCGTGATCAAGGAATCCACGTATGGCATTCATAAGCGCAGGGCTTGCGTCATCTGGTATGGATGGGATGTTAACCATGACTGGCTCACCCTTTTTATTGTAGCGAACGTATGCTGTATCTCCGCATTCAGCTACAGGAATGTTCTTGCCCGAAAGAAGACCAACGACGCGTTTTACGGAATCGCGGAAGTCCTGTACCTCTTTGAGTACAGTTTTGCTGGGTTTGGTTGCCATGTGCTTTCCTTATCGAGTAAACAAATTGTTTTCAGATATAAGAAAATAACACTGCGCGAACAGGGGAGGAAGCAATTCGCGCAGGGGATCAATGAGTTATAGGCGGGTTATAAATTTTAGTTGATTCGAACCGCGAAGGAGAGGTCGCCAGTATTGATCAGCGTGAAAGAGCCATTTTCCAAGGAGAACCGGAAAACAGTAGCGTCGCGCGCTCTAACGTTTACCTGGTGATTTGGTAATTCAGATAGTACTTCTGCAGCCTCCAGGTGTGTCAGCGCGAAAACATTGCCTACGTTCAGAGCAAGTAAATTAGATGACAATTTTTCCATTAATAGCATCCTAATCAACAGGTTTCATTTGGAGGTGATGGTACTACCTATTGATATAAAAGTTAACAAAAATGTATCGTAAAGTCTTAAACAAAAATAATCAAAAAAATCAACAGAAGTACCGGATTTTACTAATTTATGCCTTATTTTGAGTGATTTATATGCAATAATTGCCTACAAATAGCCGGAGGTAAGACTTTACAATATTAACCGTTGCTGTAATATCGGTAAGTACTTACCATACAATAAGATCACACGAGGATAGTAACTACAATGACAATGGCCGATGAGAAGACCGCTCGTTACGTCGCCTACATCGATTCTTTAATCACTGTTTCGCCGAAAAGTCAGTCGGCGATCTCCCGTGAGATTGGTTACAAGAATCCCAACATTTTGTCCCTGATAAAAAAGGGAAGAATTCCGCTGCCGGTAGAGAAAGTGCTGCCACTGGCAGAAGCACTGAATGCAGACCCAGTACGCCTCATGATGATGGTTCTTGAAGACCGTCAGCCTGAGCTGGCAGATTTTTTACGAGACCAGGGCATCGCGCCGCTGACTCCGGAAGAACGTGAGGTTCTCGCCGCTTTCCGCAACCGCTTTCCGGCTCAAACGGATGGTGTTGAGCAGGTTGTCGAGGCAATTAAAAAGCTATGAGAAGTTTACTCTGATCAGCTCGGTGGATAGGCGATCTCCCTTCATTTTGTGGTCAATTTCTTCTAAATCCGGTTGCTCAACAATCGACGAGATGTACGATGAGAAGCTCTCAAGGGCTTCTCGCATCTGATCCATGTAGTCATATCGGTCGTAAACGCGGTCGATACCTTCCAGACTATGATTCATGATCTTACGTGATACTTCCTGCGAAATTTTAAGGGCCGGGAAGTAGCTGCGCGCCGTTCTACGCAGATCACGTGGGGTAAACGACTCAACTTCCACCAGCTCCGGCCGCTCCAGAATCCGTCTCAACGCCTGGGCTATAGCCACCTTTGACATAGGTGCATCAGCTTTCTTTTTGTTCGACGGGACGAGCCACTGGCTGCCGGCGCCATAATCGATCAATTCTTCCACGCATTTCCGCATCAGTGAGCTCATCGGAAGAGTGTGCGGCCGGGCCGATTTGTTGCGAGACCCTTGATTCCATACATTAAGTTTAAGGTCGAACTCGCTTACTCTGGCCCGCAGCACTTCATCGGGACGTCTGGCAGCAACGAGGCAAAGCCTTGCTGCCCATTTCGTGCCCGGGCATACGTCGAAATAGTCCCAGACATTCCAGAATACCCAAACCTCTGCATCCGTCAGGCATCGCTCCCGCGGAGTCGTCTTCGCGCCGCCGGCAACTTTGTTCAGCGAAATATCATTCAGGGGCGACGTTTCGATAATCCCCTGGAAGGCACACCAGCCCAGGAACTGCTTCATGATGGAAAAAACACGGCGACCCATCACGATCTTCCCTTCAAGGATAAGCGGGTTCACCAGCTGATTCACCATCATTCTATTAAGCTTACTTACTTTTTCCTGAGCGATGTGCGGGAGTACGTGTATCAAAACACAATGGACAGCTATCTCGGGCCGGCGGCGAGTTATCAATAATGATAAGCGAGTGAATAACATGAATGCGTCGGCGAAAGTCAGATCGGCTCCCTGCATCGAGACCGATCTGGCATCCATCTGCGATGCCCGATCCAGATAGGTGATCGCTTCCTGTGACGTGTTTTCCGCTGCGCGTGCTCTGTCAAACGTGTTTTTCATAATCTGGCCACTGTATGACGCTTTTTATACTGTGTTTATATACAGTATATTAGGCATTGTTTTTATTGAGATCAACCTAAAATACCCTCTTTTGTCTAATGATTCCATACCTACCAAGTATGGAATCATTGGGCTGTTGATTTTTAAAAATTCGTCCCAGATCGAGCTGGGTTCATGACTTTGTGTTTGAGTCTAGATGAATGCGGCTCAAGCTCCCTTTAAGTTTTGGGGTATCCTTCTGTTGTTTTGTGGTATATATGTCACAAGGAGAGATTTTTTAGGATGGGCTCGTTGTCGTTAAAGAGTATAAAGTAGGCCGAAAAGAACCCATTTTATACTCTTTTGAGTGAGTTATGTGCTTTTCAGGGTCGTTTTTTAAGTATATTGAGAAAGTAATTATTAAAGGTTAATTATTTTTTAAATGCATGAGTGCATGAGAAACTATGAAAGTTATTCTTTGTCCATGCGTTTCTAAAACGTTCGGGATTACTGGCAGTGTAATGCACTGTGTGCCTTATGTTTCTATGTCCTAAGTAATCCTGTATTAATCTCGTGTCATTGCCGCGTTCTGCAAGATTAAATCCGCAAGCATGTCTTAACATATGTGGGTGAACCTTTATGGTAAGATGTGCTTCATCTCCATACTTACGTAATAATTGCCAAAAGCGTTGGCGACTTAGAGGTCCACCATTTTTAGACAGAAATAACCAACAGCTTTCATGTCCATCCCATGTTTTACGTTCATCTAGCCAACATTGAAGTAATTCATTTTCATCAGGTAATAATGGTTGAATCGTACAGAATCCATTTTTAAGTCTTTTGATGTTTAATTGAGCAGATAGAGAGTCGTAGTCATCTACTTTGAGATTTACTAATTCACTCACTCTTAATCCATGAATAAACGCCATACTTATCATGCAGTAATCACGAACTGAGTATTGATTTTCCGCAGCCGCTTTAAGTAAACAATGCACCTCTTTTTCTGAAAGGTACTTGCGCTTCATATATATCCACCAAAAAAAGGTTTGTTCTGTATGTAGAAATTGGGCGCTTATCTTATCCACAAACGCAAAGGATACCTAAATGGAGCTATGTAAACTTATGTGATTTTTTTTATACTTGTCTTTTCAATTGTATCCTAAATTAGGATATAGAGGCTTTCTTTTAATAAAAAGCGAGCATTTAGTCATTTTTGTAGCCATAATGTTTACAGCTAAGGTTATGTTGACCGAGGCATAAATCAAGCGAGGATATAATGACTAAGCGAAAATACCTGACCCAAAGTGAGGTGGAGCTAATGCTTACTGAAGCAAAACATGGACAATTCTCAGAGAGGAATTATTGCTTGCTTTATCTTAGTTTCATTCATGGGTTTCGCGTCAGTGAAGTATGTAATCTAAGGCTTGAAGATGTATGCCTGCGTGATAAAAGCTTAAATATTCGCCGAATGAAGAATGGGTTTAGCACAATTCATCCACTTCTATCCGATGAAGTAAAAGTGCTTAAAGCATGGTTATGTGTGAGGGATAAAATGAATGGCTCTGAAAGCGAGTGGTTATTTGTATCGCGGCAGGGGGGGGCTTTAAGCCGGCAGCGTGTCTGGCAAATGATTCAAAATCTTGGGAAGAAGGCCGGTGTAAAAGTGAACTCTCATCCACACATGCTAAGACATGCATGTGGCTATGCTTTGGCCGATAGGGGTGTTGATACTCGTCTAATACAAGATTATTTGGGGCATAGAAACATACGACATACAGTTTGTTATACCGCAAGTAATGCTGAGCGTTTTAAGTATATTTGGTTAAAAAAAGGTCTAAAGGTTAACAATTAGGACCAAACTGTAAACATTTTATTTATGTACTTAGCTTCGTCAACCCCTGTTTAGTCAAAAAACACTATCCTTCTGATATCTATATAAAAATTGATCTAGGTTCTGTTTTTCTTGGATGCTAAAGTTAAATTTATAGCAATAGAAATCAATTTCTCAAAATATACCTCCACTTCTCCCTAACAACTTCTAGAATATAACCCCGCAAAAACCATTTATATTGGAGTTATACTCTAAAAACACCCCCCCTCCCTCCTGCAACGCAGTGCTTAAATCAGCTTTACAAAATGGTCCTAATTGTTAATCTCAGATAGCGTTAGGAATCAGACATTTTGTTGAAAAATCAGGACGTTATCGCTATTCGACCTCATGACATGGATGTCTTAAAGTGTGAGGTAGAATAACTTTATTTGACATCTTTTTAACAAAAGAGGGATATCATGAAAAAGACAATTATGTCTCTGGCTGTGGTTTCTGCACTGATGAGCGGTGCTGCATTTGCTGCTGACCCTGCGGGTTCTGCTGCAAACGATACAAGTAAGGCAACTCTTAACTTTAATGGTAGGGTTACTTCCAGTCTTTGTCAGGTGAAAACCGATGATTTAGTCAAAGACATTACCTTATCAGAGGTTTCCAGATCAGCTCTTGTAGCTGGTGGCGGTAAAGGTCCAGCACAGAGCTTTCAAGTCGGCTTAATTAACTGTGACACTACTACTAACCAAATTAGTTACGTACTTGCGGATGCGAACAACGCAACCCCCGCAGCTGGCAATGCACTGGGGTACTTGGTACCTAAATCAAATGACAGCTCTGCAGTTGGTGTAGGTGTATTTGTTGAAACCAGTACAGGTACTCAGATCCCCATCGGGACGCCGCAGAAGCTGAAAGTTAATTCAAATGATAACGGCGCTCTCTCAGAACAGACAATTCCTCTGCGTGCCTACATTGGAATTAAAGATGCTAGTACCAATGCAGACCAGGTTAAAGCTGGTTCTGTTGAGGCAATGGGCATCCTGACTATCAAAGCAGAAAATATTTAAAGACCAGATAAAGTTTGGTTTGTCGTCTGACGGGAAGGGCAGCCTTCCCGTTTAATGGAGAAAATATGCTTCGCTTAGCTATTAAAAATTTATTTCTATTATCTTTTATATCAGGCTCAGCTATAGCTGGTTCATTTGGCCCAAGAGAGAACAAGCTTATTTTTGATGGCGATAAGGCTTATATGCAGTACCGTATTGATAATACGGATACAAGTATGCCTTGGCTGGTTCAGGCATGGGTGGAAGATCGTAATGAAAAGAAAATAAAAGAATTCACGCCGACTCCAATTGTCTTCAGGGTAGAGCCCACATCAGTATTTTCCGTGCGAGTAATGAAAACGGGAATTCCTGATGAACAAAAGGAGAGCTTCTACTGGGTTGTATCAAATTCATTACCTGGTGGGAAAAAGAAAGAGAAACAAAAACAGGATGATAAAATCACTGCGAGTATAAATCTCGCATATCGTTTTAAAGTACCTATGATTTATCGCCCAGCTTCACTGAAGAATATTCCTCAGCAACCTGATAGTCTAGAGTGGTCTGTTGATAGTAAAGGGGGCATTAAAGTAAAAAACCCTAGCAGGTATGTTGTTCAACTGCATAGTATAACCATTAACGGTGTAATAAACAAAGGAAAAGGTATCTCGAAATTCATTCTTCCTATGAGCGAAGATTCATTAGAACTTAATGCCAAAAATGGTACCAAAATACACTATGGTGTCATAAACGACTATGGCGCGGTAAAAGAGTATGAGGGTGTTATCAAGTAGGCTCTTTAATTTACTGGTTTTTTTTGTGATCCTTCTATCATTTTGTGCAGGTGCTAAAGCGCCTGAATTAGGCGTTGCGATCGATCCGTTAAAAATAAAAGTAAAAGAAAATCGGATGGTTTACTTCAGCGTAATCAATGATACAGAAAACGATTACATTGTAACAACAAAAGTAGTAAACGCTTTAACTAAAAAAGATTCTGATGCTGAACCACGTTTTTTAGTCAACCCACCAATACGGTTACTAAAGAAAAGAGACAAGGCACAAATGGGGGTGGTATATCTATCAGAACGACAACTGCCTCCACCTGACTCTAAAATTTATCTTTCCGTTTCATTTATTCCTAAGGTTCCTGATAAGTCAGCTTTGGTTCATATGCCAGTTATTTTTGTACAGCAAGTACCATTAGTTTTTGAATAGAACAAATAACACAGCCTGATTACTTCATCTGAGGGTTAGCGACAACGCTTTGATGTTTGAAAAATTATAAGGACTAGTATGAGTAAACATCATCTTATTCTTGCTCCTCTAATTTTAGGCATTGGCACTAATGTTGATGCCCGGGATTATTTTGACCCTTCTCTTTTAGCGTCAGATGTGGCGGGCGGGGGGGATATTGATTTGTCTGCATTTGCAATCCCTGGTGGCGGTATGGAGGGTGAGCAAGAAGTAGGTATATACATCAATAATGATTTTTATTCAAGAGCAACGCTGAACTTCAAGAACACTGATGAGCGGGGGTTGCTGCCGGATTTTCCTGCAGATTTTTTTGACGACATTCTATATGAAGAATACTTGGTTTTTGACAAAACCCAGGTCATTCCCTCTTCAGACTTTCTGGCTAAAGTACCGTTTAGTGAGGTTACCTTTGATCAGGCTTTGTCTCGAGTAAATGTTAGTATTCCACAAGCTTATATAGATGAGGGAGCAAAACTTGTTTCTTCCCCTGATACATGGGACTACGGCGTCCCCGCACTACTGTTTGATTATAATATATCAGGGAACCGTAACAAATATAATGACTCTAATTCAGAGAGTTTTTATGCATCTTCGTTGGTAGGCGTTAACCTGTGGGGATGGCGTTTACGCACTTCGGCTAACTACAATCATTATACGACCGAATCAGTGTGGGGAAAAACACGCTCGGAGACGAACAGCTTCTTCAATACATACATTGAACGAGATATTAGCTCTTTGCGTGCCGGATTGCGCATAGGTGAGGCTTCGACTGGGGGTATTATTCTTGATTCAATACCATTCCGGGGGATAAAGCTTTACAGCGACGATGATATGTTGGGATATCGCCTCAGAAACTACTCGCCAACTGTGCGAGGTATTGCCCGTAGCCAAGCTGTTGTAACGATTAGTCAAAATGGTAGACAAGTATATCAGACAAACGTTCCGCCAGGGCCTTTTCAACTTAATGATTTTTATATCTCTGGTTATTCTGGCGATATGGTCGTGACCGTTCGTGAGGCTGATGGAAGTGAACATAGTTTTGTCCAGCCGTATTCTACATTACCCGAAATGAAACGTGAGGGCGTTTCTGGTTTTGAATTGTCCGTGGGCAAGTATGATAACTATGGTTCTGATGATTATTATGATCAACCTTCTTTTGTTTATGGCAACTGGTCACGGGGTTTTTCGTATGGCATCACAACTTTCGGTGAGACACTTCAGGCTGAAAAATATCAAAGCTTAGGGCTAGGAAGCACTGTTTCTTTGGGAGCGCTTGGTGCGGCATCAGCGGATGTGTCTGTTTCTCGCGCAGAAAAATATGGTGATGTTAAGACTGGTCAATCTTATGGATTTAAGTATTCCAAGAGCCAACTTGAGACTGGTACTACTTTAACACTGGCGACTTATCGTTACTCGACAAAGAATTTTTATACCTTCAGTGACTTTGCTTCTAACTCAGAAGAAGCTCGTTTTGTATGGGAAAACAAACTCAAGAACAGAATGACTCTTAGCGTAAGTCAGGCTTTAGGGGCGTATGGTCATCTGTCACTCAGTGCCAATCAGCAGAGTTACTGGACGAGTAGTGAGGTAACGCGAAACTATAGTTTGTCACATAGTTTTAGCTGGGAGGACATCTTCTTTAGTACAACGTTTTCTCTTGATCAGTCACACAATCGTTATAACGATTACGCTGAGAATAAACAGATTGATTTTTACGTTAGCGTGCCTTTGAGTAAGTTCCTTGGCGATAAGGATATTACCTCAAGTTCTCTAACATACAATGTGACAAACTCAGATCATCGAGTTCGCAACAGTGCGACCTTAAATGGGAACATTCCAGAAACTGATTTCCGGTATCGTGTGGGCGGTAGCTGGGGTAATAATAATCTTAATAGTACTAAAACAGCGTCTCTTAGCTGGACGGGCAGTTATACCAGTGCTTCTTTAGGGTATACCTACTCTCATAATAACAATACTTTAGATTACAGTTTATCAGGAGCGGCCGTTGCATATCCTTGGGGGCTTGCATTGGGTAACAACAATGTAACTAACAGTGGCGCTATTGTTGTCGAAACGTCTGGAGCTCCGGGGGTCAGAACCAGCGCTGGATATAGTACTTCTTTCTTAGGTACCGCACTAATAGGTTCGCCGCAAAAATATACAGAAAACAGAATCGACCTGTATCCAGATGGTCTTCCGGATGATACGGTTTTGGCTGAAACATCGAAAGTAGCAGTACCTGCTAAGGGAGCTGTTGTTGTATTAGATTACAAAGTTTTTAAAGGAAGCCAGGTTGTTTTCTCACTAAAACAGGAGAGTGGTAAACCACTACCTTTCGGCACGATCGTTTCTCTCGATGGAATGCCAAAAGGAAAAGAAAATACAGGCATTGTGGGTGAAGACGGGCAAGTGTATATGGCAGGGGTCCCCTCTAAAGGCTCTTTAAAAGCTGTATGGGGGGGTAACACTTGTGGTATTAAGTTCCATTTGGACGATAAAAAAACAGTGGGCCCAATCAGAGAAACTACTGAGGTTTGCAAAGCATGAAAGGTTTATTAATACTGTTACTGGTAATTGTGACCTTTAACACCCAAGGGGTATTAGCTAATGTAGACTATCCTTACCCTGAGGATACTATCCTTAACCTGAATCATGACACAAAGGATTTATATCTGAAAGGTAGTATTCGTATATCAAATCCAGGAAGTTTGGTTTGGTTGGTCCAGACATGGACTGAGGACGAGAACAAAAGTCGATTCGCTGATGTTTATCCTGCTCTAATGAGGCTTGAACCATACTCTAGCAAAGTACTAAAAGTTTACCAGAAAAGCACTCCTGATAGAAAAGAATTGAAATGGTTGCTAATATCTTTTATTCTATCACAGGATAAAATTGGTCATAATCAATTGACTATACCAGTATTTTATAGATTGAAAATAATTGAAAAACACTAAGATAGTTGACTGTCAACGTTACAATAATGATTTGGTGTAGGGATATGATTAATAAGTTAATATTTCTTTTAACCTTAGTTTCCTTCGCAAACTCTTCATTTGCCGAACAAATCAAACAAGAAGCATCTTTAAGTTTAAATGTTAACATTCTCAATCCTGTTTGTAAGCTAGCGAGCGGGGATCAAACTTTATACTTTGATGATTTTAATGCTTTGGATGTAGTTACTAACAATAATAAGCTAATTAAGAATACAGTTCTTAATTTTACTGAATGTAGTGGTGTGAAAAAACTTAATATTTCATTTGTTCAGTCAGGACAAACCCCCCCTATTGATACAGTTAATAACTGGATACCTAACAAAAGCGGAACAGATATGGCAGCTGGTATCGCTATTATTTTGCTCAATAACGATAACTCATTGATAAATCTAGGGCAAAAGATGGTCATTGACGTAGGACAGTCTGAAAGCTCAAAACAAATTACTCTAAAAGCGCAAGTCGTCCCGACAGATAAAGCTGGTAGTGGAATAAAACCCGGAAAACTGGAGACAGCAGTTGGCATTGAGATTTCATATGAGTAAAATTATTGTTTGATTTATGCCAATATTGATTTAGTAAAGTTGACCATCAGAGATGATTATGAAAAAAAAACTAAAATCCAAAAAAATTTGGATCTATTTCGCGTTGCTTGCAGCCCCTAGTCATAGCTATGCTAATGACGGCACAGGAGAGGCTTTTACCAAAGATATGACATCCACTAAGAATATTGAAGTTCCCACTTATAATTTCCCCGGCAGCTGGATTGAGCTTGGTAACTTGGGAATAAGCAAGTATTCACAGGTTGATGGAAATCATCGTTGCTCAAATCTAACTTTGTGTGGATATACTGCTGTTAGGGTAAATGGTGGTGCAAGTGGTAATAAGGGGGCGTATTATCGCATGAAACTCGAAGCCTCCCCAGTTACAGTTTCCTCAAATGGTATAAATTTTGTTTTTTCCGTTTATTTTAAAGGATCTCCATATTTAACATGGCAAGAAAGAAATCTCAATAATAACAGAAATTGGTTTCATACTATTTATGTGCCTGTAAATAGTATTGGAAGTAGTGCAGGGAGTACTACCAACTATTCTCAAAATTTAGATCCGTCAGGTGTTTGTGGTTCTTTAAGTGGATGTACATATGGAGCCACGACATATTTTACTTCGGGAGGAGATGCTTATCTAGCATTAAAGGTACCTGAAAATTTAGCTGCTGGCACTTATCAATTCAGTGATGTTGAAGTTTTAAGCCTGTGGCAACAGTCAAATAATGCTACATGGTTAAACCGTTATGAGGCCAAAGCTACGGTTAAAATTAGTGGAACCATTAAGTTACCTAACAGGTGCTATTTCTCAAGCTCACAAAATAACATCAACTTTAGTGATGTTAAAATAAATTCAAACAATGGTAGCTTAGAGACTAAAGATTTTAAATTGCTTACTACCTGTCAAGGAATTCAGGTGAATGTAAAACAATATTTAACTGTCAGTTCAGATGTGAACGATTACATAAAAGTATTTTCCTATGATGAAAAGGGGAATAAAGCTTTAGGTTTTGCCATGCAAATTGCTCAGCAGGGATTATCCTCAAAAGAACCTGATTGTGATGCAAGAAGTGAATCTTTGAACAAATTTAATAGCGAATATCTTATAAGAACAATACCGGCTTCATCTTATCGAGCGTTTGAAGATACTGTTAAATTTTCATTATGTAAGTTTAGTGTTCCAGCATCAAAATATATTGGAGCACATAATATACCGATAAAAATCATTTCCCGATGGGAAAGCTGACAGCCCTCTTGATTCTCTTAGCGCTTAGATACGGATAAGACCTAAGCGCTTTACTTAATATCGTTCTAAGTCACCAAAAAATAAGTTACTTATAAAATGCTACTATAGTTTGTTTACCATATCCAAGGAACTCATTTTCCGCCAGCATTGGCCCCAACGAAAGACAAATATGGCCAGTATTACGCCGGGAATGATGGCACCACTACACAAGTAATTCCATTTGCTGTTCACGCGATTGATCCGTTTTCTCCCGATGCTTCAATTAAGGTTTGACACCGTCAACCTATGTCGATTTACGGACTTGTGGGGCTGTATCGCCGATTCACCGGTATCATTCGCGGCAGTCCTACCTGCTTTCTTTACGTGTTCCCTAAATGCTTACAAGCCAAGATCTTCAAATACTCTCCCGCGGTTGAGGATGGTTTTCATTCAGATCTAATTAGGCCTAGTGTAAGCGAAGCTACAAAATGCGACATTTGACGTTTATCATAACGATGGGTTCTGTTGCACCCGACCGTTAGTCGTCATCTAAAATCACAAGTGCGTTTTAAACCATTCTGTCTGAATGCTGATAATCTGCTTAAAGTGCTCTCCTGCATAAATGTCGTAATGGCGGGCACTGCTTTCCTCATATAGACTTTTTTCTTTGGCTCCCACCGCATCAAATAAAGCCCGTCCCTGCTCAGGTGGATTAACCGTATCCTGACCAGCAATAACGATCAGGGTCGGGCACGTCACCTGTGAGGCATTCAATGCGGGTTTGTACAGAAGAGTTTCTCGCACCGTAAGAAACGGTATTTTGATGTCCATTTTTGGATGCTGCGTTCTGTTTTCTTCGAAAAATGATTTTGATTCTGCATCGCTCAGTACCCGGTTGACACCCACGAACATCTCTTTACCGGTGTTTTTCTGCTTTTCAGCCATCTTGTCCAGAGTTAAAAGAAAAGCCGCTTTCTCTTCATCATTCATTTTGCCGGTGACTATTTCTTCACCGTCTGCAAAAGCCAGCTGGCTGACGATACATTTTATTCCCGGGTCTCTGACCGCCGCACCAAATACGTGGCATCCCCCAAATGATGTGCCCCACAGACCAATACGCTGCGCATCAAGGGAGGGCTGTTCTCTTGCCCAGTTAACAACAGAGATAATATCGTCAATTTGCATGGCAGGGACCAGGCGTCCGCGTTCACCGTCACTGTCCCCGAAACCACGGTAATCAAACGTGATGGTGGAAAATCCGGCGCGGGTAAATGCTTCAGCAAAATCAGGTAGCAGAATTTCTCTGATACCACAGAAGCCATGGCACAAAATGATCGCCGGGCTTTTTGCACTGTTGGAGGGAGAGCGAAGCGTCAGAACGATACCGTTAGATAGTTTTTGTGTTGAAATTTCCATCAATATATATGTCCTTTTATCAAGTACGATATTGTTTTCACCAAAAATGTTCTCGTCATCCGTATTTCCGGCTGCTTTCCTTACGCGAAGAATGATCTGCTAAACTCACGGGCAATAGCACTAATGCTTACTCCGGAGTTAAAACGTTCCAGCACCACCTGCTGCTGTTCCCCATTGAGTGACGAAGGACGCCCGGAGCGTTTTCCCGAAGCCCTGGCTCTTACAATCCCTGAATGTGTACGCTCAATCAGCAGGTCTTTCTCAAATCCTGCCACCGCTGAAATGACCTGCATGGCCATCTTGCCGGCGGCGCTGGTAAGGTCCACCCCACCCAGCGGCAGGCAGTAAAATCTGATACCCGATCCACCGTTTTCCATTCTGTCGAGCAGACAGGTAAATCCAGGCCGCTCACTGGCAGCAACTGAACCACTGATGTGCTCCTCAATCAGTCTCTGGAATTTGACGGCAAAACCGACAGCCTCTATTTCTCTGCGCTGGTTTTCCGTGTTCTGCTCCAGTGTAGAGACACGGCAGTAAGCAAAAATGCGCGACATAATGAAGTTTCCCTCCGAAAAGGATGTGCGAATTATAATGTACATCCGAAACTAATTTCACTTACTTTCGGACAGTATTGAGACTCTGTGTACGAAACCGAACGGCTATGGACACTATCAGGCTGCCAGCGCCAGCCGTTGATCCATGTTCAGTTCGATACGACCATATGGATTAACATGGTGGTATATCAATGGCGTCAGACCACACCAGTCTTCTTCTGTCATTCGCTTCTGCCAGACCGACTCTGCGAGCACATTCTGAATCAACAAGGTATTGATATAGACCAGGCTGATTTGCAGCAGGTGCAAAGAGAGCATAGGCAGTTCCTGATCCGCAGGCCGGTTGCTGGTAAATTCTCCGTGTTCCCCATAAAAAATAAAATTATTGGCGCTGTTCCAGTTTTCAACGACATTGAGGCCCACATTAATTTCGCAACGCAGCGACTCATCCTGCAAATAACGGCAGAGGAAGATAGTCTTTATCGCTTTGCCCAGATCCGCGAGTACCTTATAGGTTGGATGCGGAATGTTAAGAACCAAGGCGCCAAAGCGTGTCATCGATACGCTTGCGACTGGCGAATCTTAAAGCTACAACGGCACCAGATGCCGCAAAATACGTGCCTATCCACCAGTCTAAGGAGGTTAGATCCCTGTCTCATGAACGACGCGATACGCTCGCTTACCGATATGTAGCGTTTCTGTCTTCAGCTCCTGCTTGATTAAGTCATGGCAGATAATGAAGCCAAGGGGGACGCCTCTTGAAAAAGATAATATGATGTATGGAATCATGAGTATTTTCCTGCTTCAATCAGTTGCTCAGCAATTCTATTGCTTTCTGATAACTGGGTACGGACTTGCTAAGTGGATCGGCCACGTTGTATTTCTTCACCCCGAAACGAACAAACGGGTTCAGCATGAGTGACACCATTCTTTGTTCGAAGTCATCCATACTGGCCAGCGCCTCTTTCTTGGCGTTCGTTCCCATTGCTTTAATGGCGTCCAGCTTATGTTTAAGCGCGATCAGCTTCTCCATAAGTCGGTCTTCTCCTTTAAGGTTTCTTTGATAAGTTCTGAATAAATCTCGCTGGCATCGGGCAGTCTGCCAGTTTCAGCAACGGTCGAAGATTGGCGCTTCCCCTTAATTCCACTGTAGATAGATGCACTGCCTCTCTTCGGCTGCAGAGTTCTTGCTGTTCGGTTTCTTTCCTCCACCTCTTCAATGAGCGCCGGCATATCGACGAAATACAGCGACTCACCTTGCCGGATTTCCTCCACCATCATTTTCAGCGCCTGGCATTTTCCGGCCGAAATGGCGTTCGCACAGGAGGTGAACGATGACGCCGGCAGTCGCTTCTCTTTGAAGGCAAGGATCGTGTGCTGACAGACGGTGTAGCTGCAGTACGAGGCATGTCCGTTAAGCTTCACTTCCGGGCAACGCAGCGAGTAGCCGTTGAGTCCAGAGATCGAAGGGATTTTTGATAAGTCAGTTTTGGTAGCCATTTCTCAAAACGATAATCTTGTACTTACTAATCAGTTTAAATAACTCTGTACGGGGACACAGTACATAGTCACGGCTTACCAGGTGGCCCAGCCGGTCATCTTGTCACTTGCAGCTTCGTATCGATAAGGGGTTAGCAGGTCGTTTGCGGCATGAACGGCGTGGGATTTGGCTTCCTGAATCAGCATAGGCATTTCATTGGCCAAACGACTGATCTTACTTGCGTATTGCGCCAACACCCCATCACAGACGCGGCCAGCCTCAACGATCACGTTGATTAAATCCAGATCACTACGACACAAGTCGCAGATACGCCCATAATCCAGTTCACGAACACGCGCTATAGCCTTGTTGTAATCTCCAGAGACAATCATTTCCAACAAGCCTGGTGGTGCTACCAGATCTACATGGCGCTTTTCAACATCGGGAGAAGTCATGACGCTGACGAAAGCCTCTCCGACTGTCTCGCATTTACTTTCTACGGCTCTTAGAGTCACGTCCACGCTCTTCCCAAGGGATTCTCTGCTTTCCATCTGGTAGCAGTTTGAGAAGATGATTTTGTCGTCATACCAGGCGCCAAAACGCGCGACTGGCCCAATGCCGGCCTCAAGCGACGGGACGATGAAGGCAACCAGAGCTACACGCTTTTGAACAGTACCGGGCATTTCAGGCGTCTTTGCGTACCACACCAATACCGACGTATGTGTCGCCCCTTCTTTGAGAGGAATGCAGGATAGCGCATTCGATATATGCTCTGATGCCGTGTTGAATGAGGCATCGATGATGCTCTCCAGTTCTCCCTCGCCAAGCTCTACGCCTGACTTCTTGATCATCTCTAAAACTGCCTGTTCGATACCTTTTTTCATGTGATTTCCTCCATAACCAAAGTGTTACTTATTACATTAAAATATTTAAGTAGATACCTACATCTATAATAAAATTATGGTATTTCCGACACGGATATGGAACTACAGCCATGAGTCGAACTAATTAAACACTCTTATACCGAGAACCTTGCTCTGCAGCTCCAGCTGCTTAGAGTAGGGTTTTGCACGATAATAGGCTTTAAGAATTTGTTCCTGAGTGGCCTCTCCTGGATCTAGCCCTTCTTCTCCAAGACAGGCTATTTTCACATTTAACCCTATACTGGTTAATCGTCTGGCGGCCGCCATTGTGTTTCGGATCGCTTGCTTCTCGCTATCCCACATCATGATGACGTTTCGCAGACCATCAGCCTTTAACGACAGAAACGCGCCCAGTTGGTCTTCTGCGTCTACAGTCGTGTTTCCGGACAGATGCATCCCGAACGTGCCAATAGGCTCTACGTAGTCCCGGAGCGTCTCTTCGTCGAATATGGCGCGCTTAACCCCCATGACATCGAAAGCCCCCTCACAGACGACGACGGTCTGCTTACCAACTGCGTTATGACCGTTGTAGAGAAACCTCCCGGATGCCGGCAGCTGCATTGGGAAGAGATATCGGCGTTCTGCTGCGCCGGTGACGTCACGCCCCTGGAATGTCTTCATCACCCCATTCAGATCGTAAATCGGTATCAGGATGCGCATATCGAATGCCTGCCCTTTTACCTGATCGGTATATGGGTCGACATAAGCATGTTTTCCCTCGACGCAGTAACGCAGGTCAAAATATTTGGCCAGCTCCGGGGTAATGTTCCGCTCAACAAGATAGTCCGGCAGCCGACCGTCAATTGGCAGTTCATAATGCCGCGGTAAAGCCACCGGGCCTTCAAGTTCCACAGCACTGGCCAGCACAACCTCTTCTTTTTTTGGCGCCCAACCTTGAGACAGGAGTGCGTTATGTACGTACTCCTCAAAGGCACGACGAGACTTACCGCTGTAGTGTTTGAGGAAAACCAGCTTGTTAAATTGAATTTCTTCTGGGTGATCGCCGGCGAAGCATTTCCCGACGTTGTTGGTCAGGTTGAAATAGACCTTCCAGTTTGTGCTTCCACATACCGGACATTCTTTGATATTCACTTCGCGGCCGCGGGCGCTTACACCGCCGCGACGATAGATGATGCCTTCCATATCCAGCCATTGTTCGAAATCCAGCTCGGACAGTAACTCTTTGAGGTCACTCATTGTCATTTACCGCAGTTTTTAAACGACAATATCTTGATAAGCCGCGTTTTTTGAATACCATAAAGGCTCATGTGTTTTTCCTTTTGTGATTAACCAAAAGGTAATTTTTAAGGGCGTGGGGCTGTTATCCGTCTTTGCCCCACGCCTATTTTTTTAAAGAACTTCCATGATCCGCTCGATGAAGCGCATCTGTTCGAGGTTCTGCTTAACGCGAATACTCACCCCGCCCTTCTGGTTACGAGAACCAGCAAAATAGAGTCGGGCTTCGCCTTTGGCTTCTTCCTCCTCAGTCTTGTTGATAGTGATGACTAAGTCGGCAATACGGACTTTTTCGATATTGTCCGCGGCGTGCATCATGGTGGCCACTTCGGATGAACCACCTTCACGGTTGGTCTGGGATGCCGTGATTCCTGCAACGTTGTGCTTATCGTAGAGAGCACGCAGATCGGTGTAGATAGAACGGATGTTCGCCCGGTCTTCACGGAGGTCGTAACTGGCACGCATCAAGTCCGCATAGTCGACCACCACCATATCCGGGATCATGCCATTCGCTTTCATGCTATTGAGCATACGATCCAAATCTGCAGGCGACATGCTTCCTGACGGGCGCTCAACCACCCAGAGATTCCCCACCCCTTTTGTCGCGCCAAGCTCCGCGAGTTTCCGGTGAACGTCGTCACGCTGCTCTACCAGCTTTGACATCTCCGTTTCAGACAGCCGCGCATCGAAGCGATCGGAGAGAATCGAGGTATGCACTTCGAGAGAAAGATACAAAACGTTGTAGCCGGCCAGCGTTGCGTTAATGGAGAACTCCCCCATCGCTGTCGATTTACCTGATTTCGCAAAACCCATGAAGAGCACCATCTCACGTTTCGCCCACCCTTTTTGATAGAGCATACGATCCAGCAGCGGCAGGCCAGTGGTGATGCTGTTCGGCACGTAATCATCTGAGGCTTCATATTCACGAGCCTTGTAACGTTCCGCTGCAGAGGCAAAATAGTCATAAATGCCCGTCGCTTCGTTAGAACCGATCTGCTGCACTTTGGCCATGATGGCCATCGCTCCCTGGAAGTCGCCCTTCTCCTTCATCTCGGCCGCTTTAATCAACGCATCGTCGAACGCTACACTTTTAGCGAACGTCGCGACTTGGTCGACCATGTAAGCCGTATCAGAAAGTTTTTCCGAGAGCACCCGCTTAAAGGCCGCCACAACGTCCGGGAACATCTCTTCTCTGATCGTCTTATCGCGTTTAGCACGCTTCAACATATCGAGGATGGCCGCCGATGAAGGCGCGCTCTTATACATTCTGAAATAGCCCGATACCATGTTCACCAGAATGGCGTTCGCCGCATTGGAGAATTGGTTGGGGGCAACCAGATCGCCGGCACGAGTCAGAAACTCATGATCGCGGCAAAAATATGCCGCCAGACGATTCTGGAAGTCGTCGTCGAACTCTTCAGACAACCCTCGTCCCGTGTGGCAAAGTTCGGTCATGTGTTTGTTATCCTTTGGTGCTTAAACAAGTTGTTTTCTAATCGTAAAAATATGAAGCAGGCAATCAACACAGTCGCCGTGCTTCTTCCAGTTCTTCCGGGTAATGGGCATAGATAACGCGCTCAGGCACCAGCTCCATCAACCAGACAGCAGAGAAGATGGTGCGGATACGCTTATCTCGGGTGATGTGCTTCAAACGCTCCAGAACCCATTCAAAGTAACGTTCCTGAATTGGGTCGTGCTGCATGTCCCCTAAGTGCTTAAAACTCACTACAGAGTCATCCAGACGCGTCCCCGCGCGATTGGCGAGTTTGCTTTCGAAGATCTCAATCAGTTCTGGCTGCCAAAGATGCTGAGGGCGAGGTAATTTGTCCCAGAGCCGGCGCGCAGCTGCAGAGAGAACAGTTGATATAAAATAGTCATAAGAGCAGCAATATCTATCTGCAAACTGGCGAGCTTTCCAGAGAGATGTTTTGTTCACCGTCGAAAGCTCTTGGTAAGGCAGGCGTTTCAGACCAGTACTGAATGGCGCCGTCTCGAAATGCTCGCGGCCATGAGACAGCATGATCTGTGAGTATGCGCGCTTATAGGCTTCGGTGAACAGGCAGGTTGCCATCAGCGGGTGCATGTCGCGATAGTCAAACCACTTTGTATCAAAGAGCTCAGCCTCTCCCTGGCATCGTGAAAGACCGATGTTTTCCGCAACCCACTTGTCCATGGCGACCGTGTCCCACTCTGTCATGAAGTCGTACTGGCCGTTGTTTATGGTGTCAAAAAAGATCTGGCTCATGCTCTCACCGATAGGTAACTACTTACTTACTATTTGGCAGATCATATCGACTAGTGACTGTTTTTGGAAGTGGAAACGGAAGGGAATGTGTCTGGGAAATTGGTATAAAAAAGCCTGTTTCCATATAAATAATATGTAACTTAGTATTTATATACAAAATCAGGCTATAAAACAGATGCTCAGAATCACATAATTTGATTTAATTCCCAGATGCTATGTTACTGATAGAACTGACTGATTAACCAAGGCTGATCATGTTAAAATTAGCGCTTTATCCTCGTGAGTATTATCAATATGCGCATGAACAAACTTCCCGGATATGGTCTTCCCGAGCTGGCTTTCTGGCCTCAGCCTAAATACGAACGAAATAATTGGTCTATGTTCTGTCTGAAACTTCGCGATGATGGAACTCTGGCTTGGTATAGGCGATATGTTGATCGAGGTATGCCAAACCTCGCCTTTGATGACGTCTACGATAGCTATCTTGATGCAAGAAAAGCGGCGGAAGAACTAAATAAAAACATAGCTTTCAATATAGATGATCTATCTTTAACTCAGCAGCAAAGAGAATCACTACGCTTAAAAATTGATAAGGCGCTCATCTCAAAATCGCGACTGATGGATGAAGAGCATATGATGCTAAATGAGGCCATTAGAAGACACACGAACGATCGACGTTTGTCATCAGATGAGCTAATTATCAAACCTGAAGGGTTAATCGTACGTCCCTATCTGCTAGACATACTACACGAGATGCCTTACTTGCATTGGATTTTCCTACCCACCTTCCAGACATGTTTCAGACTAACAGAACCTAACACCTGGGAGCAAGTGCATAGCCCCAGAGCAAAATCATCCAAAATTTGCTACCAGGAACGTATCGCCAGAGGGTTTGGTTTATCAGGCACTGCACATTGGGGCAAAACAAAAGCGACTATTCGCTCAATGCTTCTGCCACGTGCCAACCAGCTACTACAACTCGCCAGCGTAAAAAGAATGCTGGATGAGGCTCTCCGGAATGGACGAAAAGTAATCGTCGTTGGCAGCTTTGTTTTCTGGTTCGAAGACATAAATCAGATAGGTTGGAGTGTTAAAGAAGCAAATGACAGCGAAATTACCTCAAGAGGCAATACACTCTGGAAAGAAGGTACTATCATTTCAAAAAATCACGGTCGAATAGTCGTTCTACCGTATACAAAGGAAAACGGTGAGCATGTAAAAGGCTACACCAAGAACGCCCCCAACGACGGCAAAGCGATTCCGAGGCATAAGGATGAGTATGTTGAGCTGCCATTTGAAATTCTGGATGGTGACTTGATGTTCAGCCTGTTCGGTGAACTTAACTACGAATAACTGTCATAGAACGTTGTATTTCTAAGGCTGGCCTGCATAGACAGCCTTAGAAATTTATATCAGCCTTTCTTCATCAACTCACGTTTTATTTCGTCAGTACGCATCGTCACATCGGCTGCGGTGATCGCCTCGTTCATCTTTACGATGTCCTCAATTTCCTGCGGGGACTTCTCTGCCAGATGGAAAATGGCTGCACGTATCACATCAGAACGGGTGAACTTCTCGAAGCGAGGGATGAACTTCATCATCTCCAGTAATTCGAAATACTCGTCTTCAAGAGACATCGTGCGGCTTTTGATTTTCTCTTTGCCACGTGTTGGACGGCCTTGTGGACGGACAGGCTGGCGCATCGGGGTGCTGCTTTTAGGCGCAGCAGCTTCTGCAGCCGGACGTTTTGCCAGATCACCCATTTTCATGGACATTATTCACCCTCCAAGGTCATTACGTATTCTACTAATGCTTCAATCTCGGCCTCAGCCTTTTTGTCGCGCTCGGCTCCAGTCATCTCAAATATGGAACGACCCGCCTCTTCGGCATCGTCATAGACGTTGCGGTTGTAAAGATTCACCGGTACCGCCTCAATGCCAAAGGTTTCGACAATTTCTTTTGCAGCGATAATGCGCGCAGCCTGGGAAGGCAGAGACGGGCACTGGTTCATTACAGCACGGATTTTGATTTGGTCATTCACGCTGCTAACGCTGTCGACGATGGGGTCGATGTCACGTAAGGATTTCAGATCGCGGCGTTTCGGGCGAAGCGGGATAAGGATCACGTTGGCCATCAGCATAGCCTGGCGCTGAATTTCGGAGTCGAAACCACCAGCGTCAACGACGACGTAATCGAAACGGCCACGAAGCGAAGTGATGTGTTTGATGATGTCATCCTGGACATAGGCGAACGGGATCAGCTCCAGTTCTTCATTGTGCCGGCGGTCTTCACACCACCCTGTCGTGGTGCGCTGGATGTCGATATCAGTGATCTGGACTTTCTTTTTCTTTTTGATTTTCAGACAGGCTGCAATTTGCTGAGCAACAGTCGATTTGCCTGGGCCACCCTTGGTGCCGCCCACCACAATGATCTGAGTCATTCGTGATATCCCTACGTGTGATTTATCGTCGTATGAAACAACTTGTTTTCTTATATGCGATATAGCCTAAATGCCTACGGCTGCGGTGTAAAGGTGAAATGGTAGGTTATGTAGATACAGATAAATAAAAAATGGAGAGATTGAAAAGCTGTGGCGAGGAGGCGGCACAAAGCCGCCTGTCGATTTACTGTTCGAACCAGCCGACTGGTGTTCTTGAAGAGCGCGAGATGATTAGAACAATGAACTTTTGTACATTGATCTGCACTTTATTGGGCAACCATGAGCTCAGTTCGGGGTCGAGCAGTAGGCCACGGTTCCATGGTAAAAAACCAGTGTTCTTACCCATACCATATTCACCCAGCACGTCCTCGAACTTTTCTGTTTTGGCGTTGTAAATACGGACATCGCCGGTACGCATCAGAGGGCCAGCCCAGATCTTGGCGCCGGGAATGGTTTGGTTGTCATCGCAAACCAAATGCTCGTACCAATGAAGAAGGAAAAGATAGGTACTGTGGCACAGTCCTCGCTGACGAAGCGCTCTGACAGTTTCAACTCCAGCTACCTGATAACTTTCAACTTCAGTGTCATTTTCAACAAAGCTATATTCACGCAGAGCTATTCTGCCTGCGATCGAATTTTTGCTATCGTCCAAAAGCCCTGAGCGGAGCAACTCTTTGATGATTTCTTCTTCAGTAGCACCTTCATCGGCTCGATCTAGGATAAACTCGCTCAGCTGACTCTGGTCATACGCACCTACTCGCTCCATAGAGACATAAAGGCAAATGTCGTCTTCTGGGTCGATGATTTGGATTTCGGAGATTTTATAGAGAGAGGCTTCGTTGATAAGAAAGCCGAAACGAGCAACGCGAGTCTCCCCAGGGTGAGGAAACTCGCTTAGGTCTTTTGAGTATGCGCTATCTAGTGTAGGAGCCATTTGGTAGCAGATCTATCAGCCTTTACATGACTGTCAATGCTACCATGTCCTAATACAAAGCGGCGAATAGAATGTTCGATGACCTCAGAAAATTCTTTTAAATCGCGCAACAGTTCCGGGTACTGCTTATCAGGTTTTACGACAAAACGAACACGGCCGTTCAGGAAGATAGCTTCCGCTAACGGTTTTACGCTGGCACGCGCCATCTCAACGTCGTCCTTAAAGGTAACGATGAAGCGTGTGTCTTTGAGCTCAACCGCGTCATTGTTGAGTTTACGGACTTCAATCTTGTGCTTAGCAAGCACGTGAGTCTCAATAACACTCGTACAATCACGGATTGTCTGTATAGAACGAGAAGCGTTCAGTGCGTTGTGCATGTTTCCACCTTAGCCGTTAACAACCTAATGTCAGTGCGGCGACCCCCTGTGGGGTTTAGAGGCTACGAGTATGCGTAGCTTGAATGTGACTACACGTTATGACTGTAGTCATATCAAATCTACATCATTAAGCAGGATCATTCAACATGAGGTTGAATGAAGCACAGTTAGATGCCGTGAATATCAAGCTCTGACGACAGATGTGAAGAAAAGAGGATACGCCATAGTTTAGGTAGTGTAACGCAGCGTATCCTATGCGGCGGGGCATAAAATGCTACCGCCCCCAATCACAAATTCTTTCACCCAGCGTGTTGTGGATCAGGATTTCTCTCTCAGTTTCTTCTGTCAGGGCGTCGTCCTTGCTGATGTAGATAGGGTTTGCCCCATCGCAGAATTGTACGCCCACGGTCTGGGGTTTAATCACGCATCCACTTATCGCGAAGCTCGCGATGAACGGCAGAAGCATCCTTAGTCCTGACTTCATTAATCGTCTCATTTTTCACATCCACTGTGCCTTGAAGCCGTTTGTTGTTTTCTCTCTGCGCCTTTTCTTCCATGGCCCGCCGGGCAGCGCGTCCACCCCAGGTGTACGCCCCAGGTGTACGCCCCAACGAGCACAAAGAAGACGGCAGCCAAAGTCATGATGGTCGATTTGACCTTTGAAAACAGGCTGCCGTTCATGGTTACACCACTCCTGCCTGATGCTTACGAATCTGCGCCCAGGCAATAAAGCCGGCGACAACAATGGTCGCAATACCGAAAATAATGCGAACGGTGTCCCCGCTGGTGATATGTCCCTGGGCCTTATCCATCGCAACGGAGATCTGCGGCATTACGTCCGCCAGCTGCGCAATACCGATACCTGCAGTCACCGTTGCGCCTGCAGTTTCTTTCGTGACAGGTACGGCTTTCACTGCAGTTACCGGTTTAACGACACCAGCGCGACGCATACCTTCGTCAATAACTTCGGCCGAATACCAGCTGTTGAGTGTTTTCAACGGGCCACGACCGTTCTCATGACGAATAATCGCCTCCACCAGCGGCCGCATAGTATTGTAGTCATGCAGATCGATGATCATGTCCGGCGTCACGCCTACAGCTTTAGAGACCTCATTGATATAGGCGGCAGTGTTGTTTTCATGCGGCGGCGCCCAACGTTCGATGACTTCACGGATCGTATCGATGCTGGAACCGTCTTTTGCGCGGCGCTTATCATGGTAGGTGATGAGCGTTACTGTCAGTGCTCGAATCCCCCATACGGGGTCTTTAAAAGTGCAGAACCGCGGTTCCGCCGGATTGTTTACTAGCCCTTGCCACGGCGACCCCTTATCCAGGTTACCGGGGTTATTGTTACGAATGCCTCTTGGAGTACTCATCCTTGTTCTCCTGTTATTGCAGTCCATTTTTCACGCCATAAGCGGCCAAACCCAAAAGCAGCACGGTGATCAGGAACGAGGTAATCTTGGAAATAATGCCTCCAAAGAACCCGCTTGAAATCGTGTCGAGCCGATTAAGAAGTTTGTCCAGGTTGGAATGCTGAATGCTATGTTGCGCCGGAGTCATATCACCAAAGTAGGTTCGCAGCTGATCGTTGACCTCCTGGCCAATATCATCGCGAAGCTCCTTACTTAATTTTCCTACGACTTCTCGCGCAACAATTGCGGCAATGCGCTCCACCTGCTCTGGCGTCACGCCTGCCATCTCGTTTGACATGTCTTCCTCCATGAATAAGTCAAATCGGATGGCAGATTTATATCATAAATTATAGATTAATTGTAGGTAAGTACTTACATACAATAATTATTCCTTTTAAGTCGCTTTTGCTGATGTGTTCATCACTAAAAACTTTAGATTTTGGATCTCACCTTTTAGTTTTTCGATACATTCGTATTGCTCCTGAACGGTAGTTACCAGGTCTGCGACAATTGCTGTCTGATCTACGTTAAGGATATTGATCTTCTCGCCATCAATTTCTACATCACCGCTTTGGAAAGTGTAAATCGGGTCCACTTTTTCAGCTTGTTGAGCAATAAATCCACGCCTACGGCGTGTTTCGCCTTTCATGTTGAACTCACATACCCCCAGCGCGTTAATACGCTTGGACGCCCCTTTCTGAGAATCCGTAAAATCTTTTTTCAGCCGCACGTCTGAGCCAGTAGTCATAACATCGCCTTTAGGTGTGGAGATTGTCCCACCGGTGTAAAAGAGCCAGGCATCTTTTCTGTCAAAACCGTCCATATACAGTACCACCCGGTGGTTGTACCCAACGTATTCTTCAAGGTAGAAACCACCCCACGCTCCAGACGTGTCGCCGTTTCCTCCACGCCCTGTCATGCGGGACCGGACTCTGCCACCGGAAACTAACGCGCCAATGGCAGGGGAACCGAAGTCGGTCTGCTGGGACACACAGTCATATCGACACTGTATCCAGCTGCCGATGTCGGCCGCTTGCCCCACCCGCAGGTCTCTGTCTACCCGTAGATGGCTCCCCTGCACACTCAGTTGATCAGCGGCTGTGGTTATGAAACGAGCAGTGTAGTCGTTGGTACTGTTGTTATGATGAAAATCGATGTACGGAGTGCTCATCGAAAGCTCAATTGCCTGCGCAAAATATTTCCCCGCACTGATGTTGCCCGGAACAGTCATATTGCCGGCACTATCGACCCCCATAATCTCCGTCTGGGTATCTTCAGGGCTAATAGTCGACTTATTCCCCTTCACCACGCTGAAGCGCGTTCCGCTGCCTACCATCAGCTTTCCGTAGGTGCCTGATTTTTTGACTAGTCCAATATCGTTGTTCCTGCCCAAAATAAAACCGGAATTATCGCTGGTTATAATTTGCGAGCCGGCGAGGTTGTTTCCCCCTGAAAGTTTAGCCAGCGCATCCAGATCCGAGGCCTTCGCCATCCCGGCAATCGCCGGTACGGTCACCTGCGTACCTGTTATAGGGTCTGTCATCGTAATATTGCCACTACCTGTTAGTGCTGTAGACCATCCTTGAACAACGTTACGCCAAAGGGTAAATGCGCTGGCTAGTTGATTTGCAAATGATGAAGTGCTCGCTATTTCTGATGTGATAATTCCATATTTCACTCCAGTGAAAGCGGACGTTATATTTCGCGTAAGGGTCAGCTGTGTATCACTGTCGACAGATTTGATTGCATACAGATCTGCGCTCCCACTGCGATAAACGACAAGAATCGAACCCTCCTGAATACCAAGAGCAGTTTCAGACCATTTGGTAGATGTGCCTGTTACTTTTGCCTGATTTGCTGCACCCGTTATGGTGCCGACTTCATACATTGCCATAATTTACTCTTCCTTGAGTTAATTCGGTATAAAGGGCGCCCCTTTCGGGGCGCCATGTTAATCTGATGACGCGCCTCTAATTACTCCGTTATTACGTGCGGCGAAAGCGTCAAATCGGGAAAGAATGGATAGAACCATTTGCCCATTTCGATCAAGGTAGCAACCATACCGCAGTACAGCATCACCTGTGCCAGCCGGCACAACGAAAGTCAGATTTTCGAGACTCATTGATTCCTGAGCGGTAACGATGCGCGTTGCCCCGCCGGTTTCATACATCAATTCAATACCAAGTTCCATACTGCCGCCGCCAGACGTGGCTCCGCCACCACGGAGAAGGATGGCGTATGACAAATATCCCGGATCTAAGCCACCGTCCGACCCAGACGAATAAGACATACCTGCACGCAGCGTGCCACCGCCACTAACATTTATTCTGTCAGATTGCAGAAGTGAGCCTTTCAGGTGGACAATCTGATCAAAGTTCTGTCGACGAATTCGTAACAATTCGAACCATTGCCAAGTCGCTTTCGGCACTTTGCGGCTCCGATGTTGAGCGATATTAATTGCAAATGAACCAATATCTCCCTCTAACCTGTTGGCATAGACCGTGCCATCAAATCGTCCATCCGTCGCATAAACCGTTCCGCGCACGATTACATTGTTGAACTGCGAGCTGCCGTCCTTACCAACACGCCAGCCCTGAGATCCGTCTACGAAGTTGTCAGACCTAATCTCACCGCCAATTTTCGCATTGGTGATCGAGCCATCTTTAATGACAGCGGCATTCATGTAGGCAACGCCATTTTCCACAACAAATGGAGTGGTCGTGTTCCCGTTAGAGGTATTGATTAAGCCGAAGCGATCAGCCTGAACCAGAAACTGGCTCTGCAAATTTTTGCCATCGATACCTAAAGCAATACCAGCAGCATATTTTTTACCATTGCTGTTGGTCTCCATTTTGACCATCCAGGTACTGTTAACGTTGCCGTTTTCGACAACCGTTTTCTTCAGCTCCTGCAGCTCGGCTGACTGGCCTCCTACCTGAGCTGTCAAATTCGTCTGCTGCTGAGACAGTGCGCTTATCGTTGTGGCCTGGGTCTGCTGAGTTGACTTAATTGCCGCCAGAGAGGTGGTGGCGTTATTCAACTCCGTCTGGTTTTTGATGTTTGCCGATGCCTGCGCGTCAATTTGCGACTGCAAGCTGGTATTCAGTGACGACTGCGTTTTCTCGTTGTTGGTGATGGTCTGCGCCATCTGATCAACCTTCGAAGACGCATCATTCACCTGGGACGTCAAAGAGGACAGCTGAGACGCCTGGGATGTTACCTGCCCTTCCACATTGGTAACACGTGAGGTAAGGCTGGTGAGAGCGGATGCGTTTGCATCAGCCGAATCCTGTGCCTCTTTTGCGTCCGTAATATCAGTGACAACTACGTCATCGATATACAGATCATACCCCGGCGTGCCGGCGCCAGTTGATCCGCGGGTAGAAATCCAGAACACGCCGCGAGTGTGGCCAGTCGCTACACGGAGCTTGCCTGTAAATTTCTTCCAGGTTCCTCTGCCCCCCAACGAACCTTCAGTGATGGTGATCGCCGACGGCCAGTTGTTATTGTTGGCAGCGTTTTGGGTCTGCAAACCAACGATTGTTGACCACCCGGATGATGGCGACTGATCTGCCGGCATCATCGCCCAGAGTTCAATGCGGAATACCGCATTTTCTCGCAGAGCAATCCACTTACCAATGGATTTATCGCTGTTTCCGCCCTCACCGGCGCCGCGGGAAACACGCAACGACTTCGTTCCGCTTCGTTTCTGAGAGCTGACGACGACCGCACGCGAGCCGCTGATCTGCTGGTTTTCGGAGTACGTCTCCAGAGAACCATCAAACCACGGGTTGCTCCCCATCGCCTGAACCGTGCTCAAAGAGTTTTTGAGCGAAGTTGTCTGGCTGCTCTGGGTTTCAATTTCTTTCTCGTTCTGCGTGACGCGGTTCGTTAATGCCGTTAACGCAGCTGCATCCGCTTTCTTCGAAACATTTGTGTTTGTGGTCGCAAGGTCATTCTTAAGTTGCGTAACCTGGCTGCCCTGGCTGGTGATGTCATTCTCTGTTTTGGTCACACGACTATCGAGCTTCGTGATCGCACTCGAGTTCGCCTGAGTTTCAACAGAGTCGGTCACATCGACGACTTAAAAATCATCAAAGTACATCGCGCCGGCTGACAAGAAAGCAGTGAACTGAACGTCAGCAAGGACATCCTTTGTCGCCTTCCATGTCCATGACACCTCCTGCCAGTTAGAGGTGAACGGGCCATAAGCCTTACTTGCGATCAGGCCATTACCGTCCGCCACACGGAATTTTGTATTGTCGGTCGACTGAATGGTGGTATTAGGGTCCTGCTTTGCCCAAATTCCAATTTTGTACGACCGATCCTTCTTGAAGGAGATCTTCTGGCCTACGCCTGCAGAACCACCCGCTGCTAGTTTGGCGGCTTTGGTACCAAGATGTGGAACCTGCAGCGTTACCACCGTGGCAATCCCGCTCCAGCCTGTATAGCCCTCCGTACCACGCTCAAAAGACGGGTTTACGATCAGGTTCCCGGGGATCTGGCTTGCTGCATCCACGCTGGCGTTACTGGACGCAAGGCTGTTTTCCAGCGCCGTTGTCGAGGAGCTCAGGGAGTCAATATTATCCCCCTGGGTCTTCACTGTGTTCTGGAGCGTGGTAATTGCAGATGCGTTCGCATCAGCCTTCATCATCACACCTCCAGCGGCGCCCAACCCCATCATTACCCCGTTCACAAACTCGACTGAGGTCGAAATGTGGGCGGTGCCGTCGCCACCGGTTGGCGCACGCAGTTCCAGACCATCGCCAGGCTTCATGCCTTTGCGGCCAAGGAGAATGTAGGCACCACGATACGGCAAGGAGTTGACGACTTCGGATGTACCACCAAGAGATTCCAGAGCAGACAATATCTTACCTCGGTTGCCAGTTGGCTCATCGAATGTCAGGACACAAACGTAAGTCCCACTGGCCAGTGCCTCGATATCAGCCGACATCGTGGCGCCATTATTCGCGCTGCCAAAGACGTCGTATGTTTTGGAGGTCGCAATCACCGTTGATCCGTCGCTATGTTTTGCAAAAGTGACCAGCGCCCAGCTGCGACCAGGGGTAAACAGGTTCTTGCCGCTTTCATCAAACACCCCATGGGTAACGCTATTGCCATTACCCCGTGCGGTTACAGTAAACACAGTGCGACGGTTCATCGAGGCCTGCAGGCTGGTAATGCTGCTGTTCGCCGCGGTTAAATCGTCACCCTGAGATGTCACCGTGTTCCGGAGATCCTGCAATGCAGAAGCATCAGCTTTCTTGGCAATATTGTTTTGAGCTGTCGATAACCCGTTTTCCAGCGATGTGGTGCGATTCCCGATAGAGCTAATGGAAGTGCCCTGCTGATTCACTTTCGTTGTCAGCGAATCCACAGCCGACGCACTGGCGCTGTCAGACGGAGACTCGTTCCAGTCGGAAACAACGTTACCTACCTCAAACTTCGGACTGTTGATGTACACCGTCTGGTCTTTGGAGGTATTACTCTCGATACGGCACAGAATCAGGCGCTTGGTACCCGTGGTAGGTGTCTGTTTCCACTTAACCCAATAGCGGGCCCATGAAGTGGTCAGCGTGAACTGCGCACGACCATCACTGTTGTTACCTTTCGTACCCTGGCTGGTCTCGATAGACGTTGTGGTGTTCGGATTGTAGAAGAACGTCGTCATCGTCTGGCCAGCAACGCCGCCTTTCGCATAGAAGCTGTAAACGTACTCACCTGCATCGACCGGCGACTCAAGCGTGATTTCCCGCAAATCCCTGTAACCGGAGCCGGCTTTTACAGTTGCGCCAATTACCGCGTTACCACGATACGTATCGCTGACAACGTTCGACCAGCCGGTCATATCGCCGGAGTTCTTGATCAGGTTTGTACCGCCGACAGAAATCGCATCAACCTTGTTGTTCAGATTCGTGACAGAAGAACTCGTTGAGTTAATGTCTTTTTCGGTCTGGGTAACACGGTTGGTCAGTGCCGCCAGAGCATTGGCGTCCGCTTTTTGAGCAACGTTTGCATTTGTTGTTCTCAAATTATTCTCAAGATTGGTAGTGCGTGTACCAATACTTGAGATGTTCTCCCCCTGTTGATTTACCGTAGAGGTCAGCGAATCAACCGCTTTCGCCGTGGCGTCGAGGGAATCCTGGACTTTGGAGGAGTCGGTTACGTTCCGCAGATGCCAGTCAGTCACATACCAGACGGTGCCGAATGGGCTGGACTGGTTAATTTGCAGGAATGGACGGAAGAAGCCGCGATCGACAATTCCCTGAGTAATTTTGAATCGCCAGGTTACTCGCTGCCATGTGGCCGACGCCTTGCGGTTGCCGCCGGATGACAGAGGCGCGCCCACGCTGCCGCTTGGCCTTGTTGCGGTTCCGAGATACAGGTTGAAATCAGCGGAGCCGGTACCACACGCGACGAGAGCAGACATTTCATAGACATCCCCCAATGTCGCCGGAATAGCAGCAAAATTTGGGTGATGGTCGCGAGCCGCAATGCGTGCGACATAAGCGTATGGGCAATTGGCTGGCACGCCCTCAGACGAGCTGGAAACCACAGTGAAGCCCATCTGACTAAACTCTGGGTCAAATGTCGGGTTGCTAATCAAATCGCCACTTGTCGCATTCCCTGCGCGTACAGATGAATTAAGCGCAGTGATACTGCTATTCGCAGAGGATAAGCCCGATTCTGTTTGATCGACGCGCCCGGACAACACGCTTAAAGCGCTCTGATCCGCTTTTTTACTGACGTTGTTATTGGTCGTTGCCAGGTCATT